AGACGGAAAGGTTTATATTTCACCTAAAAAATTCAATTCTAATATAGATTCCACTGCTACAAGTGGAATTAAATCATTTTGGTTCAATGAGCCAATGTTATTATCACCTTTTAGTAAAATTTTAGTCTATGCTGATGTAGATAACCAAAAAATGGAAGAATCAAAAATGAGATTTACCTTCCAATTTTCATATGGTATTAATTCATTTCATGAATTACCTGAATATACAATAAATGAAATGGTAGAAATTAAAAAGATTTTTATTAATTATGAATTATATTCAGATTCATATGAAGTTGATTGTTTAACTGGTCAGGTTGTAATTGAAGATAAAATACAAGATTGGTGTGAAGAAATTGATGAATATTCTAAGTTTACTATTGCCGGAATTCAATATTTAGAATCTTTGGGTGTTGAATTTGTTATTTGTGATTTAGAAGATATATTTGAAATAATAACAAACAAAGGATATCTTAAAACAGAATATGATTGTAATTATTGACAAATCCAAAAAAAACTGTATACTATAAATAGATGGGAAGTTGTAACCGAATCAGGGTACAGCCTATGAAGGTTATATGACAGTATTAAGCCCACCTGAAAAGGAAGGTTTTAAGAAATAATTACAAAAATATTTATAGGAGAATGAAATGAAACGTAAAATAGTAGAAGAAAGGTTGAATAAATTTGGTTTTACAATCAACCAACTAGGAAAAAAATTTTACACTAATGAAAAAATATCGGTTAAATGTAAAAATAACCATGAAATAAGCATGTTTTTAGGTAACATTGTTACGGGGAATGGATGTAGTATTTGTTCATATGAAAAAAGAAAGCTAAAACAAATTACTAAAAAACAAGCTGAAAAAAAATATAATATCACTATTATCAATATCAACCCATCAATCGGTGATAACTACCTTTTAAACACGATGACAACATATAAAATTACATGTAATAAGTGTGACAATGAAAGGGGTTTATTGATGTATACAGCAATGAATGGTAAATATGTATGTAATGGGTGCGCAATAAAGAAAAAAGTTGTTGAAATGAAAGAAAACATAAAAAAAAGGGGTTACACAATTGTTGGTGGTGAAGCTAAAAACTTAACATCAAAAAACACCCTGATTATTAAATGTTCAAATGGTCATGAAATGCCTTACAATCATGGTAATTTTAGTCGTGGTCGTGATTGTGGTGTTTGTTACAAAGAAGGTTTAATATCCCATGCTAAAAAGGATAGAAATGCATAAGAAGTCAGTTCAAGAAGTAATAGATGGTTGTAAGAATAGTAGCTTTAATAAATCAAATTATTCTGTTAATTTAGAATTAAAACGTTTCGTTCAGGGAATGTTGTTATATGTGGAATATGATTTATTTGAAGAACACATTGAAATAAGTAGCAATGAATTTTTAAAATTAGCAGTTCCAGCATTTCAAAGAAAAAATGACAAATGGAATGAAAGTATGAAGCAAAAGTTTATTGAAAATTTATTATCTGGTGTTTCAACTACTATTATGATGTTTAGAATGTTTGGTTCTGAAAATAATTCTCAAATTATTGATGGGTTACAAAGAACTACTGCAATCTTAGAATTTTTAGATGGTAAAATCAAACCATTTGGTTATTCAATACATGAAATTGGAATTAAAAATATAAGGAAATTCAGGTTACACTTAATGGTTCAAATATATGATTTTGAAAGTTGGGCTGAAGTTGGGAAATTTTATGTAGATATGAATGAAAACATAACACATTCTAAAACAGATATACAAAAAGCTAAAGATTGGTTTTTAGAAAATCATGGAGTTAAATTATGATTGACATAAGTTCAACACAGGATATTAAATTATCAAACTTTGAGGAATACAATTTTACAATAGATGGTGTGATATGTAGCAGCATGGAAGGGTTCTTACAATCCTTAAAACTTCCTGATATAGCCAAGCAAAGGGAAATATGTGATTTGGTAGGCATAAAGGCAAAAAGCAAAGGCAGCAAGCGAAATAAGGCTTGGAAATCAAATCAAATTTTATATTGGAAAGGTAAGGAATATAAAAGGGATGGTTTAGAATATCAATATTTATTATACAGGGCATTTAATTCTTTATATAAATCAAATCCTGAATATTTAGAAACATTGGTTAAAACTGGTTATCAGGAATTAAAACATAGCATTGGGAAAAATGATATAAAAGATACTGTTTTAACAACACAAGAATTTTTACACCATTTAAATCGAATCCGTGCAATTGGTATCGAAATTGATTTCATGAAAAAAATGATTGATGGTGTTATTGTTGGTGAAACTAAAAAATTTTATAGTGAAACAATTAGTTTAACCCTTTTGCATCATTATTTAATGGAATTGGGTTTTGAAGAAAATGATATAGAAGTTGATTGGATAGATTATACGACAACTTACCATCATGAAGATAAATTTAAAAATGATTTATATATAAGGGGAAATGCTTTTGATGGTTGGAAAATAATGAAATATTAAAAAAAATGGAGGATAAAATGAGTAAAATCACATTGATAGATGGTAAAAAATTCACTGGTGTTCTTGAAATAATTAGTGAATATAAAACCAGAACTGAATGCAAAAATGGGTTAATACACGGTAAATATATAGAATGGTGGTATAATGGAAATGTGCGTTTAGAAAGACATTACAAAGATGGGGAAAAGCATGGTGATGAAACAAAATGGGATGAAGATGGTAACAAAATAAGTGAAACCTTTTATGTTGATGGTTGGTAACATAATAAAATAGCACACAAATCAATTCCTTAAATAATCAATAAAACCTATAATAACCTATTAAATTTTTTAATAGGAAAATACTATGGATAAAAAGAGTTATATTGTCCTGATAGATTTTAACAATTTTATGTTTAAATCTTTACATGGGGTTGCTAAGTACACACCACTAAAAAGTAAACAATTCAAAATTGAATTTGCTAAAAAAATGATAAGAGAAATGATGTATGTGAAAACGAGGTTTAATTACAAAATTAAAGATATTATAGTTTTATATGACTATAAGAATTGGCGTTTGGATGAACAAATTGACTATAAAGGTGACAGAAAGAAAAATAGAAATGATAGTAAAATAGATTTTGATTATTTTTTTAAATTTGTTGATACTTTTAGAAAAGAAATGGAAGAAGCTTTACCTTTTAATTTCTTAAAAAACTATAAATGTGAGGCTGATGATTTAATTGGTCACATTACAATCACAAATCCTGATGAAAACTTTATAATATACTCAAATGACAAGGATTTTAAGCAGCTACACACTCATAATAAGAATTTAATACAAATATCCCCAAGAAACTTTAAAGTCGTTCAGGATGACGATTATGACATCAGGATACACGCAATTGTTGGTGATGCTGCTGATAGTGTACATAAATTAAAAAAGGGTGTTGGTGTACAAACAGCATTAAAAATATTAAAATCAAATAAATTAGAAAGTTGGCTTAAAAGTCATAAATTAGAAGAACTTTTTGAACATAACTTAAGGATGGTTGATTTAACACGAATACCCGAACATTTAAAGAAGGAAATTGAAGTTTTATATGAAAATAGGGAACGAACTAAATTAAAAGCTTTGGTTTATTATAAATTTATTAATAAATATCTTATAGAAAACATGGAATATTCTTTTATAAGGAGTTTATATAAATGAAAGGTTTAAATAGTGGAAGAATATATTTGTTTCCCATTTTTATAATTTAATTCAGATTTTTTATTACCATTTTTATGCCACCAAATTTCTTTACCGTGTCTTTTACCATCTTTATAATTTATTTCAAATTCTTTATTTCCATTTTCATACCACTTAATACCAAGTGTGATTTTCCATTCGTTATATGAATGTATAGATTTTTTATTCCCATTTCTATACCATTCTGTATATTTACCATGTAATGCACCATTTTTATAATTCTTTTCTTCAAATTTAATACCATTTTCATACCATTCAATTTGTTTCCCATGTTGTTTTCCATTTTTATAATTTTCTTCAATTTTTTTATTTCCATTATCATAAAAGATAATAGATTTCCCATGTTTTTCACCATCTAAATATTCACAATTATTATAAATTCCTGTGAATATTTCTTCTTTTAGCTCATGAACTAAGCCTGTTTCATTATTTCTTGCTACTACCATATCATTCTCCTATGAATTAGGGCTTAATTGCCATCTATTTAGAGTATACTGATTTACTTGGATTTCTCAAGTGTTTTCTTGTTTTTTTGATATTTACCATGTTTTTTACAATTTTCATATAAAACACATAGAGTATTACAAATTTATTAATAAATATATTATACAAAACATGGGATATTCTTTTATAAGGGGTTTGTATAAATGAAAGGTTCAATTTTAAATAGTTTATTGTTAGATTTCTATAAGTTTTTATTTTCAAAATCTGATTTTTCAGAATTTAATGATATTGTAACTGGTCAATTTAGTTTTGAAAAGTTAATAAGTATATTTGGTAAAACGGTTAATTCTAAAATTGGTAAAAGAAATTTTTTAAAAATTCTGAAGCAATTATTAACAATTAAAGAAGATGTTGAAATAAATCAAAATATTTTAGTGGAAATGATGCAAGAAAACGATGGTTTTGATGATAATAAAGAATACAAAATAAGTGAAGTTAGGGCTTTTATGGAACATATAACCAAAGAAATTTTTATTAAATAATTGGGATATATTATAATCCATTAAACATATTATCACTAAGAGGTTATTTTGCTTGAATTAAAACCGCAAAGTATATATTCTTATTTAGCATCAATTACGAATAAGAATAATAAGTTTATAGTAGAAAAAAAACTATACAGTCAATACAGGATTAATAGATATTTATCTTTACATAAAAAGGGTATTGCTTTAATCCAGGACTTAAACAAAACATTTTATAAATTAACAGATTTAGAACATTATAATTTACTTTTTGATTTTTATCCAAAAGTTGGTTTTATACAAACTAAAGGGGCTTTAATATCCAATAAAGAGTTTATTGATGCTAAAATTTATAATAAGTTACAACGTTCTGCAACAGACATTAAAAGGGTATTACATGGATGATTTAAAGATATTAAAACAAGAAGAACTTGAAGCAATCAATGTTCTTAAAAAGGGTAAAAAAGGTAAGTATCTTAGCAATAAAGAATTAAGAGAAGAATTAACAAAAAGCAATGAACTTGGTCGTGCTACCAAAAAACTACATTCATTATTTTTTCTGATGGCAATTAAAATAAGTAACAGAAGAAATTTTTATTCTTATAAATTCAAATATGGAATGATTAAAGATGCTTATATGCATTGCATTAATAAATACCACATGTTTGATTTAACTAAAACATCTGCGGATGGGACATTGAAATCCCCATTTAGTTATTATACATCTGCAATAATTAATAAGTTTATAGAAATTATTAAAATCAGGAAGGAAGAAGCTATTTTACGTTATAGATTAAGACGTGATGATACTGGTGTTTATTACAGGATTAATGATTTAGATTTAAGAATGGAACAAAAAAATAAAGAAAATAATGCATTAAAGAAATTTAATAGTGACAATAAAAGTGTTAGTATTTCTTACATGATTGATTAATTTACCAAAAAAATGTTATAATTAATTTTTAAGTGGGGTTGTTATAACATGAGTACAAAGAAAATACCAAAAATCGTTCATCAAAAAGCAAAATATTTAATTGTTAAACTACAAAAACAAATAGGTGTGTTAAATAATAAATTATCATTTAAGATTGATAAAATATCTATTTTAGAAAAACATATTAAAAGTTTGGAGTTTGCTTTAAAATGTGCTGAAGATATAATACATCAAAACCCAGAATATACTAAAGAATATTATAATTCATGGGGTGCTAAAGCTATGTATAGTGTACGACATATACATATACATAAACAAAGGCACAAAAGCATAAGTAAAGAAGACCAAATGAAGGCACTAATAAAAGTATTGCCAGATTTTTTGAAGAAACTACCAAAATAATACTTGACAAATCCAAATAAATCAGTATACTCTAAACAGATGGTAATTAAGCCATGATTTCGTAGGAGAATCATATGAGTACTCTAATTAAAATATTGATAACATCTTGGAACGTATGGAAAATAAGAATCAATTTAAATAAAAAACGAATTAGGAAAATTCTTTTAATATTATTGATGTTGTGGTTTCTATTTGTTCTATTTGGGTGGACAGTCTTACTATTAGATAAAATGGTAAGACTGTGAACTAAAAAAATCCCATGAAATCTTAAAATCAAAAAAATTCTTGCATAAATAAATCAAATAATATATAATTAAATTGTCTTAATGGTGGTTACACCAATTACACTATTTTAGGAGGTTTAAATGAAAACGGTTGTTGAAGATAATGGATTAACTTATGAAATCAATAAAGATGGTTTTAGTGGTTATGGTAAAAACATTAATGGAATGGAAGGTAATTATATTAATGGAAAAAAAGAAGGAACACATAAAAGTTTTTACGAAGATGGTAAAAAACAAAGTGAAGAAAATTATAAAGATGGTAAAAGAGATGGCGAATCTAAAACATGGTATGAAACAGGTGAGTTATATACAGAATGTTTTTCTGAAAATGGTGAAGTCAAAGAAATTTACTGGTACAGGAATGGCAATAAAGAATGTGAATTTTATGGTAAAAATGGTTTTTTAGATGGTGAATATATTGATTGGTATATGAATGGTGATATATCTTCAGAAACACATTATATACAAGGAAAAAAACATGGACATAAAATATCATGGTTTAGAAATGGTAAAATTCGTAAAATAGAAGGCTTAAAAAATGGCGAAAAACATGGTGAATGTAAAGTGTGGTATAGGGATGGAACAAAGAAACTTAGTTGTACATATAAAAATGGAAAAAAACATGGTAAGTTTATTGAATGGAATGTGAATGGCATAAAAGAAAATGATATAGATTTTATAGATGGTAAATGGCATGGGAAATATATTGTTTATTATTATAGTGGTGAAATAAAAGAAGAACTTCATTACAAAGATGGTTTAAAACATGGTAAAGAAAGTTGGTATTATAAAAACGGACAAATTGAATTGACATGTGAATATAAAGATAACATGAAAAGCGGTGAAGTTATATGTTATGACGAAGATGGTGAAATTGAGACAAGAGCGGTATATATTATAGGTGTTCAAGAAAGTAGAAAAGTTTTAATTGAAAGACAATAAAGGGGTGGAATGAATAAAATTAAAGTACCAACAGGTGTGATTTACACAATGGAAACAGCAGACAATAAACCTTTAGAGTTTACGTCTATTGGTGATTATGGAAGTAATGCCAATGTTAAGGCTGATTTTCTGGGTTTAACAAGGGAAATAGAAGAAGTTCCAGACGGTAATGTTTTACCATTGGGTGAAAAATGGGTTGTGACTATTTCAACCCAACACGGATGTCCGCATCACTGCCAATTTTGTGATGTGCCTTTATTAAAATTTCAGGGTAACATTTCGCTTGATAACTTAAATAAACAGGTTGTGACAGCCATAAATGAGAGGAAGGATGTTAAATATACTAAACGGTTAAACCTACATTTGACAAGAATGGGTGAACCAAGTTGGAATCCTGATGTGATTTGGTTTGCACATGGGTTAAAAAAATTAGTTGAAACAACTGGTTTAAAATGTGATACTATACACCCAGTTTTTACAACAATGCTTCCAAACACAAATAAATTACTTGAAAATGAAATACAAATGTGGTGTAACATGAAAAATAAACATTACGAAGGTGAAGCAGGGTTACAATTTTCTATAAATTCAACATCAGATTCACAAAGAAATACAATGTTTAACAATGAATCATTACAACTCAAAGAGATATCAGAAATTGGTGAAAGATTAATGAAACCTGTTGGTAGAAAATATGCTTTAAATTTTGCATTGGCGGATGGATATGAAGTGGATGCAAAGAAGTTAAGAAAACTTTTTAATCCAGAAAAATTCATGGTTAAAATCACACCTATACACCAAACACAGCAGTGTATTCTTAATGGTATTAAATCATCAAAAAAGTATTTTACACCTTATACTAAAATTGAAAAAGATTTAATTAAAGAAGGGTTTGATGTTCTAATTTTTATCCCATCAAATGAAGAAGATGTTAGCAGAATTACATGTGGGAATGCTGTTTTAGCTGAAGACCTAAAGAAATAAAATCATTAAAATTAGTGGGGCAAACATGATTGAAGAAAACATTTTTTTCGATGAATTATATCATGAAGATGGTGGTATAAGGATTATTAGGAATTTCAAAAATGGTGAAAGAAATTTAATTCAAAATTTTAAAAATAATAAATTACATGGACGGCAAGAGAAATATTGTAAAAATGGGCTATTAAAAACAGAGAAAATGTTCAAATATGGGAAATTACATGGTAAACAAATTGAATGGGATGACAATAATGTAATGATTTCAAATATTGAATATAAAAACAATAAAAAAGATGGGGTGTCAATATTACGTTATGAAAATGATAAGTTAAAATCCATTCAGGAATTTAAAAATAATAAACCACATGGAAAATCTTTCTTTTGGTATGTGAGTGGACAAAAGAAATCAGATGTCAGATATGAAAATGGGAAAAGACATGGTGAATATAAATCTTGGCATGAAAACGGAAGAATAGATGTTAAGACAACATATAAACAGGGGCTATTACATGGTGAATACAAAAAGCATGATAGATATAAGGAACTTGATATTGAATGTTTTTATAATAATGGATTAATAGAGGGTCTCTATACCAAATGGGTTACTGGTGTTCACAGATTTAAGGTAGAAATTTACGATTTTATACCCGATGATGGTATGTCATTATTTGAAAAATTGAAAACCACCTGTAATTACAAAAATGGAAAAAAACATGGTCTTCAAATTGCAAAATATACACATGAGCGTAAGGTTATAATAAATAAACATTTAAAAAAAGTTAATGTGGGAAGTGCTGAAATTGCTATGGAAATGGATATTTAATATTTCTTTTCTCTTAATAAATGAAATCATAAAAGTAATTGACAAAATATGAAATAAAATATATAATAAATTGTGGTTGTAATTATGCAATTATTTATTTTCAAAGGAGAAATCTATGTGTAAAAACAATTTAATACCAGAAGGTGGTTATTTAGCCGAAAAAAAAAATGGTAAAGAGGTTTATTACAATAAGAATGGGAGAAAAGAATGGGAAATAAACTATAAAGATGGAAAAAAAGATGGTAAAGAGTTTTTTTGGCATAAAAATGGTGATAAAGCATCAGAAGAAACTTATAAAGATGGGTTACTACATGGGGTTGAAATTGAATGGAACGAATATGGTAGTAAACTATATGAATTAAATAACGAGAATGGGGAAAGCCATGGTATACAAACTTGGTGGTATCATAATGGCAATAAACAAACTGAAATATTTTATAAGCATGGTAAAAGACATGGTAAACACTCTGAATGGCATGAAAATGGTAAGAAAAGTTTTGAATCAATTTACGAAAACGCCAAGCCGATTGGGAAATCTTTTCTTTGGTATGAGAATGGAAATAAAGAAAATGAAATAAACTATGAAGCTGGTAAAAAAAATGGTAAAGAAATAAGATGGTATTATGATGGCAAGATAAAATGTGAATTGCAGTATGAAAATGGTAATAGGTATGGTGTTCATACTTATTGGTATAAGAATGGAAATAAACAATCTGAAACAAATTATGTGAATGATGTAGAAGATGGTATTCAAATTGCTTGGTATGAGAATGGAAATAAAAGATTTGAACGGAATTTTAAGAAGTGTATACTTCATGGTAAATATACAGAATGGCATGAAAATGGTGAAATAAAAAATATTAGTGAATATATTAAGGGTGAAAAAATATGACTCAATCTCAATTGGAAAGCCTTGTGGTTTGGGGTTTATTATCATTACCATTAGCAGTTGTTTTTTATTCTATTCATAAATTAATTTTAGCAATGGAAGCGAATTTAAATTCTAGGGGTTGTCTTGCCAAACCACAAGAAACAATATTATATATAGACTCAATTTCTAATATAAAATTAAAAAATAAATTAGAACTTAAAATATCAGGGTATGAAACTGGTGAATTGTTTGGTGAGATTGATGGTTATGATTTAGTAGTTTTTGGTCACAATGAGGTAGGGATTTTGGATGATTTTAAAACGTATTTGAATGATGCATATAACAATTATTTAGCTAATAAAGAATTACTTAATGAAATGCGTTATAGAAATGGTATTTATAATTTGAGTGAATATTCTGAATTCCTAAAAGAAAATAATTTTTTTATATTAATATTAAAACAGGGGTAAAATATGGATGAAATGAAAGTGTGTTTTGTTGGTGGGGTTTATCGTCAAGTTATGATTAAACCCTATACAGGTGAAATTAAAAATAATAAAATTAAAGGTTTTATTAAGGATGGAAAGCTACATGGGAAAATTACCAATTATAATGATGAAGGTGAGATATACAATGTAGTTGATTACAAAGATGGGAAAGAACATGGTAAAGAAACATGGTGGAATGAAAATGGAAAGAAATGGATAGAAGTAAGTTATGAGAATGGTAAAAAAAATGGGTTATATACAATATGGTATAGTAATGGTAAAAAAAGAAAGGAAACAAATTATCTAAATGATGTTATGGATGGATTAGAAACAATCTGGTATGAAAATGGCAATATCCAAAGTGAATATAATTATAAAAAATGTCACATTCTGCATGGAAAACAAATTAAATATCATGAAAATGGAAATAAAGAAAGGGAATTAACTTATATAGATAATAAAATAAATGGTAAAGAAACTATCTGGTATGAAAATGGTATTAAATCAATGGAAATAAATGTTAAGGATGGTGTACAAGATGGTGTTTCTATGTCTTGGTATCAGGGTGGTGAGAAAAAAAGCTATAAGATGTATAAAAACGGTCAATTACATGGTACATTTACTAGGTTTTATCCTAATGGTAATAAGCAATTAGAATCAGAATATGAAGATGGTGATATGCAGGGTTTCGGTTTTACTTGGCATCCTAATGGTAAAATCGAATCAAATACAAATCATAAAGATGGTAAAAAAAATGGTAAAGAAATTTGGTGGCATGATAGTGGAAAAAAAGCTTGTGAAGAAAATTATAAAGATGGTAAAAGAGATGGCGATATAAAGTGGTGGGTAAAATAATGATTAAATTAAATGGTGTTCCAGTAAATGGTGAATTAATAGAAACATATAAAAAAAATGGTAATGTAAAAAAACGAAGTAATTATAAAGATGGTGTGTTAGATGGGGTTGAAATTGAATACCGTAAAGATGGTTCTATGAAATATAATACTAATTATAAAGATGGTGTTTTAAATGGCAAACACACAGAATGGCATAAAAATGGACAAAAGAAAATTGAATTAAATTATACAAATGGTAAAGAAAATGGTAAACAAACTAAATGGTATGAAAATGGTAATAAACAATCTGAAAGTGATTTTGATAATGGTGTATTAAATGGTAAACATATTTTATGGTGGAAAAATGGAAGTAAAAGCCATGATATAGATTATGTAGATGGGAAAGAACATGGTAAGAGCATTTCTTATTACCCAAGTGGTGGCGAAAGTACTGTAATAAACTATGAAAATGGTCAAATACATGGTATTATGATTGATGTTTCACCTGATGGTACACAACATATAACAACTAATTATAAAAATGGTCAGAGACACGGGAAAAAGATTGTTTGGTTTTCGTATTCGCTTAAAAAGAAAATGAGTGAAGAGGTTTACGAAAATGGTAAATTAAACGGTAAAGAAAAGAGGTGGCATGAAAATGGTGTAAAACATTGGGAAAGAAATTTTGTTGATGGCAAATCAAATGGTTTAGAGAGTATTTGGGATGAAAACGGAAATAAAAAAAGTGAAGTAGATTATGTAGATGGAAATAAACATGGTAAACAAACAAAATGGTATGAAAATGGTGATAAAAAAAATGAACGATATTATGAAAAAGGTTTAGAAAACGGAGAATATACAATTTATAATCAAGATGGTTCTATTTGTGAGAAAGGAACATATGAATATGGCTATATAAAATAGGGTAGAGACTATGAAAATTACAAATAAAATTATAGAAATTAATGGTTTAACACATGCAATAACACCAACAAATGAATATAAAAAAAATGGATGCAATAATATTATACACATTAACGAATATAAAACTAAAAAAAAACCAATTCAAATTGATGATATAATGTATAGTTTAGAACCCAAACCATTTACTGGTGTACTTATTGAATATCATGAATATCCTGGTGATGTAATAAAAATGGAGGTATATTACAAGGATGGTTTGAAACATGGTAAATATACACAATATTATGGTCGTGGTCAAAAAATGGTTGAACTTAATTTTAAGAATGGAATGAAACACGGTAAAGAAATTTATTGGTATGAAAATGGTAAAAAAAACGTAGAAAAAAATTATATTGATGGTGAATTAAATGGTAAAGAAACATGGTGGTATGAGAGTGGACACATAAAAAATGAACTTTACCATAAAGATGGTTTAATACATGGCTTAGAAATAAAATGGTATGATAGTGGTCGTAAAGAATATGAAATACATTATAAAAATGGTAAAGAAAATGGGAAATATATTGAATGGTGGGGAAATGGAAATAAAAGACGTGATGGGAATTATGTGAATGGAAAAGAACATGGTACAACAATAATTTGGTATAGTAATGGTAAAAAAGAGTTAGAATATAATTATAAAGATGGTGATAAGGATGGTAAACAAACAAAGTGGTATGATAATGGTGAAAAAGAATCTGAAGTAAATTATAATTTTGGTAAAAGATTTGGTTCTTTAAGTTGGTATTATTTAAATGGTAAAATTGAGTGTAAGGGTTTTCGTGGTCACGATGGATACGAAGGTAAATATACTGTGTGGCATAGAAATGGTAATAAAAAATATGAACGAAACTATGTGAAAGGTTGTTTGGATGGTAAATATACAGAATGGTATGAAAATGGTAATAAAGAATGTGAATTAAATTATAAAAATGGTGATAAACATGGTAAATTTGAAACTTGGTATGAAGATGGTAAAAAAGAATCCGAAGTAGATTATGTGAATGATAGAAAAGATGGTATTCAAAGTACTTGGAGATATGGGGAAGTAGAATATAAAAAAGAATATAAAAATGGGGAAATAATTGGTGATGATTGATTTTAATGAAATATTATTAAAAAAAATTGATGATTTAGAAAATTGGTTATCTGGTGGTAATTACCCACATGAAGAAATGGGTGAAAAACCATCTAAAGAAATTTTAGATGGTTTAAGAAAAATGATACCTGAATTTGTTTCTAATAAATTAATACCGTTTCGTGTTACTACTTCTGCTGATGAAGGGGTTTGTTTAGTCTTTCGCAATACATATAAAATTGTTTATTTAGAATATTATAATGATGGTAGCATTGGTCTTATTTCTGAAAACCCAAAGACAAAAACTATGGTTGATAACATTGATATAGTTAAAGAGTCTGTCATTAAAACATTAAAAAATGTTTTGTGTAAAAAATGAATATAAAAAGACATCTTCAGTAAAATAATCTTTCAAATTGACAAAATAATAAACAAATGATATAGTATTATAACAATGATTTTGTTGTTTTTATAGGAGCATATTATGACAACAACTGATAAAATAGGCGAACACAACGGTTTAGCATATGAATTAAAACAAGAACCTTTTACTGGTAAATTCATTGATTTATATGATAAGGGTAATAAACATCATGAAATAGAATACGAAAGTGGCATAAAACATGGTATTTGTATATTATGGGGTTATACTGGGAATAAACAAAAAAGTGTGGATTATAAAAATGGTGAAAAACATGGGAAAGAAATATTGTATTATGATAATGGGTGTAAAGTATTTGAGAGATTTTATTTAAATGGTGAATTAAATGGTAAGGAAACTAAATGGTATAAAAATGGCAATAAAAAAAGTGAAATAGATTATAAAAATGGTTTTAAATGTGGTGGTTAGATAACGGTAAAATAAACACAAAAACCCAATGAATTAAAATAGTTGATTTCAATGTCATGAGGTAAAAAAAATGAAAAATAAAAGTGTTAATATAGGTGATTTAATGAATGCTGATATTGGATATAGTGACTCAAAGACACCAATTGATACAATCATAGACAGAATGTCTTCAGGTACATATTTTATACCAAAACATCAAAAAAAATATGTATGGGAAGAGAAAATTGTAATCTATTTGGTTGTATCATTACTAAAAAATATACCAATCCCAAGCATTTATATGTATTATAATATAAATGATTATAGATATAATATTATTAATGGACAACAAAGGATTGTATATTTATTCTTTTTTATGAAAGGTGTATTTCCTATATCAATACACAGAACATTTTATTATAAATTTGATGTAATTAGTGAATTAATTGATAAACATGGAAGCAGTAAATCACAAAAAGAAAAGAAAGAAATAGAGGTGAAATTAGAAAATTCTTTTGGTTTAGAGTTTAAAGAATTCTCTTATTTAGATTTAAATAATGATAAAAATGTAGTTATTAGCTACCAGGCTTTTGGTGATGACATAAAGAGATTATTTAATAATAGAACATTAAATCTTGTAGCAGTAGATGTTAAAAAAGATTCTAATGACATTCTTTCTATATATGATGATATATCTATATTATTAAATAGATTTTTGATTGATGATATAACTTTATGATGAAATATCAAGTAGAATTTAGTAACGGAAAATTAATAATTCGTGATTTTCTTAAATCTTTATTTGTTACCGATTATCGTACAGGTTTTTTAACAAAAAAAGTACAACGATATCAAAACAAAGGTGACACATTGGGTATTAATAATATTTTCAAGAAATACCCTAACATAAACATCAGTGATTGGGATGTATCAAAACTTCACAACATGAGTCATATGTTTATGGATGCAAATACTTTTGATTGTGATATAAGTAATTGGGATGTAAGTGGTGCTACCAATATGAATAGTATGTTTTATGGTGCTACTTCTTTTAATGGTGATTTAAGTAAATGGGATGTGAGTAATGTTTATGATATGACTGCTATGTTTAAGGATACTGATTCTTTTAATAGTGATATTGGTGGTTGGAATGTTAGCAATGTAATTTATATGGAATGGATGTTTTTAAATGCAAAATCCTTTAAACAAGATTTAAGTAACTGGGATGTAAAGAAACACATTAGGGTAAAAAAAATGTTAGGTAATATATTATGAGGTAAAAAAAATGGAAAATGTTGTCAATTATGAGAACACTGGGTTGAAGGGTGGTTTAATGTATGAATTAAAAGAAAACCCATTTACTGGTAAGTTTGTCGATTTATATGATGATGGTAATAAATTTTGTGAGATAGATTATGTAGATGGTAAAAAACATGGTAAAGAAATTCATTGGTATGAAAATGGTAAAAGATATAAAGAATGTAATTACGAAAATGGTAAACGAAATGGTGAACAAACTTATTGGCATAAAAATGGGGATATTCATATAAAAAGAAATTATCTTAATTATTTTAAAAATGGTTATGAATTTATTTGGTATGAAAATGGTGGTAAACATATAGAACGAAATTATGTATTTGGTTTAAAAGATGGGGAAGAAATACATTGGGATAAAAGTGGTAAGGAAGTAGTAAAATATTATTATAAAGATGGTGGTTTACTTAAAAAGGGGTGTGAAAATGGATAGAAAGATAGACAACACAAATACACGTGAAATTATAAATTATTATGATGATTTTAACAAGAAATCGGAATGCACACTTGTTAATTATAAACGTGAAGGCAAATATACAAAATGGAAATACAACAATGTTTTGTATTATGAAGAATATTATCAATATGGTAAATTAAATGGTAAACAAACCTATTGGTATAAAAATGGTAATAAAAGAAGTGTTTATAATTTTGTGAATGGTAAAAAACGTGGTGAGTTTTGTGAATGGTGGGATAATGGTAACAAAAAAAGAATTGGTATTTCATGTGCTCTTTTAGATTTAAAAAGTTGGTATAGAAGTGGTAAAAGGAAATCTGAAGTTTTCTATAAAAATAAAAACAATAAGAGTGATTTTGAGTTAATAACATGGTATGAAAATGGTAACACTGAATTTATAGAGTTTTATAAAAGGGGTTTAGCTGATGGTATTCAAAAAATGTTTTATAAAAATGGGAATAAAAAACACGAAGTAAACACAAAAAATGGTATAGTATATGGTATCACTTTAAGATGGCATAAAAATGGTGAGTTGGAATACAAAGGTTTTTTAAATGACGACAAACAAGAGGGTGTTATATTAGGGTGGTATGATAATGGTAACAAACAATACGAATTAAATTATAAAGATGATAAAAAACATGGTGCATGTGTTTGGTTCTACAAAGATGGAAGTAAACAATATGAATATGAATATTTAGATGATATCATAGTATAATTCCTTGACAAATTAATTTTTAAATATACAATGTATTATATAGGTGGTATTATACCACCATTCACAGGAGGATATTATGTGTAGAATAGCAGTTGATGATGGAAAATTTTATGAATTAAAAGAAAAACCATTTACAGGTGAAGTTAATGAGAAATATACAACTGGTTACATTAAAAATGGTTTAAAACATGGCTTATGGATTGAATATTATTTTTCAATGGAAACCCAAAAAGAAAGTGAAGAAAATTATAAAGATGGTCTTAAACATGGGAAAGAAATTGTTTGGTTTAGTAATGGGGTAAAGAAACTGGAAAGGGATTATTTAAATGATGTTTTGGTAGGTAAACAAGCTGAATGGTTTAAAAATGGTAATAACAAATCTGAAGAAAATTATAAAGATGGGAAACAAGATGGTTTACAAATTGATTGGTACAAAAATGGAAATAAATATATAGAAACAAATTACAAAGATGGGAAAGAACATGGTAAGAAAACATGGTGGTATGAGAATGGTAATAAAAAACTGGAAATAAATTATAAAGATGGTGAAGAAGATGGTTTACAAATTTGGTGGGATGAAGATGGTAATAAAAAATTAGAAAAATACTACAAAGATGGTAAAGAAATTATATCATTTAATTTGGGGCTTAATTATGCGTAAAGATAATCTTAACAAAGTTCACATCACTACTTTTTTTGATGAAGAACATGAGAATAAAAAAACTGATTACACACTTCTTAACTGGAAGTTGGATGGCAAATATACCACATGGTTAAATAACAATCTTTTGTTTTCAATACAGCAGTACAAGGATGGAAAATTAGAAGGGAAATATATTGAATATCACCTAAATGGTGCAATAAAAAGAATCGCTTATTACAAAGACGATTTATTAAATGGTCAATTAAAATCTTTTTATGAAAATGGTAATAAAAAAGTTGAGTGTACTCTTGTAAATGATGGTATAAATGGTAAGTATATAAGATGGCATGAAAATGGGAATAAAGAAACAGAATGTAATTACAAAGATGGTTTAAAAGATGGTGAATATATTAGATACCATGAAGATGGTAGTATCGAATTTAAAGAATTTTGGGAAAATGATGAAATATTAAAAGATAATAATAAAAAGTAAAATAACCCTTGATAAATCCGAAAAAAATCCGTATATTATAAGCAGATGGTAATTAAGCCATAATCCAAGGGAGGATAATATGAGTAATGAAAACAGTAAATCAAGCGAATTTAGCGACTTTGTTGTAAAAGGTGGTGTTATATACGAAAGACAACAAAAAGGTTATACAGGGTCAATAATAAGGCGTTGGGATGATGAAGATGCTGCTGATGATGGTGAAATTAGAAGTATATATAACTTCAAGAATGGGTTGAAAGATGGTAAATGCATAAAATACCATTGTTATGAAAAAGGTGTGGTTTCAGAAGAAACTAATTATAAAGATGGTGAATATCATGGTAAATATACTGAATGGGAATGGGACGGAAGCTTAATAAGAGAATATAATTTTAAGAATGGAAAATCAGATGGTATTATGGTTAAATATTATAAAGATGGGGATAAAGGAAAAAAACATATTCTTACACATAAAAACGATTTACCTCATGGTTTAAGTCAAATGTTTTATGAAGATGGCACTAAAGCTTGTGAAACAACGTATGTAAATGGAAAAAAGCATGGTAAAGAAATTTGGTGGGATGAAGATGGCAATAAAGAATCAGAAACACTATACGAAAATGGTGTTAAAATTAAAGAATCTTAAATAAATCTAAAAAAAAACTTAACAATCCCAAAAAAATCTGTATAATATCAATAAGTGATAATCAAGTCACTATTTATAGGGGATATTATGAATAAAACTGATTTCGACAATTGTGTGATAAAAAACGGTGTATTATACGAAATAAAAAACAGTGGTTACACTGGGGTTGTCATTAGACAATATGATGATAAAATAATTAGTGAAGGGGTTTATAAAAATGGTTTAATACATGGTAAAAACATTCATTATGATGAAAATGGTAAAAAAGAATATGAAATTAATTATAAGAATGGAAAACAACATGGTGAATACACTAAATGGTTTGATAATGGTGGGAAACAAACGCAAATGTTTTATGCTGATGGTAAATTAGATGGCATACTTATTGAGTGGGATGAAAATGGAAATAAAAGACGTGAAATAAATTATAATAATAAACACACACATTGGTATGAAAATGGTAATAAAAAATGTGAGTGTAACTTAAAAAACAATAATAAATATGGTAAAGAAATTCGTTGGTATGAAGATGGAAACATCAAAAGTGAAAATAACCATGAAAATGGTTTATTGCATGGTGTTCAAAAAGAATGGTATAAAGATGGTAAGAAAAAAAGTAAGGCGAATTATAGAAATGATAGATTAAATGGTAAAGAAATTATTTGGTTTAGTAATGGTAACAAAAAAAGTGAAACTAATTATAGAAATGATATGCCAATTGGGAAGGTTAATTTATATCATGAAAATGGGAATAGGAAAAAAGAAATGAATTACAAAAAGGGTGTATTAAATGGTGATTATATGTCTTGGTATGAAGATGGGAAAACAAAAAGTCTTTTTTATTATGAAAATGGCAAGAAAAATTATAGTTTATAGGAGATTAAAATGAATAAAATTGATATTAATGATTGTATGGTAATTGATGGTGTATTATATCAAATTGTTGATAATGAATATACTGGTGTTGTTACTGAATAATGGGGTAATGGTGCAAAATGTAGTGAGACAAACTATAACAATGGTTTAAAAGATGGTAAAGAAATTTATTGGTATGAAAATGGTAATAAAAAAACTGAATTAAATTATAAAAATGGTAAACGAAATGGTGAACACACAGAATGGCATGGAAATGGTAATGTATTCATAAAATGTTTTTTTAAAAATGATAAAATAGAGGGTGTTGTTAACGTATATTATAATAATGGAAATAAAAAAAATGAATCTAATTATAAAGATGGTGTAAAACATGGAATATATACCGAATGGGATAACAAAGGTAATGAAGTAACTAAAGAAAAATATGAAAATGGTTTGTTGGTGGTTATACGATAATGATTCAACAAGGGAAGATGGTGCAACTGGTTTCTGGTACGACTAAAGAATCAAAATAATTAAAAACAATACACATTTCATTAAATAATCAAAACACATTATAATATTCCTTTTGGGGGTATCACTTTGAGTGTCAAAAACAATCTTAAAACAGATAATATTTTATATAAAAAAGATGTATTTAAATTAGGTGGTATTTTATATACATTAAAAAAACGTGAAATATTTACAGGAAGTATTATTGAAAAATTCCCTTCTGGTGGGATGAAATTTAATATAAAATATGAAAATGGTAAAAGACACGGTAAAGAAATTTGGTGGCATGAAAATGGCAACAGAAGTTATGAATGTGATTATGTAAATGGTAAAAGGGATGGTTATATTAATACATATCACAAAAGTGGTGCAATTCATGAAAAAATCCCATATTTAGATGATGATAAAAATGGAACACATGAAACTTGGTATGAAAATGGGAATAAATATATAGAACGAAATTATAAATCTGGCATACAAGAGGGTAAAGAAATTTGGTGGCATGAAAACGGTGAAATCAAGATGGTATCATGTTATGTGAATGATAAACATATCGGTGAAAAAATAGTCTTTTATATGGATGGTAATAAAAAAGACTTATACTATACTGATGGTAATGGGGATTTCAGACACACAGAATGGTATAGAAATGGTGAGAAAGAATGTGAAACAAATTATGTAAATGATGAAAAACATGGTCTTCAAATTCAGTGGTATAATAATGGCTGCAAATACATAGAAACAAATTATAAAAATGGTTTAAAACATGGTAAAGAAACATGGTGGTATAGAAATGGTAAAATAGATGTAGAAGAAAACTATGTAAATGGAAAAAAACATGGTATACAAACTTGGTGGTATAGAAATGGTAAGAAAGAATGTGAATATGAATATAAAAATGGTGAGGTGTTATAATGAAAATAGTTGCAGAATATAACGGTAAATTTTATGAACTAAAAGAAATTACATATACAGGTCAAGCAATTAATGTTGTGGGTGAAGATGGTAGTTATAAAAATGGTTTGAGAAATGGAAAATTTAAAAGTTTTTATGAGAATGGTAAAGTGAAATATGAGGTTATATTTAAAGATGGCGAATTTGATGGTAAATATACGAAATGGTATGATAATGGAAATAAAGAATCTGAAACTAATTTTGATAATGGTGTAGTAAATGGTAAACATATTGTATGGTGGGAAAATGGAAATATAAAAATTGATTCATCATATGTTAATGGTAAATTGGATGGTGTAGAACTTTGGTTTTATAAAAATGGTGGTAGCCACTGCAAATTTAATTATAAGGGTTGTTTGTCGCATGGGCTTCAAACAAGATGGCATGAGAATGGAAACAAGGAATTAGAACGAAATTATAATGAGGGTAAACGACACGGTAAAGAAATAAAATGGTATTATTACGGGAATATAAAATGTGTTGCAAATTATAAGGATGATAAATTTCATGGTAACGATAGTGAATGGTATGAAAATGGTAAGAAAAGATATGAATGTAATTATAAAGATGGGGATAAACACGGTAAAGAATTAGAATTTTTTGAGAATGGTAATATACGATATGAACGTAATCATAAAGATGGTTATTTCCATGGTGATAGCATTGAATATTATAAAGATGGAAGAAAAAAAAATATGTGTGTTTATGTTGATGGATATATTAAATAATAAAATATGATAAGGTGTAAAACATGTTTAAAATAAATGGTGAAAACTTCACAGGTGTGGTTGAAAAAAGTGGTGAATATAAGATTGAATATAAAGATGGTTTAAAAGATGGTACAGAAATAATATTGTATAGTAATGGAAATATGAAGAATTTAATAAATTATAAAAATGGTTTATTGGATGGTAAATTTTGTGAATGGGTTTGGTTTGGAGAAAAAGATGTTGTTAAATTTTTTAAGGATGGTAAAAGGCATGGATTAGAAACTTCTTGGTATTACAATGGCAATAAGGAATCAGAAGTAAATTATAAAGATGGTAAAAAACATGGTAAGGCTACTTGGTGGTTCTATAATGGTAAAATAGAATATGAAGGTAATTATATCGATGGTGAAAAAGAAGGTAGGTTTACTAGTTGGCTTGAAGATGGTGAAATTGAATATTTTATTAATTTTGTTAATGGTGTTAAACAAGATAATGTATAGGGGATATAATGACTGAAAAGATTGTAAATAATGGTAAAAATGTGGTTATTAAAGATGGCTTATTACATATATTAACGACAAAACCATATACAGGTGTAATTGTGTATAATTCTGTTAGTGGTGAAAAACGTGTTGAGACAAGTTACAAAGATGGGAAAGAACATGGTAAAGAAATTTGGTATTATGACACTGGTGAAATAATATCCGAAAGGAATTACAAGTATAATAAAAAACATGGTAAATTTATCGATAGATATAGAAATGGAAATAAAAAATATGAACTCTTTTTTGTGGATGGGTTACAAGAAGGTAAGGAATTTTGGTGGTATGAAGATGGAACATGTATTACATATCGTGTTGGTGGTAAAAAAGAAGTTGAAATTAATTATAAGAATGGAAAAAAACATGGTAAAGAAATATGGTATTATAGAAAGATGAATAAAGAAATTGAGGTTGATTATAAAGATGGCTTGAAACATGGGAAATATATTGTTTGTGATGAATTTGGAAGTGTATTGAGATTAATAGACTATAAAAATGGTAAAAAAGATGGTAAAGAATTAGGATGGTATTGGAATGGTAATAAAGAATTTGATATAGACTATAAAAATGGTGAAAATCATGGTCAATATAAACAATGGTACCGTGATGGCAATAAACACATTCTTTCAAATTACTTGGATGGGGAAAGACATGGCGAATGTTTTTGTTGGTATGAAAATGGAATAATATCTAGCAAAGAAAACTATAAATATGGTAAATTGGATGGTCTTTATTTAAGTTACTATCGAAATGGTAACCCTTGGCTTGAAATTAATTATAAAGATAATTTACAACATGGTAAAACAATGGTGTATTATGAAAATGGTAATAAAGAATATGAAGATTATTATGAATTTGATGTAGAAAAAAAACGCAGGAAAAAATGGTTTTCTTTTGGTTTAAGAAAATTTTGGTAAATATAAAAAATATAATATAATTAGATTTTACTTATAAGGAATAAAATGAAAGAAGGAAATCCAAAATATTTAACAGAAATGAGTGACGGCTTATTACATGAAATAAACCAAAAGCCATACACAGGTGTTTTAAGAACTAGATTCGCTGATGGCAACATTAAATCTGAAGAATACTATAAAGATGGTTTGAAGGATGGAAAATATTCACAGTGGAATGATGGCGGGGTTTTATTATCAGAGAAAAATTACAGAAATGGGTTAAAACATGGTCGACAACATCGAATGTATGGGGAAGGTCTTGTCGAATATATATATAATTATAAAGATGGCAAACCAATTAATGAGTTCACTGATTATTATGAAGATGGTAATATTGAACGAAAAATATTATTTAATGATGATGGAAAAAAACATGGGAAATGTTTTAATAATTTTGAGAATAATAAAAGACACATCGAAGAAGAATATGAAAATGGTAAATCAATCGGGCAATATAAACAATGGTATGAAAATGGGAATGTGAATCTAATTGTAAACTATGAAAATGGTGTACAGGAAGGTGAAACAAGAAGGTATCATGAAAATGGTGAACTTCATATTAAATTGTTTTATAAAAATGGTCTTGAAGATGGTCTACAAAGTAATTATGATACTGATGGGAAATTAATCAAAACTTATCTGTATAGTCAAGGTGAATTAATTGATGCTTCAGATGGTGAATAACATATATAATAATTTTATTTAAGGGGTAAAAAAATGGAAATAGTAGTAGATGATAAGAATCTTGTGGTTGAAAATGGTGTGGTATATGAGTTGACACCACTTGTGTTTACTGGGAAGGGTATTTATACGGCTCAAAATGGACGAACACGTGAAACAATTTATGTGGATGGAAAGAGGCATGGCAAAGAAATTACTAGGTATGAAGATGGTGTTATACTATCTGAATGTAATTACGAAAATGGTGAATTGAATGGTAAAAAATATATATGGGATGAAGATGGAACTAAAAGACTTGAATATAATTATAAAGATGGAAAAGAACATGGGTGTAGTTTAGAGTGGAATAAAAAAGGTGTTTTGAATATGGAAGAAAACTATGTAAATGGAAAAAAACATGGTAAACATATTTTATGTTGGGAAAATGGTGATAAAATGTGTGAAGAAAATTATATTGATGGAAAAAAGGATGGAATTCAGAGCCATTGGTACGAAAATGATAGTAAACATTTTTTGGAAACATATCAAAATGGTGAACTCAATGGAAAATATATTATTTGGGGTGAAGATGGCAATAAAGAAAGTGAAATGATTTACAAAGATGGTGTTAAGATGGTTTATTACACGGAAGTCAAAGATGGTACTAAGGGCGAATAACATATATAATAATTTTATTTAAGGGGTAAAATGAAAAGAGTTGGTTTTAAGGATGTTGTTACAAAAAAAGATGGTCTGATATATGAAGTAAGACAAAATCCATTCACTGGTATAATTGAAAGTGATGATGAGAGTGGTGTTTTTTTTAAAGATGTTATTAAAGATGGTTCACCACATGGTGTTTGTAAAGAATGGTATGAAGATGGAAATAAAAAAATGACCACAAGGTTTAAAAATGGGTTACTGGAAGGTGAAAGAATTAAATACCATCAGGGTGGTGGAGTATCTGAACGTGCTACATACAAAAATGATATTTTAGATGGTAAAAAACTAGTATTTAATGAACATGGTGTAAAACAAATGGATATTGATTACAAAGATGGTTTTTTCCATGGTAAAGAAATTTTATATTATTCAGATGGTTCAAAACATACTGAAATAGACTACAAGAAAGGTTTAGTAGATGGTGAATTCAAATTCTGGTATAAAAATGGTTTATTAGGGTTTTGTAGGAAATTTGAAAATAACATTGAAGTTAATGGACAGGTTGATTATTTTTGGAGTGATGGAACTAAAAAAAAGACATATTATATTGTAAATGGTGTTAAAGATGGTGATGAAGTAATTTGGAATGAAGAAGGTAAAAAGGTATTTGAAACTACATGGAAGGAAGGAAAACAAGATGGTGAATCTACTACATGGCATTATATTAAAACAATAGCTAGAATATATGAAAAAGGTCTTTTAATATCAGAAAAGAATTATGAAAATGATATATTACATGGTGTTGTTCGTACATGGTGGAACACTGGCAACAAAAGAAGTTTCGTTGAATATATTGTTGGAAAAAAATATGGTAAAAGACTTCTTTGGTATAAAGATGGAAGTAAAGAAACAGAAGAAAATTATATGAATGATGTGTTAAATGGTAAATCTATTCACTATTATTATAGCATTGAAGATGATATTGCTGATGGCACTAAAATGTCTGAATATGAATTTAAGGATGGGAAATTAGATGGTAGACAATTAAAGTATCATGAAAATGGTAAGAAGTCTTCACAAATAAATTATAATGATGGTAAAGAACATGGTGTGTTAACCACTTGGTATGAAGATGGCAATAAGAGAAGTGAAGTGAGTTATAAAGATGGTAAAAGACACGGTAAACACATTGAATGGCATGAAAATGGTAATAAAAAAACGGAATTAAATTATAAAAATGGCCTGTTACATGGAATGGGTTTTCATTGGGATGAAGAGGGTTCACTAATTTATGAAATAGATTATGACAATGAAACAGACGGTTGTTTAATATTCCCACCATTTCCGGTGGTTACTAAAGAATCCGAAGGGAATGAATAATAAATAAGGAGTTGATATGAGTAAAATGTTATTAAGTGGTTTAAATATTGGGATATCTGATAATATTCCTGAAATAAATTCTAATAATAACTTAGGTTACGAAATTTTAGAGTTTTTACAGGTATTTAGTGGATTAGTCTTTAAATATGGTGCAAGAATAACACATGATTCACACCCATATTTAACACCTATGTTAATAAAACAATCACAACGATTTAAAACAAATAACGTACAACCATTAACACTTATTATGTCTGAATTAGAATATAACAACCATCTTAATAAAAAATATTATAATGAGGGTTCTAATTTAATTATTGCTAAGGAAATTGATGTTAAAAAAGAATTCACATCTAAAATAAATGTTTTAATAATAATTGATTATAGAAATGATGGTATTAATGGTTTAACACCAGGTACACAAGAGAGTTTTAATATTGCTTTAAAAAATGACATTCCAGTTATATTTTTACCACTTTATAAATATAAATATGAGGAACTTAATAAAATTGAATTGGTGTTTAATATAGACAACATCAAAAAAGAAGAATTAAATTCAGCTAATGAAACATATTCTTATAGTGGTTTTTTATTTAATAAATTAATTGAGTTTAATAAAAATAGGTAACGATGAAAATATTTTGTATAATAGGTAAATCAGCATCAGGAAAAGATAGTATATTAAAAGAAATTCTTAGTGATAAAAGAATTAAATTGACACATTTGTTAGAGTACACAACACGGGCTAAGCGACCAAGTGAAATTGAAGGTGTGAATTATCGTTTTATATCAAAAAAGGATGTAGATAGTCTTACAAGCATAACAAAGCTATATTATAACGATAACTATTATATAATCCCATATGACGAAATATTAAAAAATAAAGAAGACGATTATATATTAATAACTTCTATTCGTGGTGTCTTGGATTTAAAAACTTTTTTTGAAAAAGAGATTGATACACAAATTATACCAATATATATAGATGTACCTGAAGATGATTTAATTGAACGTGCTATTAAACGTGAAAAATTAAAAGGTGAAGAGGGTAATTATAGTGAAGTTTGCAGACGTTTTTTAGCCGATAAAAAAGATTTTGATTGGGGGCTTAAAGCATTGGGTTCTTATGTTTCATTTTTGAATGATGATGTTGAAAAATGTGTCAATAAAGTTAAATGGCATTTAATTAGGATGATTTTATAACCCTAATAATTCTAGCAACCTTTTCAGTAAACTTTTTTTACTTTTAACAATAACTCTTTTAATTACTTTACCATCTTTTACAACTCTAAGAATTTCAGCACCTTTAATAAAATGAATTGCTTCAGCAACGTTTTTATCTTGTTGTGTTGTTGCTTGTACTAAAACACCTAATCCCTTTATTTCCATAGCTTTGGTTGATTTCATCCACTTTTCATTTTTTGAAGAAGCTTTTGATATTAATTCCATTAAATCTCCATCACCCCAAAATACTACATCTTTTACATTTTTTTTAGTTCCATTTGCATCTGTGTTTCCTAATGTTTTTTCACCCATCCTTTTACCTCACTTAAAAGAATATATTTATGTGTTTTTATATTTCATGTTTTTTATACCTCTTCTTTATCCGTTACAAAAAAACCATCCCACTTAAAATTATCAGGAATAATGACATTATTGTTAGTTCCATAACCCCTATCAGTGGTTGATATCATAATTAAAGCAATACCCTGATTAAAACCACCAACATCTTTTACTATTGTTTTAATGCTTTCATATTTGAATGTGCATTCATTTTTTACTAATATTGGTCTGATTATTTTTTTAAATTTCTTTTTATCATAAGCTATTCCATATATATAATTAATATCACCATCTTTTTTGAATTGAGTGATTATTATAGGTTCGCTTTCGTCAATCATACTTGCATCTATTTCTGTGTTTGTTTGTATTTTCATTCTATACATTTTCATAATTAAACCTCCATTGTTTTATTTTCTTTATTTATATATTCTTTTCCAATTTCTTCATGCATTTGTTCTTCACCAAAATAAATTGTTTCGGTGTGTGATGTTATCAGAATAGAATTAAATGGGTATTTTTGATGGAAATCAGTGATGAAATATAGGTTTTCAACTAAATACTCTCTGATTTCAGTATAATGTTCATCAGAATCAATAACAACAGTAAATTCCAATTCATGGAAGTCTGAGTTCTGGTTCAATATTATTCGACTGGTTGGGTATTCTATAACCAATCTATCAATATACATTTTAATAAATCTTACTGCCTTATATCCATCAATAGCAGTTTTAGGAATTTTTATAATCTGATTGTTTTTGGTTATTTTATTCTGATATTTTTTATTGAAATTTGTGATATATTCCATTATCATTAATTCATTCTTAATGATTTTAATAATTACCCACCAATCAGCGTCTATTACAAATAATGTGTTGTATTTTTGGTTAAATATTGTTTCGTTATTATTCATTGGGGTATTTATTAGAAAACTATCTTTATGTTTTCTAATAAATGATATAAAAACGCTTTGGTTCTTAATATCTTTAGGTTCAAGTTTTAAAATTTCTTCAAATTCAATTTCATTCATTATTTTACCTCTTTTTTAAGAATTTCATTTTATAGTTTCCCATCTAAAAACCTACCAGCTCGATATAAAATATTAGGTGTGATTCCTGTGTATGTATCACACCGAAAAAAATGTTTTGCTTGATATAATAGCATATCAGAATCATCATCAAAAATCACATAGTTTTTAATTATATCTATGTTTTCACTAATCCAGTTTTTAATTTCATATCCCCTAATTCTACATTTAGAACCACCTGTTATACCAAATATATCATGTTTAAAACCATATGAATTTAATTTTTTTTGTAATTTATCAATACCATCAGCTCGGTGAGTTGAAGATATTACAACTTTACAATTATATTCGTCTATAAATTCATTTATTAGTTCAAAAGCATCTTTATCAAATTCAAGTTCTCTTTGATTTAATTCGTGTCTCTTTTTATAAAATAATTGACTGTTAACAACACCATCCAAATCTAAAAATATTATATTATGTTTTTCCATATCCCTCCAAGTGAACCCAAAAAAATATTATAACATTTTAAAAATATTTAAAAAAAACCATAAAACACTTGACAAACTCGAAAAAAATCCGTATATTATAAGCAGATGGAAATTAAACCATAATCTGGGAGGATAATATGAATACTGTATTGAGAAAACTTAAAGAACTTGGTGAATATATATTATTTACATCACCATTTTTAATATTAGATGTTTATAGCTCTATTAAGCTATATAACACACAACCTGATATGGTAATAAAGATGCATGTTATTGCAATTATTATAATTTTACTGTTAGGTTTTTTCATAAAATTTAGTATTGAAAAAATGTTTGTTGATATAAAGGCAGACGTTAAAAAGATGTATCAAAAAAAGAATTTAAATTAAATCTCCAAAATTATTTTGTGATGTAAATATATTATATTTATATAGGTGGTAAAATGAGTGATTATGAAAATGTTATGAAAGAACTTAGCGAACTTAAAAAAGGAAAAACTGCTACATGGGGTAAAATCAATATCCCGCAATTACCTGAATTAGTGGGGACTTTAAAACAAATAAAGTGGGCTGACGATATACGGTCAAGTTTTACTAGTGGTTTTTTAAAAAAGAGTGAAAAAATTTTCACTACAATTAACGCACAAGGGGATTACGGAAGAGTGATTACCCAAAAAACAAAAGATGACATCATGGTTTATTTATTGACTGACCTAAATGATGTTATCCAAAATGACAGTGCACAATATTTCATTAATAAAAGAGGCGAAATAAAAGACAGGAATAATTTCAGTTCATTTTGGACTAAAATGAGAAAGACACTGAAATTCTAAAAAAAACTAAAATAATCCTTGACGAATCCAAAAAAAACCGTATATTATAAGCAGATGGCAATTAAGCCTTGATTTCGTAGGAGAATCATATGAGTAATTCAACAAATAGTTTCATCAATAATCTAAAAAATGCTGGTCAAGATTTCGAGTGGTATCCAACCACACAGGAAATAATTGATGTTATAAGTGAAGACATTGGTACTTTATATATAGACAATTACTTACATAAAACCGATATCACGATTGATAGAAGGTATTACGAAATAAATATTGGTAGTTTTCTTGATATTGGCGCTGGTGATGGAAGGATGTTTGAACTTCCAAATGTAGGAAGAAAAATAAAAATAGATGAGAAATTTGGTATTGAATTATCAACTATTCATGGCAATAATTTAATTAAAGATGGTGTTAAACTATTAGGTCGTGATTATTTTGAAACAACTTTAATAGAACATAAGTTTGATATTACTTTTTCAAACCCACCTTACAGTGTTTATAAGGAATGGACTAAAAAGATTTTACAAGAAATAAATTCATACATTATATATCTAGTGATACCAATCAGGTGGAAAAATGATAATATTTTAAAAACAATGATTGATGAAAAGGGTGATGTTGAAATTTTAGGAACATTTAATTTTTCTGGTGGTGATAGACCAGCAAGGGCAAAAGTTGATGTTATTAAAATAACACGAAATAATAGTGAATCTGATACTTTTAATGAATGGATTGAAGATAATATTGGTTCTTTTGAAGTAAATGAAGAACCTGAATTTTTAAATGATGGAGAAAAAGAGAAAGAAAACAAATTAGAAAGTAGAAATAGTGATGATAATATTAAAATATTATTAGAAAATTATAAAGAAGAAATGAGTGAACTAATGAATACATATACTTCTTTAGCTAAAATAGATATGAAACTTTTGGAACACTTAGGTATGAATAAAAAAAGTGTAATTAAAACTATCAAGAAAGATATAAAAGAATTAAAGAATAAGTATTGGAAAAAAACGTTTAATACATTAAAGGCAATAAATAGGCGTTTAACATTCAAAAAAAGAAAAGAAATATTGGAAGAAATAACTTGGTTTCAAAAGTTAGATTTCAATGCAAACAACATTTATACTATTATAATATGGGTTGTTGAAAACTTTAATAAAATGAGAAAAGAACAGATGGTTCAAGTATTCAAAGATTTAACAAACCTAGAAAATGTTAAAGCATATAAATCTAACGAAAAATGGTTAGATGCTAATTGGAGATATACAAAACCAGTCCCAACTAAATACAGTTTAGATTATAGAATTATACAAAACTTAGGACATCAAATCCTTGATTTATGGAATGAAAAAATTGATGAAAGTAAAATTGACAATAACACTATAATGGATTTAACTATAGTAGCGGAATCTTTGGGTTTTCTGAATAACGGAATTGATTCAATTGATTACGGCAAACATAATTGTTATGATGTTGACGGCAAGGTTTTATTTGAATATAAAATACATAAAAATAAAAATGTTCATTTCAAATTAAACCAAAGATTTTTAAAAATATTGAATATTGAAGTTGGTAAACTGAATGGATGGTTAAAAAAACCAACCGATATTATGAGTGAATTTGATGTATCTGAAAAACAAGCTAAAAAGCTTTTTAACAATACATCACTTAATCTGATGACTGAAAATGATGAAATTTTGATGTTAACTGAATAGTTTCATGTTTACTTTAGCATCCACATCAACATAATTTAAGAAAAATAAAGCATTCTTTTTAATCTCAACAAAATCAAAATCTTTAATTAAATTAGGGTTGAAACCTTGTGTTATTATGTGTTTGCCGTTTGGTGTTGATTTAAAGTGTAATATATTAATATCATGTTCCTTGATTTTATCCCAAAGGAATTGAATTTTATTTTTATCTGTTGTGTCTACATCTAATAAAAAATTCCTAGTTAATCTATTCCCTTGTTGCATTAAAATAGATTTCCAAATAGCACTAATATTAAATTTTTCATTGTCTTCATGTATTTCATCAATCATTTTTTTAACCAAAGTTATTTTAGCTTTTTTAACATCTCTTGCATCAACAGATATGTATAACCTCCATTTAATTTTTTCATTTAGATATTTATAACTGATATGTAAAGCTTTTGATTTTAATATACTAACATCCATGTTATTATTATCTTCGTATGTTATATAATTGTGTCCTGTTATTTGTCTTAATACAATATCATTTTTTAAAAATGGGTTTTCTTTTTTCCTTGCCATTAAAAATAAAACATTAACTATTTCCATCTTCCTACCTCTTAAATAATTTTTTTAATTGTTTTTTGAGAACTTCACTTGTAAAAAAGAAACCTTTATCTTTTAATTTAAAAATGAAATAATTTTTATCATATTTATTTTTTATTGGGATTCTAATATCTATAAGAGTCTTAATATCTCTATGTTTAAATAAATGTTTTAATAAACTATGTTTTTCTAAAATAAAACCTGTCTTATATGTATACATTTCAATACTAAATCCCTTAGGTATTACATCAATTGTAAAGCTAAATTGTGCCGATTCTTTTAAGTAAATTAGCGTTAAATAATTATTCTTTTTCGTGTCTGTTATTTGCACTTCTAATACATCATTATAACCACATAAATCTATATCGTATCTTTTCATATATCCCCTTTTTTTAAACCCACATATCATGAAAATAAACTTGTAATAATCTAAAAGCTTCTTTAATGTCTTTATCCACTTGTTCAATTGCTTTATTTTCTTTTTTTGTATCATTGTAATATTTATCATGTAAATCACTAATTATATCATCCCAATGAGCTAATTTATAGAAACCACGCTCCATTTTTCTTAATTTCCTATTCCAACCTTTAGGTGTTAAATTAAAAGGGTATGAATGGGTTCTTTTTCTAAATTGTTTTATTCTTGTATAAAGGAATTTAGCCATATATGTTCTTAAATCCCACATTTCTTCAGGCATTGTTCCAGTCGTAAATATATGTGTTACAGTATATTTAAATCTTTTAATTGTTCTTATTAATTTAAACATTTTAACTCCTATTAAAACATCACATCTATTTAATATAATATATTTTTTTATGAATTTAATAAATTTATTAAAATATTTTATTAAATGATATGAATGTGATATATTTGTTACAACATAATAAATGTAAATTTTGGTTTATTATTAAGGAGTGAAACAGGTCGAATTATTCACTCCTTAATGTAAATCATATCAAAAATCAAACTCTGTTATTAGATTTATTATGACATTTGTATAATTACGTTTTTTTAATATATATTTTAATTCTTTATTTTTATATCTCTTTTTTAAGAATGTAAAAAAATCTACATTACAAAAAAAACTTGGTTGATTAATCCATGCTGCAAAATCAATAAAAAAATATTTTAATTCAACATCCCAACAAACTTTATCTCTCATAAAATAGGGTAATATTTTTTTATTCTTAAGATATTCTATCCTTAAAAAAAGTTTCTTGATATCCATATTAATAGGGTTATAATAAACAAAAAACTTCAACATCCAATTAGTTTTTACATGTTTTTGTATAATCACCAATTTTGAATCAATTATTTTTTTAAAACTCCAATTATCAAACGCAAAAGTTAATTTCCCATTATAGCGAATATTATTTAAGAGTTTCATGTTTTTATTGTTTATTAGTCTTATATCCAGTCCTTGATTGAAATCACATTTTATTTTTTTATCTATTATTTCCTGTAATATTTTTAGGTGTTCTGGGTATGATAATATATTATTATCCATAAATGATATTTTTTTAAAACCATATTTTGTGATGTCATCAATTTCCTGATAAAAATGTAATTTACCTTCTGTTTTTGGAACAAAACAAAAAGAACATTTTCTGATACAACCTTTTGTTATAAATCCATATCCTGTTTTATTTTGTGGATATAAACTATAATCTAAATCACAAGAATCAATTTCTTCAGGAAGTTGGTTTAATTGGTTAATACTACCTACACCACCAATAATAATATTATCAGAATTTATTATTTTAAATTTATTTTGATTGATTGTGAAAATATTAGAAACATAAACGGCATTATAATTTTTAGCATCTATTTTTATAACACGTTTATTTGATGGGTAGCCGTTTAATTTCAATTGTAAGAAATCTACGTCATCACCATTTTTCTTGTAATATGTCGATAGTTTCATTATTGCGATATTTGGGGTTTTACTATCCACATCAATTAATAATATTTTCATTTTTAACCATATCAAATAATTCATTCATCATTTTTATATTTCCATCTATTTCAACTTTTGTTTTATAATATTTTTTAATGAATTTAATACTTTCTTCTTGTGTACCGGCAAAACCACCGATGTGTATTATTTTGGGGTTGATGTGATTTAAATATATTTTTATTTTATATTTACTAAATTTATTAATTTCATATTTATGTTCACATAAATCAAAGATTCCATATATTTCTTCAACTCTGTTTATATTCCACTTAGTTAAATCCTGCTTGAATGAATTAGCATTATAAAACATATATTTCATATCAGTAACACTTGATATATCCCAGTTGCTTATATCAGCATTAAAAGAAGTAGCATCACTAAACATACTACTCATATTAGTAACATTTGAAACGTTCCAGTTACTTATATCTTGATTAAAGGATTTTGCATTATAAAACATCCAACTCATATTATGAAGATTTGAGACATCCCAATCATTCATTTTTATTTTTGGATATTTCTTTAATATTTCTTCCCATGTAAAACCTATTTCTGGTGCATGTGACAATATGATTTCATTATTAACTTTTTTATCAATATATAGGTTGCTGGCATATGCTTTATATTTAGGTTTCTTTGGAAGTACAAAATTATTATTATCTTTATACTTATCAAATAATTCATAGATGGTTAAACCATTCTTATCTATGTTAAAAAGAGTTACTTCTTTTTTAAGTTTTTTTACATTGAATTTTCTACTTGTCATTTTAATAACCTCAAAAATATATTATACATTTTTTTCTTTATTAATTAAAATATAAATATAACATATATATTTTAAATTTTTAAATAGGAAGTAAATATGCAAACAAAAATAATAACATTAATTCTATTACTGATGTCAGTGACGTCGTTTCTAAGAGCCGAAAATAAAAAAGCCGACAAAGTCGTCGATGCTATAATAAAAGTAGAGTCAGGTGGGCTTTCTAGTGCTATAGGTGACAGTTTTAGTAAAGATAATTATTCTGTTGGGCTTGGTCAGATAAGACTTAAAACAGGTGAGTGGGTTATTTTTAATAAAAGAATAGTACAATCTAAATATCAAAGATTTTTTTTACAGGCTTATTATAACTTTTTTGGGATAGAAAAATTATTGCTTAATCCAAATATTAACAAGTTTTTAGTAAAAAAATATATATTATGGTTAAGAAAACAACATAAAGGTAATTGGAAGAATGCAATAATTAGTTATAACACTGGATTAAATGCAAAAAAACAAGTTAGATTGAAATGGGGAATTATTTATTATAATAAAGTGAGTAAATATTTGTAAATACTTTTATATTTTTTTTTGGAGGTAAAGATGTTTAATGGCATTACAGAACACTTAAATAATATTATTAAAATATTAAATGAGGGTGTAGGTAAAACATAACAAGTTTGTGTTTTACATGTAAGAGAAGGTGGAAAAGAGATTTATAGAAATGTATTTGATTCACATAAAGAAATTAAATACTTTTTAGATTATAATGGTGCAAATAAAAAAGGGAATAATCGTTTCCCTAAAAGTAATATTTTTAACCCAGTTGAAGGATTTACCACTAAAGAGTTAAATCAATTAAAAAAAGGTAAAGAAATCAAACACCTCACATATTCTTTGTGGCTTGAACAAGTTGGTGTTAAAATTGATGAAAAATTAAGACCAAACGAAGATATATTTGTTTTTACTTCTAGTGCATATGAAGGTTATTTTGGTGGATGGATAAAGTTAATGGAATTCTTAAATATATCACCAACTGAAGAAGACAAACAAAGCAAAATGGTTGATGGTGTGTTAAAAGCTGAACGTAATCGTAATAATTATTATTATGGGGATAAAACAGTAATAATGAGGATTAAACTTAATACAACTATACCTCGTGAAGTATACCCTGTATAAATTACTTAATTCGATATTGTATATTTGGCACTGTTATTGTAGTACCAGTTCACCCCCTATCAGTGCTTTTTGGATTATATTTCCATTTTAGCGGTTAATACAATATTATTTGCATCACCTGTTAAACTAGTATTCACCAGCATTAATTCGATATAATCACCTGCATTAACAGTTTCATAAATCACTCCAATACTAAGGCTTTGGTCTTCACCACCATAATTACCAGGTGGTAGCTCGGTACCTGATATAATAGTAGTTCCATTTTTTCTTAAATATCCAGTGACATTATAGGTACTGCCACCAGTACTATTAATACCTAACCAATACGATAATGCAACTAACCCACCAGCTTTGAAATCTAACCTAGATATAGTTGTATCATTATGTTCAATTACGTTTGGGTCCCATTCTTTATCGGTTGTATTAAATGGTACGGGTGTAGCACTAGTGAACGAAGCAGAAGACCAAGCACCATTATATCTTAATTGTGCAATTACGGCTCTTGTTGCTGTTGTTGCTAAACCATCACCAACATTTGGGTATGCAGCACCAAAATTGAATAATTCATTTTTATTCAACCTTATTGAACTTAAACCATTTTGAATAAATGATTGACCATCAGATGTTGTCATATTAACTTTACTATCATTACTTGATAAGTTAAAAATAAAAAATTCTCTAAAAATACCATCATTAGTAATTGTATCAGTGTTTGGTATTGTTATTGTTATATCTATTGTATTATTACACATTATAACATTATCATTTTCAAAATCAAGAATGTGATTTGCGGTAATACCAATGGTGTTATATCGACTGGATAACATGTGTTTAATCGCACCACCAGAATTTTTAACCCAAGGTACCAAATTATCATCTATACCCATTTTAGATTCACCCGCTGGTGCAGTAACATCACCTGGTATTGAATCTTTTATTGCAATTGGTTTATCAAATGTTTTTTCACCTTCAATTGTTTGCGTTTGGTCATTAATATGACCCCAAGTTATACCAGGACCAGCTAATTGTAAATTGGACAAATTCAAATGTGAACTAGGATTCGCTCCTTGCGCTATCTCTGAGGTTCGCCAATCAGTATAATCTTCACCTGCTGAATTTGTCCTTGTTTTTGCTTTAACGGTATTTGTATAACTATCGCTTGTTTGGTATATCACAGTACCAACTGGTACAACTTCGGCCGTAATTAATACATTTAACAAATTCGATATTTCAGTACCAGCCCCATCCCTTGCACTACTTAACGTATTGTACTGAGTTTGACCCATTGCAGCAACTATTTTAAAATTGTCTTCTGCTGAATTAACGGCAAAAATATGGTACAATACGAAATAATTATTAATAACTTCTGTTAGTTGCCAATTACCACCAACATTTTCATTGAATGCTAATCTTCCAGTACCGGCGTTTAAAACTGGAAACCCACCGTTAAATTGATATCTTTTTAGTTCAGCGCCTTCAAGGTAATAAATTGGTATACCCGTTGTTGAACCGATTGAATTTACAGTTGTTACCAAATCTTCATCTATAATTGCACCAGCACTAATACTAAATTGTGCATGTGAATCTACATCGCCGGATGCATCAATGACGAAATTATCTAATCCTAATCCATATAGAAATTGCGCCCCCCTGGTAGTATGTAAATACGAATGAATTACTGGTGACATGCTGATACCATGCCGTTCGTCAGGGAAATATATTTTCTTTTTATTAGTGGCATCCCAATATATATTAGTAACCAAACATTTACTTAGAATTATAATTCTGATTTGTTCACCAGTTGTAATAAATTCAGATGTAAGTACACCTTCGTGAAAGTAAATTGAATATAAACCTTCAACATCAGGCAGAATAATATCTTGTTGAGTTGTTTTTATATATTTAATCCCATTTTGATAAAAATGAAATATAGCACCTGTTGGTGCTATTGCAAACGTCCTTGTTGCATTCACAAACGCTATTGTTGTTGCTACTACTTGGTTTGCTGGAAACCCGTTTGTATCTGTTATTTCTGCTGTTAATTCGGATATTGTTTTATCCATAATTATAACACCATTTGTATCATCAACAACATCTACGAAACCACATACAATGTTAAATTTATCACCAATTGGTCTGACTGATGTTAAATCACCATCAGTATCCAGATAAGCAGGTCCAACAGCCAATGTTGATGTATCTATGCCAGTTACTGGACCAAATAAAATAGCATCCCCTGTTTCACCATTTAGGATAGTACTATTAATCATACCAATAAATCTGGACTTTATATAAGATGTTGCATCCGCGTATTCTATTTCAGCCAGACCACCAACACCACCAATTGGGTGGACTATTTTCCCTTTTAACAGGGTGTCACCTGTGTTATTTATTACCGCAACAACATTTTTTTTCCAAAAATTATCATCAGCATATTTTTTAACTATCACCTCATTATCAGAAGTTGGTGCAATATAATCATGCCCTATAAAAATGGGTTTATGGAATGTTTTTTTCATTTTTTATCTCCTATTTGAAGGTTCTGTTAATTATATATTTAATATCAATATCTAATCCAGTATCATTATTAATGTTTAATATCAAGTTGTTCCCACTAACAGATGTTGTAAATATTATACCACCAGAACCGGATAATTGAGGTGTTAAATTTGAATCAGTTTCAACGGTTGTTAAATCAGTGTTATTTTGAAGTGATATCGTTGTATCATCAATGTTTATAATAATAAAATCACACACACATGCTTCAGTATTTCCAGTGTTTTCAGCGTTTAACCTAATAAATATACTTCTATTGTCCAAATTACCAATGACAACATCTGAATTATTACCATTTGTAATAGATAAAATTTCTTCAGGTGAATTTTCTGGGTAAACATTTGGAACGATAAATGATATATGTCTTGGTAAGCTAGTGTATTTTGAATTTATACCACTTATTTTCGGCATTGGTATATTATGACTAACATTCCCATCCCCAGCATCATAATCAAAATCCCATGTTGCACTACCATCTGGTGTTACCCATTCTTTTGTTGGTAATGTGCCATTTAGGTTAATTAAATCTGCTTTTATATGCATATTTGATGTTCCATATTTATGCCAAATAAAATAAGGTGTATTAACTAATATCATATCAGTTGCACCTTTAAATTCAATAGAGCATTGACCTCTTGTTTCGATAACACACCCACAATTTTCAACATGAAAATGTCTATTTACTTCAAACAGATTTTCAAGATTATCAAAGTAACCGGCAGCTAGAACACTTTGGAAATATTGGAATGAATTTTGGTACCCAAACGTCATTTCATTCCTAACATCAAAAAATGAACCATCAAACCATATCGGAATATTTTCTCCTAAATTCCTTGGCATTAACATGTGAAATGCATTACCATCTATAAATATATTCCTAACAAATTCATTTGCGTTGTATATCCTACCTCTTAGTTCAAGATAATTGTTAGTTAAATCTATCCTACCATTTATTGTTATTGATTGGGTATCATCTGCATTAAGAATATAATTATTTGAAATTGAAATTTTACCTAAATCATCATTTGATTGAAGTAATAACGTGTCATTACCACTATCCAAATTCATGTAGTTAAAATATATTGATGTTTTAAATAAATCGCTTGAATTTGGTGCTTGAAACTCTAATTTATTGCCATCTGGTAATGTTAAAATAGTAGTTAATTCAACTATTTGGTTTGGTGTATATGCACCACCAACCGCACCGTAACCAGATTTTAGTACGGTTGCGTTATTCCCAAAAATAGGTTTTAAAGTAGGAAATGAAGATGCATCATCAGATGTGGATAAAAAACGACCTTTATGTTCATCATCAGTCCAAGTTTTTGTTGCATCTGTTTTATACCAGTTTGTAGTGTTTGTTAAACTAGTCGTTTCGATTTGGTTTAAACTACCAGCAATCCAAAAATATTGGGTGAAAGTGGTGTCAATTGTGAATCTACTAAAATCAAAATCATCCTTGCCAATGGTATGGTTGCCAGCTACATATATAAAATTAATATCAGTTTTAATTATAGGTTTTAAACTATTTTTAGCTGGATTTATTGTAAGATATGGGTTACCAATACTACCATCCCCAGTACTATCATTTCCAGTTGGTGAAATATAAAATGTTTTACTTGATGTTTCAGTCATATTTTCAAACTCGGTTGAATCATTAGTACTGAAATCAAAAAATATAACCCCATTAGCGCTTAAACTAGCAACACGACCAATAGAAAGATTTCCTGAAGATAAAGTTAAATCACCATTATCGTCAACATACACTTTATCACCAATATTGGCACTAGCTGTATTAAAACCATTTACCTGTAAAAGCCCATATGTTACAATTTTAGATGTTGTATCCGTTAAAACATCTGTTGCTAATATACCAATCGGTTTATCATTTGCAATGTTTTCCAAATAAACAATATTAGGTATTTCGGTATTATATATAGTATCGGTTTTAACAATTTTGTATTGGTTTAATGTACCCACTGTTGAATTTCTAACCACACTTTTCATTTGTGTTGTTTCAAGAATGTTTGAAAATTCAATCGCATTTTCAGCACTATTAACCTTTAGTAGCTTTCCGGACATATTTGACATATTTGCTGGTGTATCTATTAAATCAACAAAAGTAGTACTACCGCCTGGTAAATCTAAACCACCTGAAAAATAAGCATATATTTCTTCTATTAAATCTAAATAATAAATTAATTCTACATCATAATCAGAACCATCATAAAAATTAGGATATTCATCAAGTTTATTGCTTATTTTACCAATATGATAACTAACTTTTTCTAAAGTTCTTAATTTAACATGTATATTTGCTTCTGCGTCTAAAGTTGCTTTAAATATGTTAAACCGTGTTGTTACGCTTGCTTTACTCATGTTTTTTAACTCCTATTTCCAGTATTCCAAATGGTTTATTGTAAGACCTGTAAAAGTTGTTAAAATGCTTTCACAATAATCTAAATATGTAGAATATTTTACATCTAAATCACTACCAGTTTTATAATTTTCTTCTTCAGCTTTTATGATATTAATATATTCACTTGTTTTTTCTACAACACGCACATATTTAATTTTACTTGTCGCCTTTAATGTACCCAAGTCCGTCAAAAAAGTGTTTAATCTTGTATTTATACTTGTTTTACTCATATTCACCCCAGAGTTTATAAATATATTTATATTATTTTTTAAAAGAGGTGAGAATGAATCATAGTTTAATAATGGATGTAACAGACGACATAAAAATGAAACCATTGTATGAAAACACTAAAAATAAAATAACGGAACAAACAGAAAAAAGGTTATACATTGAAGGTGTTATGTTGAAGCAAAATCTAATCAACGGAAACCATCGAATATATCCTGACACTGTTTTAGAACCAGCCGTTCAAACTTATCAAAAACTAATAAAAGATGATAGGGCTACAGGTGAAATTATGCACCCAGATTATTTATCCTTGGACTTAAAAAATGCTGCTATCAAAATAGTTGAATTACGAAAAGAATCTCCAGGTTCAAATTTTTATTTTGGAAAAGCTTTGGTTTTAGAATCAAAACAAGGTTTATTATTAAAATCTTTACTGAAAGATGTTAACATGGGTGTTTCAAGTCGAGGTGAAGGCTCTGTAACTGAATCCAGTAACGCTTATATGGTTGATGAATATGTTTTAAGAGCTATAGACGTAGTATCCGACCCAAGTGTTGTTGAAGCAATGATGACAAGCATAAATGAGAGCTTATATAGTAAGTGTGGAATACTATCTTTACATGAAGAAAAGAAATTGCAGTTACAACAAAATGAAATTATTAAAAGTACATTTGATGTTCAGCTTAGAGAGAGTGAATTTATAGAACTAATCAATAAAGTAATCGAATTCACAAAAAAACATTCTTAATATTCCTTAAATATCAATTTCATGTTACACTTTATTTTTTAATAGAGGTTAACATGAGAGAAAGTAAAAGTAGAACAAAAAAGAAGTCACAAAAAAACTTAAAATTGTATGCTGGGTTTAAAAAAGCAAGAGACAAAAAAATACTTGATAAAAAGATTAAAAAATATGTATTAGCATTAGCAAGAAATAAAAAGATACAAAATAGCATTAAGGTTAAAAATGAAGAATCAAAACAAGAAAATACGAAATAAAAATAATGGTATTATGGATGCTATTAAAGCATCACTTGAAGGTGTACAAGGTATTGATAGTGTTAATGGTATAATTGATGCTGAAAAAGAAGATGACGATAATTTTATGTCTATCATTGATTTTCTTGAAATTAAAAGGGGATATACACATGCTGAAGAAATGATTGAGGTTCGTTGTATAAAAATGAATGGTAAAATTTTAACAGAAGAAGATATGGAATTTTTGATTGACATTAGAGATAAAAATGAAGTGGAGGTTTATTAATAATATGGATAAATATTGTACCAAAGACAATATAAATGTATTTAATGGTGAAGCGTTAAATGTTATGGATTATTTGATAGAAGAAGGTGTTAAAGTTGATGCAATAATAACAGACCCTCCGTATGGAGCAACTGCTGCTCATTGGGATAAAGTATTACCATTTAATAAATTATGGGTTCGCTTAAATAAATTAATTAAAAAAAATGGTGCAATAATTTTATTTGGTATTGAACCTTTTAGTAGTTATTTAAGAATGAGTAATATAAAAAATTATAAATATGATTGGATATGGCAAAAAGGTCGAGCAACAGGTTTTTTAAATGCTAATAAACAACCATTAAGAAGTTTTGAATTGATTAGTGTGTTTTATGGTAGTCAATCAATCTATAATCCTCAAATGCGAACTGGTTTTAAAGCATATAAAACAACATCAAAAAATTCAACATCTTTATATGGTGATTATAAACCCCATTCAACACAATCTAAAAATGGTGAAAGATTTCCATTAAATATTATTAAGTTTAAATATGATAAAGAAAGATATCACCCAACACAAAAACCGGTTAAGTTGATGGAATATTTAATTAAAACATATACAAATAAAGGCGAAATAATATTAGACTTTACCGCTGGAAGTTTTTCTACTGGTGTAGCTGCTGTTAATATTGAAAGAAAATTTATAGGTATTGAAATAGATAAAGAATATTTTGATATAGGTGTAAAAAGAATGAGTGAAGCCAGTAAAACATTAATTAAAGTAAATAAAGTAAGAAGTAATAATATCAGCAGTTTTTTATAAAAAAAACATAGGAGGTTTATGTTTATCATAACACAATTTTACCCACTATTTTTAATAGCTATTGCATTAGTTGTTTTAGGGATTGTTTTAATAAAAATATTAAGAAATCAAAATATTATTAAAATGAAATTAGAAAATAATATTTTAATAGGTAACAAAAGTGTTTCGCTAAAAAATGTGGGAAATGAGAATAAAAGAAGTTATTCAGATGTAAATTTTAATTCAAAATCTAAAATGAGTGACGAAATAAGTGCTATTATAGATGAGAGTTTAGATGCTGCTTTTGATAAAGTTTTTGAGTCAAAAGAACCTTACAGCTATAACACTGATGATTTAAGCGAGCTTTTAAAAAAAGCCAACGTTGATTTAAAAACAAATTTCACAAAGGAAGAAATAAATGATGCTTGGAAAAAAGCCGTTGTAAAAAGTGATGATGATATTGATGATAAAATAGCTAAAATGCAAGCAAAATTATCAAAAAAAGGGATTGAATAATATGAAAAAAAGAGTTGCAAAAAAAATAATAAAAAGAGAAATTGAGATATTAAATAATACTGAAAATAAAAAAGAATCTGATATTGTATATATTAATAATCTTGCATCACAAAAGAATTTTTTAATTATTAATAATTGGAATGTTATTAAAACAAAAACATTTAGGGATGAAACTTTATATAATATTAGGTATACTATTCTTGAAAAAATTGGAAGTGAAACTTTACATGTGTGATGACTTATCTTAATTTATAATATGTTTTGGGGAATAACCCCGACATATCTACATGAGGTGAATACCCACCACGGTGTAGTGAATACCCTGACGGAATATTTTCATTTCCACTTCTTTCAAAAATGAAATTAATAACATCTTTGAAATAAATCTCTGATTTAACCAATTCAGTATCTTTATCAATTTTTTTTATGTCTTTATTTTTGACATTTTTATATTTCCCATTAACAATTTTTATTAATGTTCTGGTTCCCCTATTCTCTATGAAAATAGCAAGTTTATTTTTGTATGATATTTTATCATTTTTTTTGAATTTTGACATTTTAACCCCCCTTGGGTAAATTAAGATAAGTATAATTGTATTTCATGTTCTTTTAAGTGTTTCACCACATTGTATCTTTTCAGCTATTTCAGTAAGTCTTTTAGCAGATTTCATTGACCACCTATTTTCTATTAAAAATGTTTTAATTAAATTAGTGTTTAAATAAAATTCTTTATTTTTTAATTCCTTTAAAACATCCACTGCTTTGTTATAATCCAATGGGTGTGATAATGGTGCTGAAAGATTTATAGTACGACTTAATCTTAATAATTCTTTTTTTATATCATTACTTAATACCCCATATTTTTCAATAATTCCAGGTAAATTATTAAGAAATAAACCAATAGCTTTACCCCTATGCGATACTAACGATTTTTCTTCATTTGTTAATTGTGCTGCTGATTTCTGTAATTCAACATCAAAAAATATTGAGTCATAACCAAAGCCATTTCCGCCAATTGCACTTTTTAAAATTTCTCCATTCCATTCACCATTAAAATCACATAAAAATCCATCTTTCCCATATAACACAAGGCATGTTTTAAAACGAGCGGTTCTTTGATTTGCATTTGTGGCATCTTCCATATTCTTCAATAAAAAATCAATCCTGTCTTTATCTGATTTCCCAGTTCCCCCATATCTTGCAGAATAAACACCAGGTTCACCATTTAAGAAATCAACTTCTAAACCAGAATCATCAGCCAATGTTAATAAAGAGGTAGTTTCAAAACCAGCCTTTGCCTTTATTAATGCATTTTCATAAATAGTTACACCAGTTTCTTCTATGTCATCAAGATTTGTATCATATAGCGTTTTTATTTTAATACCAAAAGGTTTAAGCATTCTTTCAAATTCACGTATTTTTCCTTTATTTTTTGTTGCAATAAATAATTCCATTTTATTTCCCTCTATTATTAATATGCGTTAGTATTTAATTTTTTAAGAATTTCACTATTAATGGTTTCCTTTTGTTTTTTATTTATTTTTTCCGTCCAATACTCTTCCCCAAAACAAAAAGACCAGTCAAAATCATATTCATCATCATCATTTTCTAGTGATTTTAAAATAACTTCTGCTACATTAGAAGTTATTTCCACCTCAACAGCACTACCTCTATAATCTTGAAAATTAGCAGGTCCACCAATATATGATTCCTCCATGTAATATTTCCCATCATTAAGCACAATGGTTCTATATATAGAACCATTTAAGGCCATGTGTGAAAATGTTATTTTCTTGCAATTATCTTTTATTGCAAATAATTCTTTAATCTTCATTTTACCCTCCATTTATTTTTTTTTAGAAAAGCCCCATTTAAGGGGCTTGAATTTGATTTAGTAATTAATAACAGTTTTTAGTAAACCATGTTTTTTCATATTTAATAATTTTGAGTAGTGTGATTTTAAATCAGTTTTTTTAGTATCAATATACAATTTTTTCTCATTATCCCATACACAAAGAGTTGTATTTGTATAAAAACCTAAGTTTTCATGTTGTTTTTTTGTAAGAACTGATTCAATCTTCAACCCTATTTTTGCCATTTCTACAATTTCTTTCATGTTTTCATGTTCTAAGTCCATTTTGTCACTTTCATAGTACTTTTTGATTTGATTCTTTGTTTCAACCAATGTTATTTCCATTTCATATTGATAATGGTTGCTCCACTGATTTTCAATTTTATAATTTTTAATCCCATCTGTTACTATTTCATCACCTTTGTAATTAAAACCAACTGTTTTAAAGCCTGTTAGGTGTAAAGCCATAACAGCATTATTTGATGTGTCACCATTAAAGTAACCTTTTACAGTAATGGTGATTTCTTTCTTTTCTTGTGTGATTGTTAATGTAGTACTCATAAGACCTCCCAGTCATATACCCTTAAGTGAAAGCTGGCAGCGGTCAGGGTATCCCGTGCTTGCTATGTTTTAATATACATTACTTTTCTTGATTTGTCAAGACTTATTTTAAAAAATATCCACTTTTCACAATTATTTCACATTTGGGGGTAATATTTATATAATTAAATTATATAAATATTATTATATATATTTTTTAATTGGAGTGATAAAATGAATGAGAAAAAAAGTAAATGTAATAAATGTGGTAAAACAATGTTTTTAAACGAAAACAAAACTGTTTATGAATGTGGGTGTGGAAACAAAGAAAATGTTAAAATACTTTTAGGTTAAACTTCAGAGTCATACTAAACTTGTAAGAACCTGGAAGGTTCCCAAGTCTTCCTTATTATATGACCCTCTTTTCCACTTTCAAAAAAATCTGTTATAATTTTCTTTACTGCAGAATGTTTTAAATTCTTTTTACAATTCCATTCATATCCATTAAATTCAAGAAGTTTTTTATTTAGAACATCTAAAGTTATTCTTTCTTTAATATTAATGGATGAATTATAATCAGCATTTAAAGTTTTATTACATTTTGTACATTTGAAAACTTCTTGCTCTTTTCTATTATTAGAATCTATATTTCCACAAGAATTACATCCCTGAGATGTATATTCCGGATGAATATAAGAAACATTTACATTATGTTTGTGAGCTATTTTTCTTATTTTTGTTTTTAAAGAACTTAAATTTAGTAATCTTATCAGTCTGCCATTATTAATATTAAATTCTTTATTATTACTTCTTAATTTTGATATTAAATCTAAATCTTCAAGAACTAAATGATTAAAGCCTTTGGACTTAGCTTTTTTGATTAATTCTACTGATTTTTCAATAATCATATTTTGAATAACAAGTAACCATCTATCATATTTCTTTCTTCGTTTTACTGACAATGCCTTAGATTTTCTATTATCTATTTTTTTTAAGAATTCAGTATATCTACTCATCAAGTCTCTATCATAATCTATTGTGAAACCACCTGATGTAGAAAATAAATTATGTTTAATATTAACATCTATTCCTAGAAAATTAAAATTATTAGTAGGAATTTCTTCAATTCCTTTCTTTGAAAGGATAATTCTTTCTATTTTTTTACCATTAAAATGAATAGTATAAATTTTAGAAAATTCTTTTTTATTTCCATGATATTTATTAGATATTTTTACTGGAACATGTAAACCTTTTTTATAATTATCATATCCACCAACAGATATAAATCCATTTACTTTAGATTTATTATTTTTATTATCATTGATAATATTTATTTTTATCCTACTTTGAGATTTAAAAGATAATGATTTGAAATTGTGTACTATTATTGTTTTCAATAATCTATTTCTTTTAGATAAAGCTAGTTTTAATAATCTATTTAAGCTAAACTTATTAATAGTATCAAGTACTTGAATGTAAAATATTTTTATACTTTCATTCTTGAAATCATCTTCTTTTATTTTATTATTTAAATATCTTTCTATCTCTTCATATCCATATTTAGATAGAAAAGACAAGGTTTTTGTTAATCTTGTTGTTTTATATTTCAGTTCAAAAGATTTTAAATCATTTTTCTTATGAAATGAAGTATTTTTTTTATAATATTTAATATTTATTGACTTTTGTATTTTAAAGCTTAAGTTAGTTTTTACGCTTTTAAAACTATTTTGATAAGTTGTCATAACTTCAGTAACTGCCCACTCTTTGTCTTTTCCTGTAAGATTATTGATTTTTCCTTTTGTGTATTTTTTAATAAAATCGAATTTACTCATATTACTATGTATAATAATATCTTCTTGAATTAATTTAGAAATTTTATTTTTAAACAAGTTTATATCTTTTGCTTTTTGATAAATCTCTTGATATTTTTTATCATTTAGATTATCAATATATAAAAATTTAGATAATACCTGTTTATTTTTAATCATTTTTCGGATAACACCTTAATTAATTCTTCTGTTTTTCGATTTTTCCTTCTCTCTTCCAAACCCAAAGAGTTTGCTTAGTTATTCCTAAGTCTTTAGCTAATTTTGATATTCTTATTTGCTGCATAAAACCTCCAATATTATAATTATAATATGTTTTCAGGATTTGTCAAGTTAATATTGTAGTAATCATATGAATACTTACAGGTAAGCTAAGTATTTATAATAGACCAATAAACTAAAAACATCATATAAAACTTAATATAATCAACATCATTTTCAAGGTTAATGTCTGATTGTAGGCTGAAACTGGGTGTTACCTGTATGTTTGCATTACTTTCGTGGTTAAGTGTGCCTGAATCGAATAATACAAGGTTTTGTGGTATATTATATGTGTTTAATATATAATAAATTAACTTTCTATAATTATCTAATCCATTTACACCATCTTCAATATCAGTATCTATATCAACTTCAGACTTATATGGTAAATTAGATATTAAAAAATCATTTAAATGTTCCACTGCTGTAAAAGCTGTTTTAATATAATCCTCTGTATAAGCATCTGTAAAAGATACTTCAGAATCATTTTGTAACTGATATAAGTAATTAAGTAATAATCTATTTTTTTTAACTACAAAATCTCTAATAAATCTAACAGGATTATATATAAGAGTTTTAACTAAAGATTTATATTTATCAGAGTTGGAAAGATTTAAAATTAAAGGGTTATCTATAGTATCATTATTCAACAATAAAACTAACCAGTATAATAATTCATCATCAAAATTTTGGCTGGATATATTGTCTATCCTTTCCCTTGAATTAATATTTATAAATTTCTCAATTATTTGGTTATTTTCTATATATAGTCTTTTGTTTTTAAAAACATCAGGTAGATTATAACCATCTATAGTAACAACATCTAAAAAATCATAATAATTTAAACTCATTTTATCCCCTTAAATCTTTTGTTATATTGTCAAGATTACTTAATATAATTGTTTGCATCCAATTACCTTTATTATCTAATAAATGCTCAATTTTAAATATTAGATATTTACCATCATACAGGGATTCATTATTATTTACTACTTTAACTATTTCCCCAACTTTATAATCTACATTTGCTGGTAAATTTATTTTAATTGCATTAGTATTTAAAAAAGCAAATCTTTGTATTTTTTGTTTATATAAAGGCGGTGTTTTTACTTCAATTTCATCAATTGTTTCAATTAAATCATATGTAGTTTCAGAATTTTTAATATTATAGTTTGTAGTAATATAACCAAAAGTTCCATTTTGATATAATTCATAAAAATCATAATTGGCAATATTAACAACATTATATTTATCTTTCTGTATATTTATAATTTCAATTTCTTTTTTTGTGAATAAATTTGATAAATCATCAATAAGAATTTTATTTCCTGAAAGTGTTTGATATACTAATAGTGAAACTTCTTTATTAATTAAAAAATTGATGGTTAAAGAATGTGGTTTTAATGGTGTTAAAAATTCATATGGTGTTACTTTATTTTTAATATTTCCTGTTGTGAACTTCTTAATCCTATTTTCTATTAATAAATTAGTTATGTGATTATGAGTGTAATTTGATGGCAAAAAAACACACTTGGAACGATAAGTTAAACTAAATACATCAGCATCAATTAAATGTATAATATATACTTGTCGATATATATCATTTTGCTGTGTTGCTTCTCTTATCTCTGTTTTAGTAACAACAAAATTTCTTACAACAATTGTATCATCATCAGCCTTAAAATTTATTGTTAAAATATCTCTTATATCAAGTTGCATTTTGTGGAATTCTTTCTGTTTTGATATAATTAAATTACCACTTAACAAGTAAGAACTTAAAGATTCATGAAAGTTTCCTGAAATTAGATAAGGTGTTAAGTTAAACTTATCGTAATATATTGTTGTTATCTTTTTAGTTTTCATTAAAAACCTTATTTATTAATAAATATATTTATAATTATTTTGGTATTGAAATGAAACATAGCTACACAGTAAATGATTTTTATATAAATTTTAACTGGGAATTCTACCTTGAAGCACCATCTTTTATAACAGATAAATATTCTAATATTTTACCACAATTAAATGACAACAGTATATATTTTAAAAATACATCATTGCCTTCTGTTTCTTCAGAATTTGTGGATTTTACATATACAGGTGATGCACAATATATTGTTAAATCTGGAATGGATGTTGATAACTTTACAATCAATGTTTTGTGTGATAGTGAGTTATTAATATTTAAAATGTTTAAAGATTGGCACAAGTTAAGATATGCTGTTAAACCCTCAAAAACTGTTGTTGGTCTACTAAATCTACCAAGCACATATCAGGGTGTCATTATTAATTATTTAAAGGCAAATAATGAAGATAGGGATGTTTTATTTGAGACTGAATTTATAGGAATATATCCTAGTAGTATTGGTGATTTGGTTCTTGGTACTGAAGAAGGTGAAATAGGTTCTTTTGATGTTACTTTTAAATTTACAGATGTGAATGAATATTACTAATTTAAATATCTAACTGTGATATCGATTTGTTTATAATCTGCTTTGTGTTTATATACAAAGATTGGTGATATAGTTAATTCAAATTCAATTTTGTGATATACAATATCATCTTCACTCATTTCTTCCTTAAGTTGCAAAGTTTTTGTTGGCATTCCTATATGTGTTTGTACTGTTTCATTTTCATAATTAACATTAACATTATAATCAATATCGAAAGTTGTAATTAATTGCTGATATATATTCAATATAGTTCTAAAGCTTTCCGACCAATAAGTTCCATTAAACCTTAATTTTGTTATAATAGGTGTATATTGTCTATTAACTTTCAAGTTTTTTTGGAATTTAAACTCTGGTATTGGTGATATTTCAGTTAATTTCAAACTACAAATAGGTAATATGCTGGATAATTCAAAGTTACCTTTTTTAGTTCTATTAAGGTTATATAAAATATCATTAACTGTTTTACTTTGATTATCTAAAACAACTTCAACATTTTTATAAATACCATCTGTTTCATATTCAACTAAATTTTTCAAAATAGATTTCACAACATGCATTGCTATTTCAAAATCAGAGCTATAAGGTATCTTCATTATTTAGTTCCAACACTATTATATTCATATTCATAATATTCACCATCAGCAGGGTTTCCGGTTAAAAATTCACCTGTCATAAATTTTCTAACAGAGAAAGTAGGACACGTTTTTTTCATCTTTTCTTTACCCAACATTTTATAAGAATCATGGTGCGCTCTTACATCATTTATTGATAACCCGTGTTCTGCTATTAACTTTTTAATTAACTGTTTTAATGCTGTAACTTGTTGTGTAGTTGCAACATCATGTACACCATTTGGTGCATCCCAAAAATCTTTACGGTTATTTTTTAATTTCCCTTTGCCATTTCCAGAAATAGCAATACCCAATGAATATTGATTAAATCCAGATGTTTGTTGACCAGCATCCGTATCAGGTCGACCTTTTTCGATTGTACCATCTTTATGAATTAAATAATGATATCCAAAATACATCTTTTTACCATCTACACAAACGGGTCTAAATTTAAAGTCTTCACTTCTATGTAATTTATCCCAATGTGATACATCAGCATCAAAATTACTTGCATTTGGATTCATACTTTCAGCAGTACAATGAATGAAAAGATATTTTATTTTTTTTATTAAAAATGGTGCTACATCATTAGCCATATTATTACCTCATTTAAAAATTATTTGAAATAAACTGAATAATCATATTCTAAGTTTTTATACTTATAAAACACTGTTATAAAATATAAATAATCTGATTTATGATATTCTACTTTTACATTTATTACTTCAACTCTATTTTCATTATTTTTAATTTGTTCTATTATATTATCTTTTAAAAATTTTACCATCCCTTTACTGTGATTATCACCAATTAGGTTACCTAAATCACTACCAAAATTTGGGTTAAATGGTGTTTCATCCCAGTTTGAAAATATAATATTATTAAGGGAATTATTTATTGAATCTATACCAGTTATTAATGAAATATCTTTTTTATCGTTGATAGTAAAATCAATATCAAAATCCACATATAAATTGTTAACTGCTTCATTTACTGTTGTCATTTAAAACCCCTAGTATCTATAAACTATTTATTAAAATGATTCACCCTTTGAACCAGTTATATTATCTTGTGATGCAACAATAAAAGTTGGGTTTGATTTATTAACAACAGTTTGGTTACTTGATACTACATTATTTTGCTGTATTTCTTCAACTTTTTTTGTTCCCTTTGATGTATCATTTTGTTTTTCAATTACTTTCTTATTATTATTCATTTTATTCATTAATGAATTTTCTTGTGTTTTAGTTTTAAATACATCACCAAAATCTGTTTTCCCACGAACTGATATTTGTTCATCAACTTGTGTTCTATCTCTATATACATCTATAGCTTCTTCTCTTGTGTAACCTTCTTCTTCTAACTCTCTTATACCCTTTCTTTCTTTCGATTGTTCTTGTGTTATTTTAGTTAATTCTTTTAACTTTTCTTCTTCTTGTTCTGATAATTTTTTCTCAAAACCTTTTGAATAAAATGCACGCCTCATTGTTTCTTCTTTTGTTTGTTGTTTTTGTTCTGTTTTTATTTCTTTTAATTCGTTCAGATATTCATTAAAAAGTTGTTCAGTCTTTTTTCTATCATCAATATCATATATCTTTTCAGCTCTTTTATATGCTTTATCTATAAATTCTTGATATGCATAATCATTATCTTTAAACTGTTCAAAGTTTTGTGCTATATTTTTAAATTCTTTTTGGAAAACACTACCAAGTTGGATGTCTTGTTTTATCATATTTTCATCAGTAAATCTCTTACTTATTCCAAGTTTTCCAGCAACACCAGAAGCTTCTAATTCAAATTGTGATTTCTTAGCTTTTTCTAATAATTCTTTTTGTTGTGAATCATCAAGTTCACTTTCCATTGTTAAAAACTTTTTAGCATATCTATCTTGTGTATCAATAAAATTATCATAGTTTTGGTTAATAACTTTACTTGCATTATCATAAATTTCTTTTTGTTGTGTTAAACCTAACATATTTTTTATCGATTCTGAAAGACCTGTTGTAAACATTTTTAAATACTTAATACCTTCTTTAATTTGTGGTAAAAACATCAATGTCATTCCAACCAAAGCATCAAAAAAACCAGAATCATCAACATCTTTTTTTTCAGTTTTTTCAGGTTTACTTTCGTCCATCCGTGCATTTAAATTATCAATAAACTCTTCAGGATTAAAACTTCCCTGTTTTGCTATCATATCAGTAAAATCATCTTTCATGAAACGAGTGAAATCTTCAAACTTATCATTAGTTGTTTCTTGTTGTGCAATTAGTTTTTCTTGTGTTTCAATATCAAGCTGCCTGAAATCTGATGTATCACTTTGTAATTTAGCTCTTTCAATCAATTGTTCCTGTAATAGTTTACCTTTTTTTAATTCTTCAAATTCTTTGTCCAACATAGTTAAACGGTTATCAATTCCCTTGCTTGTTTCCCTACCTTTTTTTGTTGCATATTTTTTAAAAAAACCTATTGCATCAGAATCTTTTTCTAGCTGTGATTTCATTTCTGTTATCACATCTAATTTTGCACCAATTTTTAAACCACCCTGTGTGTATTCTAGTACCATGTTATTTAATTGTTTTTGTATTTCAAATAAAATATTATCTTCATTCATATTTTTAAAATCCTAAAGTTCTATAATATATTTATTTGAGGTTTTTTATTAAAATAATGGCTTAAGAGTGTTTTTTGTTCTTTTTTTTATTAGTTCTACATATTCTGAATTTAATTCAATTAATATGGCATTTTTATTTTGTTGTAATGCAGCAACACCAGTTGTACCACTTCCAGCGAATGGGTCAAGAACTACACCATTTGGTGGACAACTAGCTTGTATTATAGGGTTAATTAACTCTAATGGATAAACAGCAAAATGAGCATCTTTATATCCTTTAGTGTTTATTTTCCATACATCTCTTTTATTTCTACCTTTAGGGTTTGGTCTAAGATTTCTTTTTCTACCAAGTGATTGTCCAACACCATCATCCCATTTAGATTCAACGCCATCCATATCATTACCACCCCACCTATTTAATGGTGCGGTATATTGTTCAAGTTGTTGTTTGAAAAAATATTTTTGTTGTTTTGTAAAAAAGAATATCTTCTCAAAACTACTTGTGTATCTATCTTTCACAGGGGAAGGCATGGCGTTCGGTTTTTCCCATATAATAGTATTTCTACAAATCCAGCCAGAATCAATCATTGCTATCATAAAACGTTCAGGTATCCCAATAAGAGACTTTCTTTGAACACCCTTTACTTTGTTGTTTTTAGCAATTTCTTGACCGGTCCGCCCCTTCTTGTTTTTAGGGTCTTTATGGTTTTTTTTATTCCCAGTTCCAGCATATGTATCACCCAAATTAACATACAAAGAACCTTCAGATTTTAAAACTCTTTTTGTTTCATCAAATATTATAATCAAATTCTTTAGGTAATCTCTAAAATCAGATTCTTGACCTATTTGTCCATTAACACCATAATCTCTTAATCCCCAATATGGTGGTGAAGTAACACAAATGTCAACCGAGTTTGTTTTCAATTCCTTCAGTTTTTGTAGTGCATCCCCATTCATTATTTCACATTTCACTTTCATAATCAATCCTTCAACGATTACCCAATAATAACATACTTTTAGAGATATGCCAACAATAAATAATTATATGTTTTTTAAACGTGTGATAACATCTTGTGGTGTATGACCATCGAACGGATATTTAGCAGTTTCAAAAACAGGTATATTAAATAAATCCCAATCTTTTAATTCGTAATGATTGGTAATTTGTCCACTTGGTAATATAGCAACAACAATAAACCACCCACCATCAAAACAATCATTTCCATCAAAGTGTTTTTTACTTTTGTGAACATCATATTTTCCTAATTTTCCCCATTCATTAAACAATGCTGCATTATATACTTTTCTAAATTCATATAGTTCATTAAAAGTATGATACCCATCAGATAGGTTTCCAGCTTCAATTCTTTTATCATTTATTGCTTCTTGCACACATTTTATATTCATTTTGCTTGTCTCTCCATATTTAAGATTTCACTTGTTTTAATTATATCAACTTCAAACAAATACATATCATTTATTTCTAACATAGAATAATTAAATTTCTTTAGAATCTGTATGTTTTGATAGTACCATTTTAAGGAAAAGTAGTGATTTATTAACAGATACAAATCCTTAAATGTCATTAATTCTAAATCTAGTTTTATTTCTTTTTTGCAATAATTACAATTTATTTTTTTATCAAATTTCACAAACACATGGTTTTTGATTTCATTTATTTTATTGTCTATTTTATTTTGTATTTTTTTAGCATCCCCTAAACGCATATTGCTTAACACCAACCCTTGAATATCACCATTTATATTTTTTATCTTATAATCATCAAAACCAATATCTGTATTTATTTCTGTTACATCTACATCCAAATCAAAATTATTAATAGTCTTACATCTTTGGTTGTGACACTCTAAATTAAACTCAATATAATTTTCCATTGCATAAAAAATCAAACTATACATATAATATAATTTATCAATATCATTTATTGCATTATTTAATAAGTCTACATCACAAAAATTGTTCGCTACAACCTGAAAATCATTAAAGGTGTTGTTTGTGTCAGGTATATACAAGAAAGCCTTGAAATCCTTAAAATTAAGCCTTTTAAAGGTGATATCCTTTTGTGATAATGGTAATTTAATTCTTTTAGTGTAAATCATATCTCCAAATAACAATTAAAAATTAAACGATAACTAACTTTTGTGTTTTTTATTTCTTTTTTACAATTCATACAAGATTTATTTTTACTAAAATTAAAACCACCTATATCCATACATTTTTTTAATTTATCTCTAAGAATGTTTACAATCTGATTTCCATTACTTAATTTAATTCCTGTATTAATATATTCTTTAATGGTTTCTAATTCTTCAATTTTAGTATTAGTATTTAAATTTTCGATGCTTGAAATCCAATTATATATATTACCAATTTTATCACCTTCAGGGGTTCTTATTTTAATAATGTCATCACCAACAACAAATGTATAAAAACTATTTTTCTTAAGCTCTGATGGTATATCATAATTAGTTAAAAAATGTGTAGAATAAACCTTATCACCACAATGTGGACATCTTTCAAAACCAAATAAATTAACACCATCATTACTGAATTTATATAAGTGAAATAATAAGTAATTCCTATCAATAAAATTCCAGTCAAATTCTTCAGGAATATTTATTACATGTTTTTTTAAAAAATCATTTATTATTTCACTTTGTTCAATTTCATTTTTTTTAACATCATACATTTTTCTTAATTTTTTATGGTTTTCTAAAGTAATATATTTAAGTGTTATTTCAATATTTGTAATTGGTAGTTTTATTTTTTTTAAGTTATTCATAATTTCCTTTATGTAATAAATATATTTATATTTATTTTTGAGGGTTTATGAGTGAAATTACAGATACCTTAAACAGGATTCAAGGAATAGTATGAAAAATTAAGGGCTTATTATTCTGAATTTACCTTTAATTATTGAAACAAACTTATAACTAATATCTATCCCTTGAATCCTTAAAGCTTTACAATAATTCATTGCTGCAACCTTTTTTTCCATTATATTAATATGTTCAATTAATTGGTTTGTTTTATTATTTGGTGGTTTTATTAGTTTATTTGCTGGTTTTATTTCCCATAGATATTTTTTACCATTTGTAAATTCCACATAAACATCAACCAAATATTTACGATTCTTTACTTTAGTACTATCAAAATATGGCAAAATAACACATTCAGAATTCCATTCAACAACAGAATCACTATTATCTAAAAATATAAAAACATCCCTTTCCCATCCTGAACGATACACAACTTTATGAGGATTTCCTTTATATTTTTTAGGATTTTGTACCTCATACCTACCTTGTTTAAATCTTCCCATTTTATATCCCTAATTTTAATATATTTATGTTTTTTTACTATTATCCTTGACAAATTCAATTTATTTTATCATTATATATATAACTTGGTTATTTTTTTTAGGGGGCTACATGGATATATTAAAATCTTTAATGTTTGTTGGTACGATGTTCATATTAAAATTTTTAATAATCTATATAGTTGTTTTCGGATAACATCTAAAAAAATAAACCCTTTACAAAATAAAAATATATATATATAATTAATCACGTAATAATGTTGTTGCGTAATTTAAAAAAGGATTATGATGAAAGTAGAATTATTAGAATACACACCGCTTTTATTGATAGCCAATGCTATAAGGTATTCAAGAAAAACACATTCCAGAAGTGACACAAAAAATAAAACCTATATCGGAAAAAAAGACTTAGAATTAATTAGAAAAGTTGCTTTTGGTAGAAACCATAGTAGTGTTCTTGAACACTCTTTATTGACATTTGATGTAGAATGTTCCGCAAAATGTTTATTAGAGCTGTCAAGGCATAGAATAGGTGTTTCAATGACGGTTCAATCAAGTAGGTATACACTTAGAAAAGATTTAATTGAGTTTGAAAAGACTGGTGTCCATGAAATTGATGAAACAATGAGTAATTATATTAATAAAATACTTGAATTATTAGAAGATAAAAAAAATACAATGGATGACATATCTATGATGTTACCAGCTTCTTATATTTATAAAATGCAACTTACTTTTAACCTTAGGAGTTTAGTTAATTTTTTAATATTAAGATTGGATAAATCAGCACATAAAAACATTAGGGATTTAAGTTTTGAGCTGATGGAACAATTGCCAGAAGATTATAAGAATTTATTAAAGAATCATAAAAAAATAAATGAACTTTATGGTTTTAACGAGGTTTATGGAGTTAAACATGAAAAAAATTAAAAAAAGTATGATAATCATACTAATCACTTCTCTTGTTGTGGCTTTTAGTATAAGCTTGCATAATAGCATCAATCTTCTTTCAAAGAATGTGGTGATGGTTGAGTATAAAAAATGTAAAAGTACATTAAAACTCACAAGTGATAGTATAATACATAAAAATGGTTACTATATTGATACACCTTTGATTGGTGGTGACCCATTTAAGAAAAAAACTTGTCAATATAAGGTGGTAGACATAAAGGATGCTTATTTAAAATACACCAAAAATTGTTATAGTGGCAAAAAGAATTTGAATGAAGACTTTATTACTAAGATTGGTAGTGAAAAAATCAATAATTTTAAATCAAAAAAACTTAGATGTTTTACATGGGAATAGGAGTAAATAATGAAATATAATTTACAAAACAATACATTTATAATAATAATAATGCAGGTTATTCTTTACTTTGGTTTTATAAAAGGTGTTTTATTATTCCAAACAGTTTTTGTCGGGTTTTATTTAATTGGTGCAATCTCATTTATTTTATTGAAAATATTGAAAGGTGAGGGTTACAAGAATCTTGAAGATGATATTAGTCATTATCTTAAGTTGCCAAAATATCAACAATACATTATTAATATTTCAGAAACATTATCACGATTATTGGTGATTTATGTTTTAATAACACAACAACAATACCTAGTTCTTGCATTATATATTGTTAGTGATTTTGGTTCTATATTACTTAAACATAAAATATTATCAAAAATAAGGAGTGAAAAATGACATATAATGTATTATATAATTTAACAATGCTTTTAGTCTTTTATATTGGGTTTGTGGCTGGTAGTGTATTATTTGAAATAGTATTCACAGGTTATTTTATTTTTTTATTTATTACAATACTAGCTGCAATGTTATTTGGAACTGATAAGGATTATAAAAGTATTTACCGTGATGTTAAGAAAAGAACTCAATTACCATTATATAAGAAATTGATTATAAATATTGTGTTTATTAGTGTAAATATTTACATGTTTGGTGTTCTATTTTTTAATGGGTATTACTTTCCACTTTTGATTATGATTCTAACTTACTTATTGGTTCTTAAGTTACATGAGATAGGTAAAAGGCTTTGTCTTTGTGGTGGTGATGGTGGTGATGATTGTGGTGATTGATTTTATTTTTTTAGCAAGGTTTTCATGAAAAGTTTCACCTCCTCCCCATCTGTTGGGTATTTATCTAGTGATTTTTCTACAATAATACGTACAGCATTATAAAATTTTTCATTATCAATTCCTTCAATTCCGTATATCTCTTTTCCAGAAAAAGTAAGAATCCTAACACTGCCTTCTGTTATTTGTAAAAAGCAATCTTTACCACTTGGAAGCGGCAAAGGTTTATAAACAAAGACACTCGATTTAGTGTCTAATCTTTCATTCAACCTTTCAATTATATCTTTTTTTAATAGTGGTTTACTCATCTTATCCTCCCAGACTATGGCTTAATTACCATCTATTTAGAGTATACTTATTTTTCTGGATTTGTCAAGTGTTTCATTGTTTTTTTTTTAATATTATTTTGATATGTTTTTATGGGGATTAAGTAATTAATTCCAAGTTCATTGTAATGTTTTTACTAGAATTGTTTTTTATCTTAACGTTTGTGTCATTAACATATATATCAATATTATCATTTTTATCTATTAATTTATCATAAGCAATTTCACTAACTATTAATTTTAGTTCTTTGAATACTGGTGTTATATCGACATCAGATGTTTGTAATTGGATTTGATAACTAAATCCTTTAATACCTGCTTGTGATTTAACCACATTTAACAAAGATTCTTTTGCTCCTGAAAATGGTGTCTGTGTTCCGGTACCAGTTCCACCATTAACGATGTTTGTAGTATTTAAATCAGCTGCTATCCCCGCATAATTTGGTACTGTTATTGTTATTTCTGAAACCCCGTTTGTTATTTCAGCATAGACTTGATTGTTATAGTCTGATGTTTTAGAATTTGCATTAATATTGGCAACTATTTTTTGGGCTGTTAGATTTAAATCTGTATCAAATGTTATATCACCACTCATAATTGAATCGCCATCAATTTCTAAATTCCATGTACCTGAACCACCTGTTAATTCATACTTTCCAACAGCATCAATTCCTTTTATATTATCATATAAAGTTGAATCACAAGCTAATATACCGTCATACGGGGATGGTAAATCAGAAGCCCCATCATTTGCTAAAAATTTAATATCCAATGTTTCACCTGAATCACTTGCGACCGTTTGTACATCAGTGATTTCATCCCAAGAATCAACTTTTACTAATATGTTTTTTGTTCCAGTACCAGCAGATGTAGAAAATGTTGGTGACAAACTTGCTATAATACAGGGAATATCTACTTCTAAAGCAGTACCTGAATCGGCTGTGAAAATATTCTTTACGCCAACACCACTTGCACTTATTCCAGTTGCATCAATAACTACTCTCTGTGTCTTATCCACTGTTGCACCATTTGTGCCACCAAAATAAAATAATTCAATATATAATTCACCTGTATTTTCACCCCATGTTTGTAAAACTGATATATAATGTTGCCGAACTTGTAATTGTTCAGAGTGTAATAAATTATATGTGCTATCATTAACAATATGGTATAAATAATACCAACCATCCTGGAAGGTTATACTCATATACTTCCGACCATTCCAATCAATTGCAATAGCTTTTGCGCCCATTGTTCCAACTCCACTTGAAACTAAATGCACATCACCGGCAACATCCATATATCTTATATTTTGGTCTATACTTATTAAATATGAACCATCATCAAATCCGTAAATCCTAGTTAACATATTATAAGTACCAGCCCCCATAAAACCGGTAATGAATACCAATTCTTTATTTGGTTTATATTCATAAATAGAATAGTCGGCGTCCTTTAATGTTATAAATATTCTATCATTTATATAGTTTATGCTTGTAATTATTCGATTACTCACAAGGGGATTATTGATATATTCAATTAATTTCCCAGTATAAAAATTAAATTCAGCAAATACTGTTCCAAGCGAATCATTTCTAGCAATTAGACCAATTCCGGTGTCTTCGTCATAGTCACCGATAATGGTTAGTCGACCCCTAACACTTGCGCTGGTTGCACCTTGTATATAGTAGCAAATAACACCTCTATCCCCAAATATTTCACCCAAATTATATTGATATAATACACTCCTATTTGTTATGTCGAATAACATTAATTCAGGGAAAGCATTTGTGATATTTTGTCCTGATACTATCGCAAAACTCGATATCATCATTATTTGTTTTTCGGGTAATTCATAAGCTCCACGATATTGTGCATCGGCCGGCATATTATAAGTATTTAGTGGGTTTGTGACTTTAGTCGAATCACTTTCACTCAAAACAGGGTTACTAAAATAAGTTGTGCTACTTGAATTGGGTGTAGCCATAAAAACTGGTTTGACATTTACAGTATTACACAAGTCATATGTTAAATTCTTTATTGCATTACTTTCAGTTTTTTCTGATGTGAGTTTTTTATTTGCATATGTGGAATTTGAGAGTGACATATTTGATGCATCTAAAGATATTTCACTCAATGCACTGGTTTTATATGCACTAACTTGTTTTGGTTTTACACCAAGAACATGAGGGAATTCAATAGCTTGATTTGGTTGAATTGTTAAGTTAGTTAATGTTTCTTGTGTTACCCCTGAAACCCCTGAGACCAAAGAAGTTGGGTTTCCACCTAATGTAATTCCATCCCCAATAAAAAGCCTCTTGGTGTCTGTTGTCCAGAATGGACGACCATCTTCTAATAATAGTGTCTGTCTCACTACATCAGTTCCTTTTTTTAAAATTAAACTCATTTTTATTACCCCTATTTGTTTTTTAATCTATCAACTAATTCAAAAAAACTTGCATTATTAATATCATTTTCTTCTTTAGTTGTTAACACTGTTTTATATGTTTTCGTTTTTCTAATAATAGTTTTTGTCTTTTTTAATTTTGTTTTAAGTATATCACCTTTTTTTATAGTACTTTGTTTTACAAATAATTTCAAAATAAATTCCAAAATGAATAATAGACTAACAACACTTAAAATCTTATATAGTTTTTTCATTTTAACCCCTTAAAAATCATTAAAATCAATATTCTCACCACCATCAATATTATCATCAATTTGGTTAGATTCAGATTCGTATTCGATAACATTAAAATCGAAAATAACCATATTATCATTAAACGCAAATGGTGTTGATGGTGGTGATGCAATATATTGTAATACCCCATCATACCCATATTCTAAATATGCGATATATAAATCTTCATCTTCAATCTTACTTAATTGAACATGTTTTAATTCATCCAAATAATAATCCATTAATGTATAATGATTCTCTTCTAGTGTTACATTTTCATAATCTGGGTATATTTGTAGATTACTATCCAGTTGTGTATGTATCACACTTTGTGGTGTTATGTTAATAGAAAGACTATCAATTAATATGAATTTTAACATTAAAAAAATTACACCTAATGGTTTCAAATAATTTAATAAACTAATTAAATCTTTTAATGTGTAATCACTATTAATATCTAGGTTTTCTATTAGAAAGATATTAGGTATTTTATTGTAAATAGCCTTGTCATAGACTAAAAAACCATCTTGTGAATAAACACTCGACTCAAAACCCAAAGTAGTTAATAAGGCGACATCTTCGATGTTATCATAATACAATTCTTTAATGTTTATATTACTTACAAGAGTTGTCCAAAAATTAATTCCATATGTACTCCCTTTTGTGTTGAAAATTCTTTTACTAAACAGTACAAATTTCTGCCAAGTCATATTTTTATCTACTATACTTTTTAGTTCAACAGGTATTAAATTTTCATATAAGTTTTTATCTGGATTTTTATCAATATCTATAAATTTTTTAATGTTTTCTATGAAATAAATTGGGTTTATTTTATCATTCAGATAATTTTCATCCTGCATACTATCAAGATAAAATGTAAAAAAATCTAATAAGTTTTTTCCATTATTATTTATATTATTATTAAAGAAATTTTCTATCTGAGTGGATACCCACTTCTTGTTTTCACCACTATCATATAACATACACTTCCTTTAATTATCCATTATCATAACACATATAAGATATTTATCAAATTTCAATTAAAGTGATGTTAGAATCGATATTATTTACATTCAATATGGGTTTTGGTTCAAAACCTTGGAAAGTTGGATTACTATCAGTTACATCTATAGATATATTAAAACTATCTCTTGTAACTACACTGATATCATTAAAGTTTATGTGATATGTTGTTTTACCATATGTACTACCAACAACTTCAGTAAAAGTTATTAAATTGGTGTATTGTGGGATTAACCCATCTATTATAACAGTATTTCTAATATAAAAAGATGAACCAAAAGTCGTTACTTCTAAATTGCTATTATTAATGGTTGTTGTTATACCATTGTATGTAATATTTACATCATAATTATCTAATAAATTTAATGCATCACTACCAATATAGTTAACAAAACTTTTTGTGTCATCATAATCACTATCTATTGTTAAACCAAAACCAACAGAATCAATTTTGAAATCAACCATTCCATTTATGTTTTCTTGCACAATATACATTTGTAAAATACTTTTATTAATATACGAAATATTATTATTATTTATGTTGCTTAGTAAAATATTATTGATGTTATTTTTTAATGGTGTAGGGTAATTACCAACAACATTTTTATTCAGGTAAGAGCTATATTTAATTAATAAATTATTATATTGTATATCATTAAAAACTATGTTAATACCAAATCTTGCTTTTTTATTAATTATATCAATTTCATTTACATAATTATCATAATTCATTCGTTCTACTACACCCGAATCAGATACTTTATACAAAGATACATAAACCATCCCTGCATTAGCGTTTGCAATGGGTAAATCATTAGAATCTAATACATTATATTGCCAATTTGGAAATAAATATTCAATAAAAGTATTTAAATCCGATTTTGTTACAATCCTATCTTGTGTTTGGTAGAATCGGCCCATTAATTCTTTAATTACCTCGAATCCTTCAGCACCCGCACCACCCGCACTAACATGTATTAATTCGGTTGAATATATGTCAGCATCAGTGTTCTCAATTATCAAATTACTTTCAGATATATTATTACCCTCATTACCTAAAGTTTCATAAAAAGATACCGAAACGCTACCATATACATTTTTACCCAATTCATCATTAGAAAGTTTGATTAATAATTTATCATCTTCAGTGTAATCTAAATAATAAAACATTCCATCAACTAAAATATCACTAGTGTCTTCAATAGTTTTATTGTTTGCTAGAAACTCTATTTCAGAATCAGTTGGATTGTGTGTTACAACTAAACTATCATTATCAATATTCCATTTATGTGTATCTATAATTATTTCATTATCGTTTGTAGATATAAAATAAGTTTTTTCTACTAATTTACCTTGTTTGAATTCATACTTAGAATATGTTTCATCAAACACAGTATCATTTTCTAAAATATGGTAAAATTCAGTGTCATCAGCCTTTACAATAATTACATCACCCTTATCTAATGTTTTACTTGTTACACTAGCATCTAAATTAGTATCAGAAAGTCTTAATTCTAGTGTAATTCTGCTGGAAATCATCCGTCTTGGTTCATACCCATATTTTTTGATTAAACTCATGATACTACTTTCTATTTTTGCGTTTGGTGTGACTTCGTTTATCATCAAATCAGTCTTTATAGATAAAGTAGTAAAAACATATGTAAGTGCTGAAATCAGTGTTGATATGTTAGAACCATCAAAATTTACATCTTTTAGTTGTGAATTATTTTCAGCAGCTTTTTCTAAAAAATACTTTTTAATTAAAATTGAAACATTTTCAGGTGTATCATGTAAGTAATTTATATCCATATTCAACCTTTTTTAAAATTTAATCTAAAACTATTTATTAAATATAGAAAAAATCTTATAATAAGGCACATATTTGATAGTAACTTAATTGGTTAAAAGAAGCCCTGCCTTTTGGTAGGGCTAAGACCCAAGTTGTAATTACAATAAAAAACTTTCCGTTGGTGTATTTATTGAGTTTCTCAACACAATTTCAGAATTGAAATCAATATTGTTTTGGATTAATTCATTTACATCTTTAATTAAAATAATATTAAAATTACTTTTAGCAAATAACTTCCAACTAAATACATGATATCCATTTAGAATTAATTCATTTGATGTTTCGTAACCAGCTTCATCATTATCCAAAATAAAATATAAATTCTTTTTTGGAATCTCATTATTTATACAATATTCAAGAAATAAATCTGTTTTACTTATGCTACCTAATGCAATATTATTATCAAAAAAAATTGAATCAATCTCACCTTCCAATATAAAAATTGGTTGATTAATATCTATACCATCCATATTAAAAAATGTTAATTCTGGTGGTAATTCCTTTTTGATTGTTAGATATTTAAGTTTAGGTTTTTGTAATAATGAACGGCCTTTTAAAGCATATATATCCCCCTTGTAGTCTAAGTATTTAATTAAAATCCTTTTATCAGGGAAATAAAACTTTTTATTTATTTTATTAATATTATAATATAGCTGCATAAAGTTTTCTGAATATGTAAAAAAGTGGTGTTTATTTTTGGGTATCATTCTTTTTTTTAAGAATATGTTTAATAAATTACTATTATCATTAGTGGCATTATTATAATAAATCATTTCTTCTTTAGTAAATACATTAAAATTATGTTCAACACGTTTTTTTTTAATTATAACTTCTTTGGGTTTAACATATGTTAATAATTCTAGGTTTATATTGGTGTCTGTTTCTGTATGGTAATCTTCCCCGATTCGTTTATAATATTGTTCTGCGTGTATGCTTGTTTTACACCTAAAACACTTATACCAAATCCCCTTTGGGTGTTTGTCTAAGCCTAAAACATATGCTCTATAATCTTTGGGGTTATCCCCTCTTGAACCATTACCGCAAAAGGTACAAAAAACTGATGTTCTATCATTTACCATTTTCTAATCTCTTTAATTTTATTTTAAAATCCATTTCAATTTTATCTAATTCAGTATTCAATTTTTGGTTGTAACCATCAATATCAATATTTTCATATTTATCAGCATTCATATAATTCATAATTTCCCCTGAAACTTCTATCTCCACATCTGTATTACCAGGTGTTTTATAAAAATTAGAACGTTCAATTAATTCTTTATATTTAAAAAATAGTTTTGGTGTTATCTTTCTATTGTCAACTGGGTTTATTATTATATTATTATAATCAATTATTCCATCTTCAGATTTAAAATATAAGGAATCGTATTTATTATAAACACTATATTGTTCTTTAAAATCATCTTCACCAAATTGCATCATTAATTGTTTTTTTACACTTGGGTGATATTTATTAAAGTTATAAAATCCCTTTACTTTATACCTTTTTAACCTAGTTTTATTTACTTCATATTTTCTAAATATTCTATACTTTTCACCAAGCAATTTTCCCGAAACATCTAGTATTAATTTATTCAAATCTCCACTTGGGATTCTTTGTATCTTATTGTTGTGTAAATATTCTGGAAATAGTTTATCAAAAAAAAGACTGATGTTTTTATTAGAAGGTTTATTGTATATAACAAAACCAATACCATCATCAACCTCAATTTCAGGGTTTTCCATCAATGCGGTGAAATCAAAAACCCCTTTACTTTTTTTAAATTCTTCGATATATTTATAGATATTAAATATACCATTTGGAAAAGTTATATCTAATAACTGCCAAAAAAATTTATAATTTCTTTGGTTGATTTTTGTGATATTATTTGCATATAAAAGTGATTTGATAATCACTAAATTTTCGTTTGCTGTCTTTCTGTTTTTTGTTGGTAAATTAAATTTGTTTTCCATTTTATCCGGCCCCTATAAATACCCTAAGAATTATAATATAGGAAGCAAGTAATGTCAAGTATTTACATGTAAAATTGCCATATTTTCATTAAAATAACTGATTGCGAAATATGCGTCGACTGATTTATCAATTTTATCTTCATCATATTCTTCTAATAGACTTAAATCTTCAATTAAATTAACCAATCTTTTACGATATTCTGTTCTTAATTCAACTATATTGTCTTCATTCATTTAAAAAAAACCCCATTTAAAAACAAATTATAGTATAATTTATTTATTTAATAAAGGCTTGTATCCGTGACGTTTAAGGCTTCTTTCATCTTCTAGTTTATCAATTAAATTAATTTCATCACCTTTTAAAATATTAAACATAATGTGGTATGTTTTTTGGCCTGATGATTCAGTATCAAAAGTACCAACAAAAGCGTATGTATTATTTTTTTTATTATACCAAATTGATTCCAAATCCTTAAATTTAACCCACCCAAAACCATTCCATTCGGGCTCAACGGAATCTATCATATCTTCAACTTCTTCGTCTAAATCTGAATATAATAATATAAGCTTAACTTCATCATATGTTAATGGGTTCAATATATAGGCTTCCTTTAATTTCTCTACATTATTTCTTATGTCTTCTAAAACATTAACTGATAAATTATCTTTTTTTAATAATTCTTTATATTCATTCATTTTAATAGTAATAATGTCTATGTTTTCTTTTTCTATTAGTAGCTTTTCAGCTACTATTTTTTGTAATCCATCAATTTCTTTAATTAAATCCATTATATAACCTCTTTATCAATAATATAAATATATTTATAAATTTTAATAAGGTAAAATATGAGTGATTTTAAAAGTGAAATAACATTAAAAAAAATTGTAGAAGGTGTTACAGATATTAAAGAATTATTTCCTGAAACTGTTAGTGGATATACTTATTATAATAAAATAGAATTAAGTATTGCAGCAGCAACGAATAAGGATATTGTATTTGAAAATTCTACTAAATTGTTTATTTTTGCTGAAAATGCTGTAACAATTAAACATGATAATGCGGATAGTATTGTGTTGGCGAAAGGAAAAAAGTTAATATTGGATAACACGGACGGTTTAACTACTATTAATATAGAAAATGAATCAACTGATACACCTGTATTAGTTAAATTATTTTTAGTTAATTAAAAATTAGGTAACTATGCTTTAAGCCCTACACAAAAACGGTATTGATATCACTAACAATAAACCCAGCAGCCCCAGCGTGTCCACCACCTTTATTTCCATTATACACAAATTGAGCTGCTATATAAGATACATCTATTCCTTCTTTATCCGACCAAATGGAACACCTATATTTATCACCATCAAAGATATACCCAATCATCAAATCCCATTTCTCTGAGTCCCATTTTGAATCATATGTTAGTGATGTTCTATCACTAGTGTTTAAAACCAAAGCTTTAAGTTTTTTATCCAATTGTTCTGCATAAACTTCTCTTGTATAAGAATAAGAATGAACGTTTATTTTATCTTTTACTTGTTGGTAATACAATAAAGATTTCCCTTCATTTAAAATTCTATCTATATCTAAAAACCATTTATTAGGTTTTCTGTTATAAATACCAGCACTATATATATCTTCCCAATTTTCATAATTGAAAATAGTACTTAAACTCTGTTTTTTCATACCAAATTGAAACGGTAATATTTTATTTTTCCATTTGTTCATATCAGATTTATCAAATACATCATAACGACCTAATAAATTAATAACACGTGGTATTTTTTCGTCACCTCTGAAGTATTTCCAAACTAATTCTATTGCAGAAAAGTTAGTATCCCTTATACCCTCAAACACACCTTCCATTTCTAAATAAGTTTTTTCGTGGTGGTCAATCCATGTAAAACTTTTACAATATTCACCACTATTTAATTTATCCATATATTCTTGTGGAAAAGATAAATCTGTCATAAAAATATGAACTGGGTTAAACTCCTGTATGTCTAATATAACATTTTCATAATTTTCATAATATCTAAGTGGCTTAAACTCGATTAATTCAGGGTTAAAATTGTATTGGTGGGATAGTAAAAACTTTACTAATGCACCACTACCTTTTCCATCCAAGTCACCTTTATCATGAATAATCAAGGTTTTATCATTTACTGCATATTCTTTCATTTTATTCATCCAATACGGTATTCATGATTATTATGAAATCTGTTTCTGTAGATTCCCATTTAACTAATCTAATATTTTCATAAAAAGTTATATCCCAAGAATCAACATGTGGAAACCAATTTAATGTGTGTGTATTTTCTTCAAATGCTTCTGAAGATTCAGAAATCTTTTCCTTAATTTCATTTCCAGTACCAGTTGTTTTAATAAAAGATACATTACCATCTTTGATAGTGAATTGATATTCACCTTCATATGAATGAAACATATCATTCAATTTTTTTAATTCTTTAAATCTTTCAGAAGATAGTGAAACTGTTGTTTTTTTAGCACCTGAAAACACATTTTTTTCTAAAGTATCCACTGCGCTCATAACGGTTATGTCATCACCATTTTTATTCTTTGTTAAATGATTATCTGTTTCATCAGTGCTAAAAGTATATACCATACTTCTTTCATTATTTTTAATTTTTAGATGACTTTCTTCATTAACAACCGTTTCAAATTCCAGTGTTGGTAATTTATCTGGTGTTACAACAGTAAACAAAGCCATTTTATTTAAAAAATCTTTGATAGAATGTAACTCTTTACCCTCAAAATCACCAAAACCATCTAATGTTGTTTTAACAAAAATAGAACCATGTTCATCACTAATTGCAACACTATGTTCTAATTTTAATAAATCTGTGTAATTGCTTAATTTTCTTAAATTAATTAACATTTTCACCCCTATTATTTTTCTTGTTTTTAGTTTCAGCATTCTTTGTTTTTTTGTCAATATTCACCTGGTGTTTATATGTATGTTTTGGTACATATTTAAAACCACCAAGTCTAACTAAGTTTTCTGCAATACCATCAGATTTTCTAACAATACGACCTGTTTTTATTTCTTTAATTGTTTTCATTTTTATCTCCATCAAGACTGATTATGACCATTTCGGTCAAGGTTGATAAACGACCCATATTAAAAATAATTTCCCTTGCTGATTGCCTTTTAATTGTTACATTCATTGCAAAACCCTCAACACTATTAAAAAGTGTGTTTAAAAGAACCATATCAGTTAAAAATGGTTGCAGCATTACTAGCTTTCGGTTAATATCACCAACAAGTGCTATATAATCAGTTACACCATAATCATTTAATAACTCATACAATTCTTTTAACACATCTTTCATTTTTTTCTATCCTAAATGTCTGTAATTAAATCATTTACCGTATTCTTATTTACCACAATATCACTTTTAGCTTTTTCATTTTTAACTTCATCCTGTTTTGGGTTAATATTAACTTCTTCCTTATGTCCATCAAGAATTTTTTGAACATCTGTTACAATATCATTATATGGTTTTAAATTTTGTTCCATCTTAGTAACAACTTCAGTGATGGATGGTAAAGCTGTATATTCAACATCTAATTCACTAAGATGGTGGTCTTTGGGTAGAACAGCAATATTCCAATTCAATTTATTTTGGTCTGGTACTGTAACAACTACTTTTAATATCTTACCTTTTTCTGCAAAATAAGGTGTACCCACATCTTCATCAGCATATAATTCCCATAATTTTTCTTTTACGGTTTTTGAAAAATACCATCTAAATATTTTACCAACATTATCAGGGTTGCTACTATCTTCAGTTACATAAATAAAAGCATACTGTGATTTTTTACTTTTTAATTCTTGATATAATTCCTTATCCTTATTTTCCATATCTTCAGGATAAGACTGAAATATTTCTGAAATTAAAGCCTTAGTCTTACCTTCTTCTTTTGTACAAATAGGACAATCTTTTCCAAACAGTGTAGGACATACACAATATAATTCAGAAGTGAATTTACCATCAACCTTTTTTTGGTATGCCTTATGCGTAATACTTTCGATAAAAAACAATTCGTTATCAATCGCCTTACCATCACAAATTGATGGTAGAATACGTGCTTTAAATACGTGCTTTTTTCCTGTCTTTGGTGTCTCAAAACGATACAAACCGGGGAATCCTGTGTTTGATTTATTTTGTGCTTCTGTTTCAGATTTCTTTGCATAATCTTTTAATGATATCATTTTACTCCTTTGTAATAATATGATTGTTAATATAATACATTTTTTCATTATTTAATAAACTTTTTATTTAACCAACTTACTTAATATTAATAATAAATTTGTAATAGTAATTACTTTATCCACACTAAATGAAATTTCCCAGCTTGCACGTGCCAATTCAACAATAGCCTGGTGTTCACCTTTTTCTACAAAATATTTTCTTAATTCAACAAAAATTTGATTCTCAACATATGTATTTTTCGCATATTCGTGTAACTCTCTTATGTCACCTTTTTTTAAAATATCTATTAATAATTTACTATCAATATTTTGTATTTTATTCTTTAAATCCCCGTTTCTAATATATTCCTGGTATAATATAGAAAGAATACTTCTAAAATCAGGATAAAACATTTTAATGGCATCAACAACAACACTTTCTTCATATTCTATACTTTCTTTTTTTAATATTGAAAATATTCTATGTAATAATTGTGTGATTATTTCACTCTGATTTTCTTTATATATTTTATCTAAAAATAATTCCCCAGATTTAAACCGACTTCTAATTGGTGGTATTATTTTTTCTGGATAATTAAGTGTTGCAATAAACCTAACCCTGTCTTTATATTCTTCTATAAAACCCCTTAATGATTTTTGTGCTTCTACTGTAAAATTATCAAATTCGTCCAATACAATTATCTTTTTGTCTATATCATTTTGTGTATATGCGAGTACTGATTTTCTAGTAGCAAATTCTTGTAATTGTTTTCTAACAACATCTATACCATTTTGTGTGGATGCATTAATGAATAATGGTTTTATATTTAATTCTTTTGTTATTATTTTTGCAAGTGTTGTTTTACCTAAACCTTGATATCCAATTAACATTATATTTGGCATATCTAATTTATATGAACCATTTCTTTTCTTTTCCAAACTAATCCAATTCTTCACTAATTGTTTATATTTTTCTGGAAAAACATATTCATTTAAATCTTCAGGATGGTATCTATCCACCCAATCTTTTGATGCTTTCATTTTATCAACCACTTCCTTAATGTTTATTTTTTTACCATCCTTTTTTTTAGTCATTCATTTACCTCACTATAGTATATCATGAAATATTATTACATTTTTTTTTTATTTAACTAAATCATTTTAAAAAAAATACTTGACAAACCCAAAAAAAACTGTATATTGTAGATAGATGGCAATTAAGCCATGATTCAATAGGAGAATGATATGATTGAGAATACTATGTGGTGTCCAAATTGTAATGAGGGCGAGGAATTAAAGAACATTAGTGATGGAAATATAAAGTGTAGAACATGTGGGTACATAGGAAAGCCGAATTGTCTTACCAATCCGTCATCGACAGAATTGGTAACCAGTGAGGAAGATATTAACGAATTGGTAGATTGTGTTACGGATAAATCACATCAAACAACTGGTATTGGCTTTTTTAGTGCAGGGTCTGTTGATATAATTAATTTAATAAATGAAAATGAAGGGTTATTGAAATATGATTCATATGGTTCATTTATTTTTATTATTTGGAATGGGGAAAACACCCAAAAAGTAATAGATTTATTAAAAAAAGGCGATGTGTTTCATGCCTTTATTTTAAATCACAATCATTGGTCATATTCACAGGAAGATACACTTAAAAGAATTTCAGGTCTAATTCAATATTGGAATAACCATACTTCATCCATTACCTATCATAAGGTAAAAAATCAACAAATTGAATTAAATAAAAAACATGTAGAATGTATGGAAGGTATGGGAGTATATTCTACTAAAGATATTAATGATTTTATGCATCCAATATATTTACTAAACAGAATATATAAAAACAAAGAAATAACTAAAAGGGATATGGGTGAGTTAAAAAAACTTATCCCTGATAATGCTGAAGGGATTAAATTAATTGAAAATTTTAAATCTGATGTGTGTAGAGATTTTTTTCACCATGGTCATTTAGGTTATGATGAATATTTAGATACACATCTACCCATTTACAATATGTTAATAAAAAATCTACCAGAAAACATTAAAAAAATCATATCTGGAGGGACTGATTCTTATAGTTACTCATATGAAGAAGAATGGGGTAAAAGAATGAACCAAAATGTCCATAGAATTGACACTGAATTTATGCTTAATCAATTAAAAGGTTTAAGGCAATATGCTAGACTATTAATAGATATAGAAAAAAACTAAACAATCCCCAATTAAATAAAATAAAATAAAAACGCTTGACGAATCCCGAAAAATCAGTATACTCTAAGTAGATGGTAATTAAGCCATAACCCAAGGGAGGATACTATGAAAGTCATTGAATCAAATAACGCATATATGCAGAAAGCGGAATCAATAATTATAACTTTTATTCAACCTATGTTTCATAGGGATTATAAGAATTCTTTAATGTATAATATCAAAGAAGTGTTATCATACCTATCAAAAAGAAAAAACACACCATCATTAAGCCTACATTGGTTGAATATGTCTTTAGAAAATGGATTCACTCACATGGCATTAAATAAAAGAATAGAAAAAAAAACTATAAAAAAACTTAATAAAATTAGATTAAAAAAAATATCATTATCCGATAATGAATATAGGTTACTGGGTACACACATTGGTTTAAATGGTAGTAATTCAATTAACTCTTTGGTTGATGATAACTATTCTTATGTTGCACTAGAAGATTATAAGGATGGAACTAATTTTTCAAAACATAAAATAGCCGGTTTAATATCTTCATTAGAAGAAAAAGGTTTTATATATAATGAAGATATTGGTCAAAATACTTTATATGTATTAAATGTTGATTATTTATTAGAATATATTTTAACTGAGGAAGAATGTAGTATGTCTTTTTGGGATTGGGAATTATTCAGAGTGAAATAAAACATCAGACCTAAACAAGTCTTAAAACTGTTTTTTTTTCATTAGGAGGGTTGTAATAATGTATAAGTACACGGTAACATTGATATGTTACCAAAACAGGAAGTTTTTAGAAATCGTATTCATTGTCACATCAATATGTGGTTTAGAACATTTTAGTGGTGGTGAATTATTGGATATTATCGAAAAATTAAACATTGATATTGTATTTGATACTTCAATTATATGTGACGATTGGGAATCAGATGTAGATTTTAAAATAATACACCAAAATGAATTGGTGTTAAAAGATGAAAACAAAATAAACACCAAATTTAAAATTAAAGCTGATGAATTAAATAGTGATATATTAAAACATAAATTAGAAAGTCTAAAATTAAAGTGTGAAAAATATGATTTTATAAGTGAGATTTTAGAATCAGAAACAAGAAATTTAACTAAGGATGAAAAATTGTTTCATAGTGGTTTTAGTTTTGAATATGACGAATATATGTATTTTAAAGAAAGAAGAATGAAGGAATTTATAATTGACAGGAAGGGTAGAATACATAGGGTTGCTGAAAACCTTTATTTTTCCCGTTGGGGTTGGGATGGTACATCATTTCATGATAAAATCACCAAACCATTTTTCCAAAATGTTAAATACCCTAAATCACATGCAGTTAATAAAGGATGGATTATAATTGGTAGCCATGTTGGATTTAAAATTATTGTAATGCCAACAATAAGACAAATAGAAACATTAAAAAAATTGGGTTGGCATAGTATATGGTTTAATGGTGAATATTTAAATATTAATAATTAGGAGGATAGTATGTGTGTTCAAAAAGAAAATGTAATGAACCAAACAACAGGGTTTGGTTTTTTTAGTGCTGGTGATATTGAACACATTAACACTAAATTCATGCTTAATCAATTAAGAGGTGTAATTCAATGCCTTAGATTATTAACAGATATAGGAAAATAGGAACACACTATTCTCTCAAAACTAAACAATACCCATCTCAATCAAATTAAAAATAAAATTTTCATAATTACTGACAGTTCCAGCAAAAGTATCAAAGTTTAACGAATCTATATACCCATTTAATATAGCTGGTTGTAGAATATCTAATTTCACCACAATATCTTTTAATAAAATTGTATCAACATAACCATATTTAATATATTTTTTGTAATCATTTAAGTATAACTTTTCAAGGTTACCTTCATCGTGGTAATTAACTTTCCCATATTCATCACCTAAAATTGTTTTTGCAACATAATCTAAAGAATATTTTGGAAGTGGTGGGTAATACACTTTTAATAAATCCATACTATCTATCTGTGAAACCCCCAAAATATCAACAGCATCATATTCACCAAATTTATCCCTGCCTGTATAAGTTCTTACCTTACCAAAAGGTGAAAAGTTCTTACCACCGAGACCAATTTTTTCAGCACGATAATAGAGATATGGGTCATCAAATTTAGAACCATTATGTGCTATTATGATATCATTATTTTCTTTTAAATATTCAAAGAAATGTGATATTAAATCTTTTTCGTTTTCAAAATGTTTATAATAATCATATGTCTGAGTATAATCTTCTTTGTAACCAAAAGCAAAACTATGTTTTTTATTAAAATCATAACCTGTTATTAGTGTTACAGCGTGTTTGGCTTCTTTAACATTCACTCTTTTACCATCGAACCTGGTTTCTATGTCATAATAAAGTGGCCGTGGAATGTTTAAATCCATTAAATCTACATCCAAACTAAAGTTTTTACTGATATATTGACACTCTATAGTATCAACACCATACAAATCTATTTCACCATCTTTTTTCAATGTTCGTAATAAATTTTTATATTCTTTAATGTCGTTTGATTTATATTCAGCAACATTAACACCTTCTATTGTAACACAAGTGTTTTCACTTTCATTTGCAGATTCTATATATAACCTTAAAGGCATTTGTTTTATTATTTTTGAAACATATTCTAATGTCATAAAATCATAATATTTTAAATATAATTTATTTCTATATTCCTTGATATAAGTATATTGTTGTTTTATTTCCATGTTATTACCCATTCTTGAAAAGAATAATTATAGTTTTTTTTTGATATTTAAGGAATCTTTTTTTGTTAAGATTTCATTTCATTAAGTTGATTCTTAATGTCTTTAACGTCATTTTCTGATAGTTTAACTCCACCCAGACGTTCATCCACATCATTTAATATTTCGCTCAATTCATCTAAATGTTCACTCATTTTTACCTCCATATATTAACTTTTTATTTAGTGATAATATTCACCAATTTTTTAGGAATAAGAACTATCTTTTCGATATTTTTATCACCAATATATTTTATTACAGCCGAATTATTCATAGCAAGTCTTTCAATTGCACCCTTGTCTTCATCTTTATATATAACTTCTTTCCCTATTAATTTCCCATCCACTTGAAAAATGACAACTGTATATTCACCCTCTTCTTTCCATCCACATTTAGTTGATTCAATATATGAAAAAGGGTTGAGAAAAAAACAATCAATACATTCTGCTATATCATTAATAAGTATTTCACGTATTTCATCAATCATTTTTTACCACCATGTTGATTTAATAAAAGTTCAATTTCTTTATCTTCTTCATCAGTTGTATCAAGACCTTTATCTTCTGTCAATAAATTGTTTACTTCGATTAATTTATTTAATAACACCATGTTACTTGTATTGTAGCCATCTAAAGTAATCCTTAAAGAATCATGTATCTCTTTAATTAACTTAATTAACCCTAAATCAACATCTTCATTATTATTATTATCTGCACGTTGCATCAATTTCTTTAAAAATTGTTTTAAATCCTTTATTGATTCTTTATATTCTTTACGGATAAAAACAACTTCATTGTTAAACGCTTTTACATTCCCCTCTATTTTAATAACATCCTTATCCATAGTAATCACCAATATTAAATTTAATAACAAATTCAAATATATGTTTAAAATCACCTTCTTTATCAAATTGATAATTAACACCAACTTCATCATCATATTCATGTAAAAGATTCACCCCATTTGGTGGTAAATTTGTTAAATAATTTTCTGTGTTATGATATAAATAAAGTAACATAACACTTTCATAATAATTCTCTAAACTAGATAAAATCTCTTCACTAATATTTTTCCAATTAATTATCTTTCTTATGTATAAATAATAAGAATCAGTGTTATAATTTAATAACATATTGTTTAATGCAGTACTATCATTTTCGTCAACAAATTTTAAATATCTTGTTACAAAAGGTGTAACATTCTTATCAACATGTATTTTATCATAATCATTAGAATCACCTGTATCATAGCAAAGCGTTAATAAGCCATCCGCATCTGAAAGTATATTATTTAACAATAAAACATTTGGGTCAGAGCTTCTAATATCTTCATATGTTGTTGTTGCCGTTGCTGTATTTATTTTATCTTTAGATAAAAGTAAATATAAAAATTTACCATTTTTAATAAATCTCACAATCATTTTTATTATACCAGCATTAACAGCATTAAAAATCGTATTTTGTTTACTCATGTTTACCTCTCATTTAAATAACGATAAACACCACTATCTTTATCATAGTAACCTAAAATAACATATTCCCCATAATACCCCGTTAGCTCTGTTTTAGTTGCACCACCAGCATCTTCCACTAATTTTAGTTCACCACTTAAATGTGATTCTAAAAGATAAAATGATTTAACAGCTCCTTCATTTGCGTAACTTTTTAATATAAATGCATTATTTAAAATTATATTACTTGATGTAAACAATGGTTTTATTATAATGCTATCAGTACCACTTTCTTTAACCAACATACCATCAAACATATTATTTTCATTTGCGAATTCAGTGTTTTTAGGTAAATTAATTAAAAATTGTTTTCTTTCTGTTATGTTTCCTAAAGCCATATTAACATTTAATGGCATTACACATAAATAATCATCATTTTTTCGCATAACAATATAATCATTTGTTATATACGCAACATCAGATAAATTAAAAACTTCATCATTTAAAATGTCATCATTATTGTCTTTTTGGATTGGTATATTCCATTGTGATAATAATACACCAGTATTTAAATCAAGTGATTGCATAAATGTATTATCACCGTTTTTATTTGGTGATGCCCTAAACAACACAAAAACCTGTCTGATAATATCTATTTGGTGTGATATATAATCCGTATCAGTCAAACTAATTGCTTGTATTACACTCACATCTGTATTATTTACGGTAACACTACTTCCAGTTCCACTTAATGTAAAATAACCAACATTTAGATTATCCACACCTGAAGTACCTGTAATATACCACATGTTTGAACCTGATGTTGTTATGTACATTTGCCTAAAATTGGTGGCTGAATTAATTGTCAATGAACCAGTATTTAATGAAAGAGGGTACGGAATTGCGTCCGAAGCTACATATGCAATACTAACAGTTGTATCATACGGATTTACACCATAGATAGATGTTATAATAGCATAATCATTATCCATATCATATGTTACATCATAGCTTTGTATAGTCTCTGTTGTTGAGTTACCAAGGGTTGACATAACCGTTGTAATACTTGGTGTAATAAAGTTAAATAAAAACTTAGCAGTCCAATGATATTTAGTTCCTGGTGCACCAGTTATATAATTAGTAGCAGTAACATAAAAACCCAGTGATTGACTTCCAGAATCATAATAACAATAAATGTGAGAGTTTTGTGAGGTTTTTTCCTGTAATATTTGGTTTGTTGTTATTACCTCACTATGTTCTCCATTATAAAAATCTAGTGTATCACCATTTAATCCATCATATTTAACAAAAAGATGTGTTTCGTTATTGTATTCATATAGAACTAAATAAAAAATAATACTATAATCACCCCCAATCATATAATATTTTTTTACTTCATGAATATAAGTATAATCCACCCCTAAATTAAATGTCATATATCCATCGTTTAATGTGGATGGTATGCTTATACCTTCAGGTGTATTGATATACACTAAATGTTCACTTTGAAATTCAGGTGCATCTAATACAGAAACTTGGTGTTTTTTAAACATATCTGTTTCCGTGTTGAAATTATTCTCAACTAATTTGTTGTATTTTTCGTAAAACTCTTTAATTTTATTGGTACTTGGAATGACCAGTAAATCCGATTTTGGATATAAACTCATATTTTTTAAACTCCTATAAAAAATCCATTGTGAAATATTCATATATAAATTCGACATCTACTGTTTTATACACAACGTCTTGTATAAGTGATGTTCTATTAATACGACTATAACTCGCAAATATAGTATTGTGATAAGTTATTTTAATAAGAGGTTTTTTAGAAACATTATCCATTTTAAAAACAACTAAATTAAAACGATTAGCGTCTTCACTAATTCTATGTTTTAATGAAGACATATCTATTAGATTTTCAGCAAAATATTTATATAAAAATTTCATAATATTCCACTTATTATCTAAAATAAACGGAATAGTAATATTTTCAAAATTCAATATTGTATCAACAATTATGTGTTCATAACCGTTTCTATGGTTCTTTTTTTTAGTGAAATTCAGACCCATCCCAACTAAATCAACACTTAAGGCATAATGTTCTAAATTTTCACCACCTTTAAAATCAAATACGATTAAATAATTATTGTCAATGTCAAAATTCTTTGGTAGTTCACCTGTAAATTCAATCATTTACGCAATCCATATTCTAATGCCATAAATTATCGTTTGGTTTAATGGTGTATCGTTAAAATAAATTGCCTGTGTTGCGTCTTCTGTTATTTTAAAACTCCCCGTTTCAAAATCAATTGATAAACCCTCATTTGCAAAAACAGTAATATCGTTTTCTGTATTATAATCTTCTAAATTATGTTTTTTTTGAAATGTTTTAAATAATTCATTAAATTCTCTAATATATTCACCCACAAATAACCCCTAAATATATAATCTATTTATAGAAAATCGTTAATACCATTGCTTTTTTTATTTTTCTTGAATTCATTAAAGAAATAACCACCATCTTTATATAGTTTCTGAATTCTATCTTTAAAAAAGCCTGGCATATTTTTATTGAAATCATCTAATTCATTATCATCTTCTACGTTATACATACTCAACGCATTTACTAATAATTTAGCTATATTATCACCTTCTACATAATCTTCATAAACTTTATTCCAAATTATGTTATAAAATTTATTCTTTAGTGCTGTGTCATTTTTTAAATCTTTAAAGCTGTGAAAATCCATTAAAAGTACTCCCTAAAATTGTTTGTTTTTTTCAATTGCCATCCGGCCGCCCCTAATAAAATATTTAAACTAGATAGATAAAAAGCATCAAATTGTAAATCATAATCTATATCAGTTACAAAATATTTCATCATTTCTAAATTTCTAAAAGTGATTGTATCACCTTTACCCGTAAATTGTTTATTTGCCTTTAAATACACGAAATAAGCATAATCACCATTTTCAATAAAAGATGTTGGGATATTGTGTTTTCTAATTAAATAATTACAATAAGCTGCGCCCCTAAGTATTGGAGTTGCTTTTGGTTGTATTACATAATCAGCTTTTTTTATTATCTTATTATCTTTAAATAATTTTCTATAAGTATTTATCTTATAAGCATTTTTTAATGCATTATGTGTACTATATTCTTTTATATATTTGTGATATTTATTTACCTTTGTGTTTTGTGCAATTTGTGTTATATCCATAGTTTTAAATTCTTTTCTTATTTTTTCAACAAATCCCCTTAATTCATCAATTTTATTTCTAAATATTATATCAACACTATGTTCTAACCACTTTGTTATAACAACCGGGTACGAAACATTTTTTGTAGATAACCCCGTTGTTTTTAATTTGTATGGTGTAAAAAACTTACCTTCGTCATACAAAGTTTTCATTACGTATTTTTTCTTTTCAACGTGCAAAGCCGCTTCATTAATCTTTTCAATTTTCATTTTCATTTTATATTCAAATTTATTAATATAGTCACTACTATTTTTAAATGTTGTATCAATTATTGGTTGTGCAACCTTTTCATTAAATACTAAAATATCATTAATTAGTTCCTTGTTGGTTGCATAGACTTTGTTTTTATATAGTGCCTGTATAAGTGGGTCAATATTTACGTAAACCGAATCTGTGTCTATATATATAGATGGTTCATAATCTTTGTAATCTGGAAACATAATTTTAAAATTATCTGTTACGGATTTAGCAATAGATTTAATATAATATTGGCTTAAAGATGTTATTGCATTTGCAACATCCAAATCATAATATTTGTAATAAGCATTCGCAAAAGCACCATAACCCTTGTTTAAATTCCGTTTAAATGCTAAATCTTTCGTTCTGTAAACCCTTTCTTGTTCACCCCAATATTTAATGTTCTTTTCGTCATTGTTTTCTTTAGCTTTATTTAATCCATCAATAGCATTACTTCTATGTGCTTTTGCAACTAAACGTTTATCATATAAATAATTCATAGCCACACACATAACACTTTTCTTGTTTAGTTTAAAAAACATAAGATTTGGTGTTACTGATAAATTATACTTTTCTAAAAAACCACCAAAATCTATTGTTCTTGTTACCATCAAATCTATTGTTGCGGCTAAAATATCTCTATAAAGTGGGTCACTCGATTTTCTATATAAAATGTTAAAATATGATTTTGGAAATTCAAAACTTAATAAATCATCTTTTCTATATTCATCTGTTTTAATTAATAAGTATTCCCCACCTCTTTTAACTGCAATTCTTTTACCTTCTTCAATTTTTTCTTTTTTTAATTTACCAGTTCCATCAAAAAAATGATGATAAAAAGTAGAACCCTTTCTGCTATACATAGACTTTGTCATTTTCTTTATAGGAACGTGTCTACCTTTGCCAGTTTCAAACACATTGAATATCTCAACCTGTTTAAATAAATGTTCCCTAAAGTCAATTGGTAAATCAGCCAACATTATTTTATTTTCCTTTCCAATATTAGCTGTCATAATAGCGGATGGATATTCCGAGTTAACATCAAAAGACATTGTAAAACCATACAATCCACGTTTAGTTAAATAATTATAACCACCCAAATAAGGGTACTTTTCTGAATGTGCAACAAAACGCCCACTAACCAATTTTCTATTCATATTTTGCACCACAAATTATTTGGGTTTTTCTCTTATTAAACAATAATAAATCATCACATTTGAGACACTTTTTATCAGCCACAAGGCAATTTTTTTTATCACAAACATTTTGTGTTATCTTATTATTAATTATTGTAAATAAACTAATTAAATTAACATTTGCATCTTCTATATATTTATTATCATCACTTTCTTTATATGGTTTCCCAAACATTATTTTATATTCCATCATATCCCCTAATCTAAATCCATTGGCATTATATAATAATTAGTTTTAATACTACTATTTAATTTAGGATACACTCTAATTACTTCATCATTCTGAATAAAATCAAATACCACTTCATTACTTTTCAATTTTTTTAATATTAACTCTAAAAAATGACCAGACAATCCTATTTGATTTATTTTATATTTGGATAATCCTATTTTAATTTTAGACTTTAATTTACTGTTATCAAAATCGTTTGTTCTTAAATACATGTTTTTACCATCAAGTGAATCTAATATAATTAAAAATGTATCTTTATTACTTAAAGCATTGATATCTGTAACATTTTTCAACAAACGTTTTCTATTAAAAAACAAAAGATTACCATTCTCTCTTGTTATAGATTCCCAGTTAATAAAATCATTCCCTTGTGTTAATTCCCAGATTTCAAAATACTTGTTTTTAACACAAAACATATTATTACTTTTATCATAACTAATTTGTACTTTTAAATTATTATTTCGGTATGGTGTTAATACTTTTATTAGATTTATTACAAATGTATTGTGTAATAAGAATTGGTATTCAACATCAGTTTGTTTAAAAATATTGACATTATTATGTGCTAATATAAAACTATTAGTTCCTATTATACCCTTATTACCAATACACACATTTTGTAATCTTTTTTTTGTAACATCTTTAGATGTCATTTCAGCAACATTTTCTAACTTTTCCAATAAACTGTTTAATGATATTTCACCCTTTAATTCATATTTGCTTATGTTTTGCGGATAAACAAAGCCATTATCATGTAAATTCTCCACAACAAAGTTATATTTTTTATTAGAAATTTCGATTGAATCAAACAATTTCACCTCTGTTTGATAATCACTTAGATGGTTTTTAATTTTTAGTAAAACCTGTGGATTAAAGAATATGTTTTTAGTTGTTTCCTTGTTGATAGTAACGTTTTTTGGTAGATTGTATATAATACCACCACCTTCACTAATTCTTGCTACCAGCGCCTTTTTTTTAACATCCAAACAGACTGGATTGAAATTAAAATCCATAGTATTTAAAAAATTGGTTACACTGGTTATTATCGTATTAAACTTTTGCACTATTAAAACTCCATTAAATATATTGTTTGTATTATAATGTAGTTGTAATATTTAATAAATATTTTTATGCAATGTTTTTTAAGGGGGTTGTTATGGCAACATGTAAGTGTGGTAGTAGTAGAACTGTAATGGGTGATGATGGTGTTTTGTATTGTGTTAGTTGTGGAAAAAAATTAAGTGGTGGTAGAAAATGATAAAATTAATAACAAAAATAATTGATTTAATAACCTTAATATTTACTTTTTGGAAAGATAGAAAAAATAAAGACGATGTTAAAACAACTGGCATCAATTCACTGAATGATTTAAATCTTACAACAGACGATTTTACAAATTTATGGTTACTAGCTAATGATAATAAAAATAAATTGATAAGATTAAGATTGAATAAAAAACAAAAAAAAGCAAATAAAGGTAAAATTGTGAACTGGGAAAAACAAGATGGGAAATCAACAATAATTTTATTACAGATTTTTATGGCTATGATAAAAGAAGTTAATAACGGAAAAAAATTTGGTTTAATATTAGATAGTGTTAGTAGATTTCAAAAAGTTGCTACTTTTTTAAAAGAAATCCAAAGCGCAAATAACAACCTAAGGAATAATTTTAGTCTTTTAAAAATAGAAACAAACAAAACAATTACTTGTGATATAAATAACACTAAATTATACATAACATCTAAAAGAAAAAAAGATGATGATTTTAAAGCGCTTGATTTAAATTTTTTATTTGAGGATATAAATGAGATATAACAAACATTTTAGATGGTTTCTTGCATCTAATATTAATAATAACCCAGCTTTAACATACGAAACAAAGCCGTTTATTGCTTTTGGTTATAACCCTGCTGTAAATACTGATACTGAACCTGATTTTAGTGATTTCGTGGGTGGTGGGTTTAATAAACTGGATAAAATAAAAATAGTTAAAGATAAAGAATTACTGGAAACACCACATATAACTATAAATGGTAGAGATTATTTATATCTTTCTAGTGTTTCCAACTTCGATACTTTTGATGACATAATTGGAAGTGTAGATATAAGTAAAGACGATGTTTTTTATCACTTACATTTACAAAAAGCTGTTGATTTAACATACTATAAAAACAATACAATCCATGATAAAATTAATCAAATATTAATATTTTTAATTAAAAATAAAACTGGTTCGCCTTACAAATATGATGATTACACACTTGATGAATTAAATTGTGATAATCTAACATCTGATTATGAGATAATCCCACTTGCTTTACAGTATACAACTATTTTAGATTTATCAGCCACTTCGGAATTATATTTTCAATTTGATGTAATTATTTAAATTTCTTTACTAATTAAATACAAAATACTATAATTATATTTTTCACAGGAAGGTATTATTATGAAAAAGAATGAAGTCATTTTATCAATAAAATATGGTAAAAATGATAAATTAGAAGATTTATTTGGCACAATAAAAGAAAAAGGTTATGAAATGGAAATAATCGAATATAAAAATAGGTTTAATTTCTTTTCTTTCATTAAAAATATCTGGAATAAAATAAAAAAAACATATAATAAATATAATATTGAAATTGGTGGTGTTATATTTGTAGTTGTTTTTATTGTGGTGGTGGGTTTATTAGGTCAATCTCTTTTCAAATACTTGAGTGAATCACAGCGAAAAAGTGATGATGAATATAAACAATATTTGAAGACAACTATAGAAAAAAATATTACAATTGGTGTATCTAAAGATTGCTTAATAAAGTATAAAAAACCAGCAAATGAATTAATTCGTAATATATACAAGGATAGATATTCTGATATAGGTTCTTCACCAAAAAAGGATAAAGAAATAGAACTTGAAATAAACAAATCTTTAAATGAACTATGTGAAGGTTTTGTTAATGAATAAATTATTATAAAATGGTGGTGTTATGGATAAGAATGAAGTTGCATTATTAATTAAATATAATGAAGAGGATAAGTTAGAAAACCTGTTTTTAGGAATCAAAGAAAAAGGTTACGAAATGGAGATAATTGAATATAAAAGGAAGTTTAAACCCGTTTCGTTTATTAATATTATTTTATCTGGATACAAGGATATATATATTAAATATTATAGAGAAATCTGGGTTACTATAATCTCAATATTTTTTTTACTTCTAATATCAGTTACATACACATTCACCTCTGATTTAGCAAAATCCTTAAATAAAAATGATGATGGTGGGTATGATTTATTTTTAAAGAAAAGTATACAAAAAAATATTACAATGGGTGTGTCTGGGTCTTGTTTAAAAACATATAGTAAAACAGCAAATAATATTATTAAGAAAATATACACCCATAATCGTACTAATATAGGTTATTCACCCAAAGAAGATAATAAAATAAATAATAAAATAAACAAGTCTTTAAATGGACTATGTGAAGGTTTTGTTAATGAATAAATGGAGATGTATATGGAAGATTTATTGGGTTCAATTTTCACCGTAATTGTAGTTTTTGGTTCTTTCCCAGTAATACATAATTTTATAACCAAGGATTACCAGGAAACAAATAAAAAGCGCAATGACTTCAAGAAAAAACAAGTAGAACTAGTTATTAAAAAAGGTGTGTCAGAAGTATGTATTTTAAAGTATAAAAAATCAAGCAATAAAATAATCAATGACATTTATTATAAACATAAAAGGGTGATTGGAGAAAGCTTTAAAAAAGATACTGAAATTGAATATGAAATATATGATGCATTAGAACAATTATGTGGTGTTTAAACTAATTCTAAAAGAAAGTGGTATTTATCATCTTTTCCCCAAAAATGAGACAATGTATAAACATCATCTTCATACATTTTTTTTAATGCATTCCCAACATCCACAATTGAGTTGGGTACAATTTCCAAATATTCTTTTACAATATGAGCATATGAAGAATTTTTTAAAAAATCTTTGCCGTAATTGTCTATTAAAGCCTTTTTGAAATCATTTATTACTTCATTAGCATCATAATATATATATGATGCCTTGTTTTTCAACATTTTTTTAATTCTTTTTGCATTTTGAATTAAAAGCCGTTCATTCAACACTTTTAATTCACCCTTGATTACTTTCTTTTCATTTCTTTTATTTTTCATTCCATAATAACTTAACATACTACCTCCTAAAAGTAAAAGACAACCCGTTATCATAACATAACTAATTTTTCTTCATTTGTCAAGCTGTTTTTTAGTTTTTAGTTTATATCACCGACCTGAATGTCGATGTTTCGTAGTAATTTATGTGAAGTTTTAAAGGATGTTTAGCGTTTAATATATTTGAAAATCTTTTTTAACAATAACAACACACCACTTATATTTATTTTAGTTCCTTGCTTATCTAAACCAACTTTTCTGGTTATAGCATTAAATTCACTCATTGAAAGTTTTTTAGACTTTTCTAATGCTTTTTTTAATGAGATTTTATTGTTCATCATAAGTCAACTTAAAAACATCTGGTTTACACGGGTAAAATTCACCTGTAACACCTTTTATTATATAATCCCCAATACTAGTATTCATTACACCTTCAAGCGTCTTAATCGGGATGTTTGATGTGTCATTGATATCACCACAATCTTTTCCTATAAACTCAATACATTCTTGAAAGGATTTTTTACTTCCATCAAACAAAACAGCTTTAACAACAATTCTTTTTTTTACATATTCTTTAATCATTACTTTTTACCTCATCAAATATTAATTTATATAACTTCTTTACCATTAAGAAATAATATTTCATACTCTTTAGTGCCATCTTTTTTCCCAGCCTTATAAATTGCCTGATATGACATTATCCCGTTTTCATACCACGCAATTTCAATACCATCTTGATATCCATTTTTAAACTTCCGTTCTAATTCTTTATATCATAATACCATGTTGCCAATCCATGGATTTCCCCATTTTTATAATTAAATTCTTCTACTTTTTTACCACCAACCCACCTTAAACAAGTTTTACCATGTAATTTACCTTTTTTATAATGTTCAACTAATCTTAAACCAGAAAAAAATGACACAAATCTACCATGTTTTTTTCCATTTTTATAATAACCTTTTTCTTCAACCTCACCATTATCATCCCATTCAATAAATATACCATGCAACCTATCTTTATTATAATGTTTTATAGCCTTTAAATCACCATTCTGGTATTCTCTGTGTTCACCATTTTTAACAATCTTCTTTTCTTTCTTAATTGATTTGCTTTTAGTCATTTATCCCCTTAATGAATTAAAATTTATAAAGAATATTTTTTTTTTATGTCATCCAAAGTTAGTGTACCATTTTTTTCTAATATCTTTATTATTATATGAAATGGTGTATATGTTGGTAAATCACAACCATCTTCAATCCTAAAACCAATACCATCAGAGTCAAAAATATTAAAAGTAATTTCGCAATTAAGCATATTACCAATCATTTCCGCCATTTTTGAAGCGGCATCATATACTTTATTTTCATATTTATTTATATTCTCATGCAATTTTTTAATTTTTTTTATATCATCTTTCATATCAACACCCAATAACACATGGCTTAATTACCATGTATTGATAGTATACATATGTTACAAATAAATTGTCAAGTATTTTTTTCATCATTTGATTTTGCATATCTCATTGATTAGTTTAATTGCAGGAATTACATCAACTGTGCCACTCATTTTTTTTTCTTTTTCTGATATTATATTTAACATAGATTTAACACATTTATTTTCCAACATTTCGATTGTTTCAAAATGTTTTGATATTATTGGTGAATTATATTTTTTTCCTTCTTTAAATACAATAACAATTGTTACAAAAAAGGTAATAATGGATAAAATGATAATGTAAGGTATAAGGAAATCAATCTTATTAAATAATTTATTTAACATTTTTAACACCACACATCTCATTGATTTCTTTAATTATTTTAATTCTCTTACTACTGCTTTCCCCTGATGTTTTTATCATAGAATTAACACACTTATTTTCAGATAACCCCATAACACTATAATGGTTTGATAGTTTTTTATGCGTTTCCCCATTTTCATTGTGTTCATCAATTAATATTATAGTTGCTGTTATAAACATGAGAATTAACACAATAAAGAATGTACTCATTACATAATCCATAAAATTCATATCGTTCATTTAAAAACCTCCTTATTTAACATTTAGAATTACCACACGATTTACATATTTCACAACCACCTTCAAACACCATATTTTCACCACATTCATCACAAGTAACACCTTTTACGATGCTTCCTTCTAAATATGTTTTTAATAATTTTTTAACCTGAAATAAAAATGAATAAATTGGTGGTTCAACATTTTCAATCGAATTTATTATTTCTATAATAGGTATTCTATGTCTTAATAACATAGATATAATCCTAGACATCTTTTGTATATTAGATTGCTTATGTGACTTACCTTCTAATTCTTTAACTAACTCAGGTTTTAAATGTAAATAAGCAAGTTTTAAAAGTTCCGTTTCAACATTATTCGTCAATAATCTTGTTTCAGTACTATTTGTAAAGGTAAATATGTCATACGGTAAATTAGTTTCAGAATCAGGTGTTATAAAAACATACCATTTTCGATATTCACTTTTAATTATTTTTCTAATAACATTATTTACATCCGGATTCATAGATTTAACATCTTGTAAAACAGGTGAATCTAATTTATACTTTGTTTCTGTTTGGTTTTCCTTAACAGAACTTAATACATTACCCCTGCAACCATCTCTATAAACAGTTATACCTTTCAGTCCATTTTTCCAAGCTGATTTATATATATCACTTATAACACTTTTATCAACACTTTCAGGTAAATTCACTGTTGAAGAAATTGATGAAGTAATATGTTTTTGTATAGTTGCTTGCATTTTAATACGATATTCATAATCAATATTTTCAGCTTCAACAAAAATTTCTTTACTGCATTTCTCACCTTCAATTTCTTCATATCTTTTCAATGTATGATGTTGTGTTATCATTTCAAGAGTTTCATCACCAGATTTAACTTTTCTTACTTGTTGAATACTATAAACAGGTTCAATTCCAGCAGAACAATTATCATGTGTCAAAGAAATTGAACCATTTGGTGCAACCGTTGTTAAAGATACATTTCTAATACCATGTATTTGTAACTTTTTTTGATATTCACTACTTAATGTTTTAAAATAATCATGATTTTTAAAGTTTTTTATTTCTTGGTTTTCTGAGTGTTTCACCATATATGGAAAAGCGCCCCTTTCAATAGCTAAATCTATAGATGTCTTAATAGTTTGATTCTTTATAAAAGACATTAAATCATCAACAACTTTAATTGCTTCATCAGAATCATATTTAATACCTAAAAATGCTAACATATCTGCTAAACCAGTTATACCTAAACCAATTCGTCTACCATCTAATAGTTTTATTTTGTTTGCTAATAATGGTTGTTTATCTTGGTTGATTTCAACGATATTATCTAATCCACGAATTAATAATTCAACACTTTTACTTAATTTATCATAGTCTATAACTGCATTTTTCCTAAAAGGATTTATTACAAAATTATGTAAAACAATAGAACCTAAATTACAACTTTCGTTTGCAGACATAGGAATTTCACCGCAATTATGAACCAAACATGTAGAATCACATACATCATTATTAATATAAAAATTATGGTTATCTTCAACCGTTAAATCATACACATCAATACTTTCATTTAAATCTTCTATTTTTATTACTTTAACAGTATATTCTTGATAATTATATGGATTAAAATTATCATGGATAGCCATACCCAATGTATTCTTTGCTTCTGTATATGTTCCATCTAGGTTGGCAATTAAATGTTCTGGCGTACATACAAAATCAAATCCATTACTTAAATATAATTTTATAACTTTTTTATGTCCTGTTTTAAAGGCAATTGCATTTTTAACTTCACAAACCCATTCTTTACCATTGTGTTTGGCAGAATAAACTGGGAATTCTTTATTTTCTTCAGATAATACCCTAATATCTACACCACCACGACCATCAGCAACAGCAATACTTGTATCACCAGCAAAACACGGGTTAGTAGTGACATATTTAAAATGTTCAATCTGATTTGCTGGGTCATTTTTCAATATAGCATCATTAAATAAACAAGCTGGTTCAGCATCGGAATGATTGTTATCAATAAATGCTTCCCATATATCACCTACTCTAAAATTCTTTTTAAAGACATCACCATTTTCAAGTTTAAATGCTGTTTCCCATTCAGCATCCATTTCATTATTATATACTAATCCCATAAACTTATCTGTCATTTGAATGGATATATTCGCATTTTCTATTTTGGTTTTATCACCATGTTTAATTTTAATGAAATCCATCACGTCTGGGTGGTTGATGGAAATTGTTAAAATTAATGCTCCACGTCTTCCGTTTTGTGCTATTATCCCAGTTGCAGTAGAAAATAAATCCATAAATGAAACCGCACCAGTTGATATTTTTGCGGAATTATTAACTGGTGCACCTTTTGGTCTTAATTTAGAAATATCAAAACCAACACCACCGCCCATTTTCATGATGTTCATCATATCTTTATTTGTTGCTGATATGCCATCTATAGAGTCTTTTTCTATATCTAATACAAAACAGTTAGATAGCGTTGATTTGGTGTCATACGGGTTATTTAGTGCATATAAAACCCTACCGGCGAATGTTATTAGATTATTATCAAATTGTTCCTTAAATATTTCATACCATTTTGAATAATCATTTTTAAAAGAATCCCTTTCACACTTTGCCATTCCACCAGCCAGCCTATGATTCATATCTTTTTTACTCATTTCCAATACGTTATTATCTTTATCTGTTAATGCATATTTATTATAAAACACGAATGTTGATAAATCATGTTTATGTTTTTCAAGTAAGACATTTTTCTTTTCCATATTAATGACCTTATTATTGTTAAATTATTAATAAAATTATTTCTTTTTAGTTATTTTCTTTTTGGTTGTTTTTTTAGTTTTATTAACTGTTTTTGGTTTTGTATTTTTTTTAGATTTAACAGTGACTTTTACCACAGCAGTTTTAGATTGTTCGCCATTACTCGAATCGAATCCGATGGTAGTTTTATTGTCATTGGTTACACTATCAATAACCTCATCCAACACACCTTTTTTTTGTTCTTTTGGGAATAAATAATCTACATTATTATTAACCCTAGTTATAGATTTAACTCTTATAAAATTCAAGTTAAATTTTTCTTTTTTGATATAAAGGTTTATTAAAGAAAGTTTGTTAATAAAAATAGGTATAAGTGTATATCCACCAATGTCAAGACTTATTAATAAATTTCTTGTGGTTTCTAAATCCAAAACCCGTTCTTTTTTGTTTACTTCTGTATATGTTAATTTAATGGCATAGACTTTTCCACCCGAAAATGAAACATATATTTTACGTATGTTTTTGTTCTTGTTTAAATAGTGTTGTAACTCAGTGGCTACCAATACAGCTCTTTTATCACCACCTAAATAATGAAACCCAACAGCCTCTTTTTCTAAAAGAACTGTGATGATTTCTTCCTGAATTTTAAACACACCATATTGATTATCATCTTTTTGTAACACTCTGAATTCTTCACTTCTTAACATATTGTACCCTCTCAAAATAAAAATTAATTATATAATGTAAAACATATTTAGTAAAAATATAATAAATAATTTTTTTAGGTAGTATTAAATGTATATTGGCAAAATAAAATATGTTAAAGATAATGAAATAAGAGTGTTAGTTTATGGTGTTTTTGATGATGATATGCCAACAACAAATTACCCGAAAGCAATATTAACCTCTTCTTTAAATATTAAAAATGGAATTGGTATTAATAATAAAATATCGGTAGGTGATAATGTTATTTGTGCATTCTTAAATGGTGATTATTCACAACCAATTATATTAGGTTTCATAAATAACGAAAATGACACAAAAGAATCTTGGTTTAATTCTAATACTATGGATATTAAAACAAAATCTGGTTATGGGATTTCTATAAGAAATGTTGATGAAAATAAAAATTTTGATATTGATTTTGATGGTGAAATTAATATTAATAAAACAGATGATAATTATAAAAGTGTTCTTAAGCAATTGAATGATTTAAGGGATATTTTAAATAGTTTTATTAATAAATACAACACACATAAACATGAAACATTAAATTCACAGGGAATAAAAGGTAAGGCTTTGGGTATGGGCGAAACTACCAACATACAAGGCGATAAATCTATCCCAGAATTAAATGAAGCTGCCATTCGTGCAGCAATACCAGCCAATTTAGGTATAGACCCAGTAACAGGTTTAACGGCCGTACAAATAGGCGCAATGTTAGCAATCAATATACCTGAAACAGCTCGAATAATGGCTATATTAAGTGGTGAAACTGAAAGTACTGATGGTGATTATAATGTTGAATTTAAAAGTAAAAGTAAGTAGTAGTTTTACTTTTTTTTGAAGTCGTTGATGATTTTATTTATTTCATCAAGTTTTGCTTTAAATTCCTGTTCTATATCTCTTTTTTCTGAATAACATTCTATCCTATCACCAAAAATCTCAAACTCTAAGTAATCATCATTATTTTCATATTCCAGTTGTATAGAATTTCGATATGTTGGAAAAACTTCAAATCCATTTAAATCAGTTATTTTATTTATTGTTTCTTTTGTTTTTACCACGACGTTATTAGTGAAACAAGGTGTTCCATCATCAATCCAAGCATCATTTTCTATTCTGAAATCATCAACTACACTTAATAGTTCTTCTAACATTTAAACCTCAAAAAAAATTACAAATTTATTTATTCTTGAATTGAAAAAGGGGATAAACAACCGAATTGTTATTTACCCCCTTTTTACTAGGAGAATCGTATGATAATGAAACAACCAAAAGAAGAAGTAACCCATCAACATAACTATTATTGCATTTATTATTATCTTTGTCAAGTTTTTTTTAAATAAATATCTTATATTATCAGGATTTTTTTATGAAGCTAGAAAATATAGAAGAAGAACTAACGTATTATAATGGTTTAAATAACTTAAGAGGTATTAAAACTAAAGTAAAGCCACTCACAAAATTACAAAAAGTTAAAACAGCTTTATGTAAACAAAATGTCGAATATTTCGCAGAAGAATATTATTACATTGTATCACAGGACAACGGAAGACATAAAATAAAACTAAGAGATTACCAAAAAACTATGATTAAGATGCTGTTGAATGAAGACAGAGTTGTTATGAATACGTCAAGACAAATTGGAAAAACTGTTGTGACTGCTATTCCCATACTACATTATGCATTATTTAATGAAGCTAAATTAATTGGGATAGCAGGGGATAACTTAGCTACTGCAAAAGAAATTTTAGATAGAATAAAAAGCGCATATATGGAATTACCAATTTGGCTTCAAAAACCTGTCGTAAAATGGAATGAAAAAGAGGTTAGATTTGCTGATGGCACACGAATATTAGCGCAAGCAACAACGGGTTCAACATTTCGTGGTTTATCTATGAATTGGGTATTTGTTGATGAAACAGCTTTTGTCGATGATTTGCTATGGGCTGCCTTTACTGATGCTTTTTTGGCCACTGTTGCTGATAGTGTTACTGCAAAAATAACATACACTTCAACACCAAATGGATACAACCATTTCCATCGAATATGGACTGATGCGGTAAATGGTGTATCCAATTTTAAACCATTTCAGGTGGTTTGGACTGATGTAAAAACAAGGAATGAAGCATGGAAAATTAAAACCATGAAAGATATTGATGCAATAGATAAAGAAAGTGCTTTCAGGCAAAACTATTGCGGTGAATTTATAACCACTGGAACTACTTTTATTAAACAGGGTATAATAGAAAAGCTATCTTACCTTACAGCTTTAAACGCAGATGATGGCAAAGATTATCTAAACATATATGAAAACCCTCTTAAAAATCATATATATTCAATTGGTGTTGATTTAGGTAAAGGTGTTGGTAAGGATTTTACAACAATACAAATTGTTGATATAACAGATGTGGATAATATCAAGTTAGTTCTATCATTCAGGCATAATAATATCGGTAGTATAGAAATAGCACCAATAATTGAATTCTTTTCTGTTTATTATAACAATGCATATACATTAGTAGAAAATAACAAATTTGATGTTGCTGATGATTTATTCTATAATTATGGATTTGATAATCTAGTGCATAACAAAGATAATGGTGTTGCAGGTATATATACAGATAAAAAAACAAAACCTATTATGCTTAATAATCTTAAATATTTAATAACAAATAATAAATTACATATTCCCGATTACCACACTATAAACGAATTAGCTCATTTTGTTGTTAAAAATAATGGTTCAATAGAAGCTGATTCAGGTCACCATGATGATACTATTATGGGTTTAGCATTAGCACTATATGTTTTAAAATTAGGAGTTGTGGATAATGACCAGGAATCTATAACGAGAGAAGTTAAACAAAAAGCAATTGTATCATTTTTATTATGAAAATAATTACTTTTCTAATTCCCACCAGGTAAATGTATCAATAAGTCTTGTATATTCTTGTTTCACATTTGTTAGTTTTTTATTTTCTATAGAGAATATATATTTTTCAATTTCACCATTCTGATTCTTTAGTTCCACCAAAAAAGGATTTCCATATCTATTAATATAAACATTTATCACATTTTTTGGCGAAATTCTAAAATGTTTACTAATGTACTTCATTAGCTTTTTTTTAGGGATGTCTTTCGGTTTCTGTTGTGACATTGAAATCTCATTCAATGTGGATACCAAATCACCTTCAAGTTCTTCCATTAAAAAATTATTACAATTTGTATATAACATTTTTCACTCCTATCTAACATAAGTCATTAATATATTTATGTTTTGTGTTTTTTCCATTGGTGGTTTTACCATAGATGGGTTTTCCACCTATGGTTTTTCTATTGGTGGTTTTACCGTTTATGGTAAAAATAAATAAAACACTTGACATTCACTCAAAAATTGTGTACAATCTTTTTGTTGGTGTGTGTTTTTAGGAGAGAGATATGTCATTAATTAACAATAATATAACAGATAATTCATATTTGATTGACGCTGAATTAAGTCTTAAAGCAAAAGGATTATTAGGGATTTTAATTAATTTCTCTGGTGAAAACCTTAATATGGAAGACATCAAGGGTTACACCGATAGTGGGGTAACCCAAATAAAAAACACACTGAAAGAATTAAAAAAAGTAGGATATTTATTATCCAATAAAATAAGAAATAAAAAAGGTCGTGTAGATTTTATTTTTAAATTAGAAAATAAAACACCTAAAAGTGTTCTGAATGATGATATTAAAAAAATTGAACAAACATCAGTTCCAACCAAAAAAGTGTTACCAGCAGTTAAAAAACATGGTTTATCCGCAAAGAAAATCATTTCGTTCTATAATAAACAAGTAAAAAAAGGTGGTAACCAACAACAAGCCGTCGTTAATCTTTTACCATTTTTAGAAAAAGGTTTAAAAGAAGATACAATTAAAAGTGCAATACTTGCATATAAAAACACTTTAAATGATTTAAGATATGCAAGTAAAGTTGAAAACTTTTTCATCAATGACATTGAAAAACATATTGATGAAACAGACAATAGGTATGAATCTTTAACTGAAATAAAAGAGAAAGTAAATTCTTTGACACCTAAACAGGAAAGTGAAATATTGAAGCTGGTTTTTGATGAAAACCCTAGTTATGATTATGAAGGGTTTAATCTGAAAACATTGTTGGAAGTATCACCAACAACTTACAATCATTATATTAAAAAATATAATAGAAATGTTGCTTAGTCTTTATAGAAATTAAAGGCATAGCCACCTATAAAACCAACAAATAATAAACCTAAAGAAAATAAAGCTTTTTCCATAAAACTATGTTTTTCTATATATACAATCTTTTCAATAGTTTCTGTTTCAATTATTGTTTCATCATCACAAAAATAAGTTTTATTTGCCAATAGTTTCCACTTATTTATTTGTCTTAATCCTTCAATATCAACCAACACAAACATTTCACTTTGTGGTAGTTCATTTAGATTAATTTCTAACCTACCATCATTCTGTAAAAAATGTACTTCTTCATTCTTCACAAAAACAGTGTATTTAAATAAATCATTTCCTAATATGGAAATAGAAATTAACATCATTAATAAAATCTTTTTCATATCAACCTCCTATAAAAGTTTCTTTTTTTTCTTTTTTTTCTTTTTACTTTCATCAATTTTTTCAACATAAATAACAAAACCTTCGGCTTGTTCTTTTCTTAATTCATCATGTAATTTTTTAATTTCATCATCACTATATCCCATTATATCCCTATATACACCAGCAACAGAAAACAATGGTACTATGTCAGGTCTGCTTTCTGTTGGAAGGCCTATGTAATCTTTAATATCATTTATTAAAGATATTTTCTCTCTAATATCAGCAAATTTAAAAATTTTCGCATAATCAACAGAATCATGGAATTCTAAATATAAAGAATTCTTAAAAGATACCATGAAATCATCTGAAATATCTGTGTTTTTCTCTTCTTTAATTTTATCATTAATATAATCAAATAACATAGTAATATATATTGGAGAAAAAGCCTTTCTATTAGCTAAAACAAAAAACCTAAACCGTCTCATATCTTCACTTATTTCATTTACGTTATCAGCTTTTGGGTGTTGGCCCCTACCATCTTCAAAATCAATTCTTTTATTTGGAATAAATAAACTCCTATAGGCTTCACGCATAGCAATTTTGTAATCATCTATATTATTTAAATTCATATTTCCACCAATAGTGGATACTTCAGTCGCTTTATTTTTATTTCTACTAAACCAGAAATTATCTATCATGGCATGTTTAGCATTTACCGCAGAATATTGTCCAGTTTCTTGATTGAAAATTGTTTTAAGGTTATATTCATTCTTAATCTTATTTACATGTGCTTTTGCTTTTTTATCTGCCATCATACCTGTGTCTATATAGAATACAAGGCGTTCAGGTGCTCGTACTATTCGATAAATCAATAATGTGTCTTTTAGTATGTTCAATTGGTTTATCGGTCTAAGCGCTTGATGTAGATACGAAACCGTTTCGCCATTTATTTTTTTTCCGGATTCTAAATGTATCATGTCTTTTGTCGCTATACCCCTCACATCTTTTCCGTTTTGTTGTGCATAATTTATCTTATTATTATTATTTTCTTCTTTATTTTTATATTCATATTGTTTCTTTTCTTTATTATAAAAAACTTTTGTTGGTTCTAGTATATTATAAGAAGATATTACACCCTTTGTTCTTTTCTTTTCGATATATAATCTGCCATCCACATAAAATTGTTCAAATAGAATACTTGCGTTATCAGTAAACACCTTTCTATCAACATAGAATTTTTCTATATATTCAATTACTTTATTTTTGGCTTTAGTGTTTTTATCTAATAGTGTATTAGATTTTAACATAAATTTAAATGGTGCTGTGTCTTCAACATTTACAATCACATTATTTTTAATTTCTTCTATTGCTATTTGTACTTCTGTAAATAGAGAGGCACTACGATATTTTCTTATTAATTCATCTAATGTAGACCACACTTGATAATTCATATTTATATCATCTTTATGTCTACCATACACAAAATTGTTTTGGAGAGCGTTCTCGTTTTTCAATTCCGCTTCCCTGTTGACAACTACATTGTTTTTATTCTTCAATTTTGCTTCTGTTAATTTTTTAGATTCATTCAAAACATCTAAATATTTAGCATCAACATCACTTTCCAATATGATTTTATTACTCATTTAAACCTCTTAGTGTTATATTTGTAATTTATTTATAGTATTTTTGGATTGTTTAGTAAACTTTTTTTTTAGATGTATTTTTTACTTGCCTTCTTTTTTCATCTCAACTAGTTTTTCTTGAATTTCTTTGAGTTCATCTTCAGATAAATTACCACCTTCAACTTCTTCCTTGATTTTTTTTAATTCTCCTTCAATTTCATCAGCACTAGTTTTTTTAGAATTTTCTTTAATTGTTTGAATTTCTTTTTTAATTTCAAGCAATTGTTCTTTAGTATAATTACCATTTGCAATCATTTCGTGGATTTTTTTAATCTGTTCTTCTGGTTTTTGTTCATTTAACTTGCTTTCAACCAACTCTACCAATTCTTTCAACCCTTTAATTTCATTCATTTTAACTCCTTATTTTTAAAAATAAAAAAACTTAATATAACTTATTTATTAACCAACATATAAATCACTTCCGGCCGAATATTCAGACTTAAATTTTTCTTCTAAAGCTTCAACATCACTTTTCCCTTCAGTGTAAATAAAATTAGCATTAACGTTCGCACCACCTGAAAGCTGTCTATCACCAAATTTAGATAAATTAAAACCCCAATAAGATTTACTCCATGCGACAGCATAAGCACGAATCCAAATGTTATTATAATAAACAGGGGAATCAATATCATATCTTGCTTCAACTTCCAAGAATATTTCATCACCAATTTTAGGTGTTGGTACTATATTTAATTCTCTACTTTCAGAACTAAATTCAAATTTCACACCACCTGAAAAATGATTTTCAACCATAGTTGCATATTCAGCATATAATTCATAAGATATTATATCATAATTGTTATAACTAGAACCTGAACGCCAAGCCAGTGAATAGTCATCAAATAAGACACCTTCACCAAAACGAGCTGATAATGTGCCACTTTTACTTTTTAAAACTTCATTAATAGCCATTGTACCGGCTGGCAAAACAATGGAAGTAGGGTCATCAATCGTAATCTTTATTACTTTGCGTCTTGTGGATTCCATAGATGTTTTACTAATATAATATCTCAATGCTTTGTCAATTGCGTGTTTTACTTGTATCTTAGCAACTTCCTGATGTATAATTGGGTGTCCTAGTTCTACTAATATGTAATTAACAAATTCGTCATATGTTTGTATATTTATTATCATACCTTACCTTCTTTTTCAATTTCAATCATTTCATAAATTGATGAATTAACCAATTTTTTTAATTTAATTGCAAAATATTCTCTTCTAACATGTATTGATTTACTAGACATTATTAAAACTTCGATTTCTTGTAAAAAACGCTCAATTGCGGGAGCATGTATTAAACTAAAACGTTCAATTAGTGGCTTTGTTATCCCTGCTTCTTCCCATATTTGAGTATAATGGGTTACAGTTTTTTCAGCATATGATTTAATATTATTCATTTCAGTTTCATTGTCATAAAAATTTGAATTTAAGAATCTTAATGTTATAACACCTTTTAGAAATATATCTTTTACTGCTAATATTTTAATATTTAATAATTTCTTTTTTTCAATGTCTACATTATTATTCCCATTTATCATATCCTGTAATTGATGTAGATATGTAGATATTTCATGAAATAACCCCCTCCCACTAATTAATACATATTCGTAAACTACATCTATAGCAATATAATGTACAAATGTAAGAATGAAAAAAGCATAAAAAGGGTTATTTAAACTTAATATTAAGTTAATTGCTATAAAAGCTAAAATACCCGACAACAAGAATTTTACTATAAATGGTCGTCTCATTCTTTTTAACATATTAATTATTTTAATTTTCATTTCCATCTTCTCCATTTAGATATTTAACAATTTCTTCAATGTCATTTTTGTTTTTATCTGATTTTAAAATTAATAATAGTTTCACCAAAAAAGAACTTTTTTTATTTTTTAAAAAATTAACAATATCATTAAAAATAAATATAATGAATAATTGTACAAAAATAACACCTAAAAAATAAGAATGAATATGTGCAATTACAATAACCGTTTTGTATATAATTATATGATAAACCATTACAATTACACAATTGTTAATAAAAAACTTGAATGTACTTTTTAATTCTTTTTTGATTATAACTTCATTTGTTTCACGGTTAATTAAATATTTATATGCTACAAGAAATACACCCCTGAAAACAAGAAACAATAGTATGTATATATATATTAATGTGTAGCTTTCCAAAATAACCTTCAAACATATAAAACTATTTACATGTAAACATAAATCCCAGTTATTAGATTACCCTCTCCACTTATCATAAATCCTATTTTAAGGTAATATTCGTAACTGTAAGTATCTTTGTTTTTAGTGTATAAGTTATATAGCTTTAAATTATGTTCATCTATACTAGAAACACTATCAGGTATATCAAATAATTTATTATAAGCAATATCAACACTTTCTAGTGATTTATTAAGAATGGATTTTAAATTATCTTCAGCAACATCCAACATAAATGTATCAAGTTTATCACCTTTTAGTGTATATAATAAATTATAGTATTTATCTATTACTGGTCTTAAACACTTATAATTTTTTATTTCAGATAATTTTAAATCACAACTTATTTCTTTATAATTGGATACACTCATTTCACCTAAAAAAATATTATATTTAACATTAAATATTTCATCAGGGTAATTTCCCTTTATGTAATTAAACACATTTTCATTAAGTGTATAAAGATGTATTTTTTCACCTAATTTTCTTGCAACAGCTAGTTTAGTATAAAAATCATTATTAGCAAATCTTTCAGTAAAATATAAACTACTATTTTTATAAATTGTTTCCATTAATATATCACTTAATTTATCTTGTTTTAAACCATCTTCATAATCAGTTATTTTTCTTTTATTTTTTATTTTATATTTTTTATTCTCAATGTGAAAATAATCACCAATAATTTCTATCATTTGATTATCTGTTTTTCTATATTGCTTTTTTAACCTTGAATACGCTGATTTTGTGAATTCGTAGTAAAAATCATTATATACAATCACATTTTCAATAGGTGTTTTAAACTTAATTTTATACATATCACCTCTCATTCTCTGGATAAAAAATAGGCATCAACGATATCTGAAATTCCATCTTTGCCATATTTAATATTATACTTATCTGCTAATGTTTTTATATATCCTTTAACCAGTTTTTCAGGGATAGATTTAAACATATCCAACTTATCTGCATTACCATTTCCGGTGGCGTTTTTCTTTAATACTTTAATCCCAACAAGATTTATTTCTATACTGCTTTTACTAATCAAATATTTAATTGTACCAATTAATTCACCTATCTGATATAAACGCATAGATGCACGTGAAAAAGCATAGTTTTCTACGGATATTCTTATTGGATTGTGTGATATTATAAAGTGTGATATAGTATCTATTCGTTCATTAGGTGTTATTTCACAATCAACAAATTCAACATTAAAATTACCATCATCAGAATTATATTTTTTTAATTTTATCAACTTTTTTCTGGATGTTAATAATAATACATTTATAATACCATTATCAGTATTTTTTATATAAATACAAGATTTTTTTAGTGCAAGGTCACAACCAACTTGAATCATTATTGCAACTCTAAAAAATTAGAAATATGGTTTTCATTTATACTTGGTACATTCCAGATAACATTATAAATTAAAGTGAATTCACCTAGTGTTTGTGTAGAACCCAATATATTTATTTCAATTCGATTGATTTTATACACTCCATTTGGTAAATTGATAGATAAATCAATCTGATTTAAACCCTCGCTTCGTTTTGTCGGTATACCTGTTGTTATACCCCCCTTGTATGTTAAAACGCTTGCATCGTTCAATTTTGTGACTTCAATTTCTAAATAAAAATCATTATTATCAACATCAAATTCAGATAACAGTGCAGACTTATCAGGGAACATGAAATTCATATTGTTTCGGTATACATTAATTTGTGGTGAGTTTGCTAAATTTAAAGCCATAAATAACCCCTTAAAACATATAAATATTGTTACATATTTATTTTAAATAATAAAGTTATTTATTTTTTTATGGTTTTCTCCTATAGGTTTGAAATTTTTGTGTCTATTTCTTTTAAAATATCTTCTGAATAACCTGAAAATGAAAAATAACAGTGTTGGAAATTACTAACAGTTGCATTAAAATCAGTGTCACCAATTATAATATTCCAAATTTTATTATTTTTCCAATTTTCTACATTCCCGAATATACCAACAAATATTTCATTATTTTTATTTTGGTTTTTCCTTTTTAATTTTTTCAATGCTTTTAATAAATCCATAATACCACCTCAAAAAAAGAAGCCCCTTAAATGGGGCTTTAAATGTTAACCATTAATTATATAAGTTGTCCATACATTGTAGTCATCAAAACCACCTTTCTTCGATGTGCAATTTAGGTTCAACCAACTTTCAGGTGAACCAGATTCTTTTAAAAACCCTTCTAAATAACTATTATTTGTAAGTATCCCAGAATATGAATGTAGCTTTACTTTTATTTCTTCACCATTTTCATATTTTTCATAGTCTAATTGTAATTTATCACTTGCCATTTTTTCTTTTTGTTTTTCAGCAATCAAACCACATTTTTTATTTAGATAAGCAAATTGTTCAATATCTCTTATACCACCTATTTTTTTGCCATCTAAAGTGGCTTTTTCAAACTGTATTGTATCCCATTGTATTTCACAATTATTTAAGTAAGATGATATTTTTTTATACTTAAGACCATCCGCCTTAACAGATACGCTTGTTTCAACTTTACCATCTAAAACAATGTATTGTATGTTTATAAAAAAGGTATGACCTTTTCTTTTAAGTTCAAATTCTTCTTGATGACTATAATCGTCAGTAGGATTTTCAATATCTTTTAAAAGTTCAATTTCTTCAAGTTCTTTTTGTTGTTTTACTTCTTCAATTTCTTCCAATCTTTTAATTTCTTTTTCTTTTTTAGCTTCTGCATTAACACTTTTAAATTTCTTAGATTCTTCTTCTGTTGTATCCAGAAAAAGAGTTTGTGAAAAATACATTGGGTCATCTTCTCCATAAGACATATCAACATTTTCACTTGCTAGTGCAATGTCTCTTTTATTTTGTCTTTTCCCACCACTCCAATAACATCTATTCATTAATTCTTCTGTTATTTCCATTCCATATTGACCTAGATATTCACCATGTTTTTTAATAAAATTATTCAATCTTTTTTCATTTTGTTTTTCAATTTTTTCATTTTCTACAATTTCATTTCTTTCTGCTTTTAATTCAGAAAGTTTTTTAATTTGTTCTTTTGTACCATTTTTTGAAACGAAATCAGCCTTTTGAGTTCTCCAAAATTTATTAATATCAGTTTCAATAGCAGATAAATATTTATCTGCTATTTCTTCTTTTTTTGATGCAACAACATTTTTTAACTCTTCTAACATTTCAACATTTTCACCAGCAAATTCTTTACATTTCTTAATGCCATTACTATATAAGTAATCTGCATTTAAAACGTAATTTAAGGATTTATCAAAAGCTTTTCTATTTTTTTCATCAATTTTTTCTTGTTTTTTAACTTCTTCTTCTTTTTTTGCATTTTCTAAATCACATTCTTCAATATGATAGGCAATTCTAACCTTGCCGTATCTACTTGAAGATACTTCAGTTTCACAATTTAAAGTATGAGTTTCCCCAACTTTAAAACTTTTCATGGTTTCTTTTTTTTCAAGTTTCCATTTAAGAGAATAACCCTTAAATTCTGTAGTGCAATGTATCCATTTTCTTCCCATCTTTTCTATCTTTAGTGTTAATTCAATCATGTGATTCTCCTACAAATCATGGCTTAATTACCATCTATTTACAGTATATTGATTTTTCGGGATTTGTCAAGGGTTTTGTTACTTTTTTTGTATTATTTTTTAGAAATCTTATCTAACACAACTGAATGTACATTTTCTCTTACTATTTTATAATTGTATTTAGTTTTAAATTCATCATTAAAAAAGATATAATTATGTACCACTACACCATGAACATAACCATATAATCTTAGGTGACTTGGTGGATTAAGTTCTTTTATCATTTCTTTCGCAATCTTTATATTTTCTTTTCTAACTTCTTCATAGTCTTTCAATTTACCAACTTTTTTTAATATTCTTTCAAATAAATTTTCTGCTGTATTTTTTTCCAATACTTTCCAGTACCAACTATTGTTGTTTATATACACTTCCCATTCATTTTCGTATTCTAAATATTCTACATACCCGTAATATTTTCCTAATTCATTATATAATAAATCATCAATATCTTTTTCTATTTGTTTGATTATGTTAATGTTTAATGTTCTTTTACCCTTAGTCATATAATCCTCCCAGATTGTGGTTTAATTGCCACCTATATACAATATACTCATTTATTTAAATTTGTCAAGGCTTTTCTTACTTTTTTTTGATTATTTTTTAGATATATTACCTAATACAACTGAATGTACATTTTCTCTTAGAATTTTATTATTATATTTACTTTTGTGGATTTATGTTTTTTTATTTATATTCTCTAAATTGAACATGCTTGAATAGTGGTCTCTTTTTCACAGTACCATCCGGTAAAATTTCTTCACTACTTTCTCGCCGTGTTGTAGCATACACCGCAATAATACCATTTTTTTTACCAAAATTAACTAGGTTATATGTTACACCAAACTCACCAGATATGAACAATACATCTCCTTTGTTTAATTTTGAGATTTCCTTTTTGAATGAGTTAAGCATTTCAGAATCCAATTCCCCATCAGGTGGTACCTGTGAAAATCTCTTTTGTAAATCCTCACTAATAGTTTTAAATTTTTCAATACCATATTTTAATGTGGCATCTTTTTTTTGATTCTCATTCATTGGGTGGCTTGTCATTTTTAACATTGTCTTATTCATATCATTCTCCTGTTGAATCATGGCTTAATTGCCATCTATCTATAACATACGGATTTTTTTAGATTTGTCAAGGGCTTTCTTACTTTTTTTGAAATTTAATTTGGATAAAAAACAATAGTACTACACATGCTACCCATATAATACAGGAAATTAAAGTGAAATTAAGTTTTATTTATATCCCAACAATATTTGGTTTAATTGGTTCTTTTTCATTAACACTTATATTTGCACGTTCTAATTTAATTTGTTTTTCCACATCATTTTCTTCAACTTCAGATTCATTAATTGTGAAATACTCATTAAATACATCTAATCCAATATTGTTAATCATAGTTTTACAAGATTTACATTTTCCACAATGACTTAAGACATCATCATGAATTAAGGGGTTTTCACACGTAGATATCATTTTTTTTAATTTATCGTCAATCATATTCCATATATGTGTTTTTTTTATTTTAATCAAAGGGAATTTCAAAACAGGTCTTCTTACATATGTATGTATAAATGGTTTATAAGCATTATATAATCTCTTGATTTCGGGTAAATAACTAATTGCATCATCACCCATAACATAACCTAGATGTATTTCATCAATGCTACTAGAAAAAATACTACACCCCATAATCCATAACACCGGTTGTATTAAAGTTGCACTATACAGGTCACCTACTTTAATATCTACTTTCATTTGTGCACGATTAAATTCAACCCGATTGCCATACCTTTCTTTGAAATAATTATAAATTATATCACGAGCCTTGTTTTCCATCTTGGTTTGTGTTATGTTATTCCCTATTTCAAATTTAATTAAATAAACATGGTTGTCTGTGCTTGCTTCTAAAGCTTTTTGAATTAAATAAGTAGAATCCAAACCACCTGAAAACGGTATTAAAATATCTTTTCTCATTATTTACCTTCCTTTTTAAAAAAAATATTAACTAATTGGCTTATATTATTATAATCAATATTTTTCTTGGTTACTAATATATTATCAATAACTTCTTCCATATCTATTAAAACGCCTTCTTTAGTATTATATATATCAAAATCAATGAAATTATCCCCATTATCATATTCTAACACCAAATCATTTTCATAAAGTGGCGAAATAAATGGAAAATGTTCTAATTGATTAGCAATTTTATTAATTATAAGTAAAACATCTTTATGTATCAAATATGAATATTTTTCTTTTAAATCTTTCAATCTTTTTTCAATCTTTTCTTTCACGCTTGCTTTGTCAATCTTTTTATAAAAATCCTTAACTAATTGATTTATATTATTATAATCAACTTTTTTTTCTTTTATTAATACATAATCAACCACTTCTTCCATATCTATTAAAACACCTTTTTCAGTATTATATATATGAAATTCAATATAATCATAATTCCAATAATATTCCAATATTACACCACGTTCAACACCACGTTCAATTAGTGGATTAACAAAAGGTGGTCGTTCTAATTTACTAGAAATATTATTAATTACAAGCAATACATCTTCATGTATTAGATATAAACGTTTTTCTTTTAAATCTTTCAATTTTTTTTCAATCTTTTCTTTCACATTCATTTATTTTACCCTCCAATTCAATTTTTTTACATTTATTTTTATATTCACAATTAAAACAACCTATTTTATTACAAGTACATTTTTCAAGTAAACATAGTTGTTTTTTAAGTATATCAATCTTTTTTTTCTTCAAAAACAACTCATTTTCCATTATGCACACCTATAGAAAATAACCCACGTTCTTTTTTAAATGGACTACTAAATAACGTTCTAATACTAATATAATCAGCGGAATTATCAAACCATTCTTCATCAATGCATATACTAATTAAATGTATGGGATATATTTCTTTTTTTTCTTTATTACATCTATCTAATATGATTTTATCAACTTCATTCACAAACTTTTTGATGAAATCATTTGAATATAAATATTCTTTAAGATTTATAGTAAAACCATTCAAATATAAATGCGAAAAAAGCCTTAATAAATCGTGTTTTACTTCCTTATCTTCAATTCCATATTCACTTATCACTCTATATACGTATCTTATACTAATATTCTCTACAAATTCATATAGCTTTCTTATAGCCTTGTTATTATGTTCTGATGTTACAAAATATTCATCCATGTTTACCCACAAAAAATTAACTATGTGTATAATATCATAAGACTTAAATTTAAGGAATTAAATTGATTTATTTAGTTTTTCTGAATGACTTTTTAATATCAAAACCAGCTTTTTTTATTTTAGTGTTATTACAGACTTCTGGTATGTTTTTTTCATTAAATCTTGCCGTATACATCAATATTTCCTGATATGCTTCAGTGTGTTCAACTGGTGCATTTATAAATTTTAATGGTATATTTTCTGATACACTCCAAATGGATTCTTCTGGTTTAACGTAGTTTGGTTTAACAGGAAAATACGCCCATGAAACATTGCCGTTTTCACCTATTGGAAAAGCATTAAATATAATATTCAAAGAATAAACTTTATTTTTCATACAATATTCATCAAACACTTTTTTATTTAATATTTTATTAATATTTTTAAAATATTTTTGGTTTTGTCTTGCTTCATATTTATATAAATCATCAATATCATAAAAAAATGGACTCACACCCCTACGTTCTTTACGTAATGTCATATAATGATAATAAAGATTTTTAAATCTATCATTTATCTCATAAAAGAATTCGTTTTTTGGGATTTCCGCACCATCTTTCTCAAAAACTATATAAGGATAGAATTTTCCACAAAAAAACAACACACCCGTTAATAACCCAATATTATCATAATATTGCATTTTAGGGATGGCATCCCTATCTGATATAAAAGTGTCAAGTTCTTTTTCTTTCATATCTGTTACATTATTAAAAACCCGTCTTATATTAGTTTCCTGATAATCATATGCATAAAACATATAATCATAGAAATCATTGTAATTAGAATGTAATACTTTATTTTTCATATTTTCCTTCTACTATTTTTTTGAGTTTAACCCAGAGATAAAGGGCTATAAGGGATAGTACTATATTAATCATTTCTAACAAGAAAAAATTGTGACTTCTCATCAATATAATTTTTACCCACATAACACCTTTTTTTGGTTTTTCTGTCTATAATACCTGTAACCAAACTACCATTATTAAATATAATTTTATCACCTATTTTTAAATTTTTATAATCAGGCAATTTATCTAAATTATCTGGTAAAATAATTGTGTTATGTTGCCCTGAATGGAATAAAAATCTTTTATTGTTATCTAAAGTAGAATACACCACTATCAAACATTTTTTTTGAGATGGTGAAACCCCTACTTTACATATAGATAAACCTTTTCCACGGTTATATGTGCCTGTCCCATTTTGTGTTATAATAACCTTTGTGTCAACTTTTGCTGTCATAATATCAATGTTTTTCATACTTCACTCCCTTAAAAACATATAAACAGTATATAAGACAATTTCCAATATGTCAAGTTATTAATAAGTTTTCCCATAAATAAAACGACCAAACACCTTTAAGAAAATACCCACTACCATATCAAATAAAAATAAACCGATATAAAGCACAACAAAGGCAATTATAATTGCAAAAGTTCCAGCCCAACCTAATTGTGAAGCACCTACAATTTTAAGTACAATCATAAATATTTGTATTAAAAATAATAATTCAATCAATTTTTCCTCCATATTTCGTTAATTAACATATAAATAGTATTTTCTTGTTGTGTAGTAAAAGAAGCTTTAGTATTAATAAATCTTTCAGCCCAAATACATGGTGACTTATTAAATTCTTGTGATAGTGCACACCAATCACAAACCATTTCTGCCATTGATGGGTAATCCATTGTTGTTGCATCCACAATATTACCAGAACCCAATTCACCAATATTAAAATTTTTATCCCAAAACAGTGGATTATGTTTGTTGGTTGTCATATGATGGAATCTAGCTTGTTTGAATTCTTCCTTTATTTTATCATTAACAACATAATCCACTGTTTCATTTAATCTTTTTGATTCATGCAAATCTGTTAATAAAATATAAGGTTCAAGCTCAATTTTAGAAAACTTACTTCCATCATGTTTTTTAATTTCTTTAAATTCATCAGGTGTTATTAACCCTAAGTCAACCATTTTTTTAGCAAAATGTACAACTAATGCAATGTGTATAGCTGTACGTTTTACGAAATATTCCATCATTTCACGTGTTGTATGCTTACTACATTCCATCACACCACCTCATTTAATATTTCAAGTATCTTTTCTTCATTATTAAAATCAAATAAATTCGGATTAACATAAAAATTATTAGTAAAACAATTAATGTATTTACCACACTTTAATATTTCACCATCAAAACTTTTTAGTCTTAACTTATCTTCATGTTTTACAAGCATAAATTTTGTCTTAAATACTTGTTGTCTTAATTTATTTAATTCATTTACCATTTTTTTTGTTAATTTATCAGGTTTTACAGCACTATATACATCTAATAAGGTTAGTTTTTTTACGCTTAATATATTATCTTTATCAATAAATATTTTATCACCATCTTCAACATCAATACGTTTGGCTTCTTGTATTAATTTTATTTTTTTTCCATTTATTTTAACACCTTTTTCTGTCAATACTTTATTTATAGCATCACCATAAACACATGTTAAATAACCATATAAATTAATCACAGTATTCACTCCTTTCTTTTGCCATTTTATAAATTTGTTTGATAACTAAAACATTCAATAAATCTATATAGAAATCTGTAAAATTGACAACCTCTTTCACGCTATAATCACTTGTCTCATCAAATTTACTTAAATCATTAAAAAACTCTTTGAATTCATCCAAAAGCGTTTCAGAATCAAGCTTGTTTGTAAAATACCCATCAACACCACACCCAAGCAGTAGGTTAAACCTTTTTTTTGTATCTTCTATGATTTTTACAAATAACACATATTCCAAATCTTCCATAATTTCCCCATTATAAAAAAGGATTGAAAAAATTCAATCAGGTTATTATAAGTTTTTTGTGATATTTAATAAATTTATTTTTTTAGAATGGTTTTGATTTCTAGTGCTATCTTTGCGTTACTATGTTTTTGTATATCTTTTATATCAATTTCGTTCCCATCAGCATCAATAACCAAATCACAATTAATTTCATATTTACCATCCAACTCACTAATAAAATCTTTTGTTGCATCAGAATGTATAATTGTGATAAATTTAGATATTTCCTGATGTGATTTTACACCACCTTCTCTTGATATAATAGAGTTAATTCTGTGTGTTGTGATATAAGCAGAATAAATAGGGATTAAAGGATTATTGAATTTCACTTTTTTATTACTATTCTTTTTATTAACACCACTTTTATCATTAAATTTAATAGATTTCTTTTTAATATAATAAGTGTTTGCACCATTGAATTTTAAATCATATGGCTTAATTACAATACCTTCTATCATATCACTACCATAAAGGCTTTTTGCGTTCTCAACATCAAATTCAAGGGCTTCTTTTAATGTTTTAACACCATAATCTTTAATATAATATTCAGATAATCCCAATTCATTAAATAATTCTTTAGTTTTTTTAGGACTTATTAATTCACCATCCAAAAATAAATCATAAAATACTATTTGTTTATGTTTTGAATATCTAATTTCTTTCTGTATACCATCACCAAACATTTCACATTCTAATACAATATGTTTGTGTTTATTTTTATAAAAATCTGCAATAGTGTTTATAACATTTTGATAGTCTTTCACTACATTTTTATGTTCAAAAAAGTTAATGTTTTCACTTAAATACATAGTTCTTTTACCATAATCAACCACCATTTCTTGACCATCAAAAAATATTGATATTGCAAAATGTGTTCCATGAATTTTAGATGTTAAAATCCATTCTTGATTGTTATTAGTATTTATTAAAAGTTTATCTAATTTAGTGTTATAATGATTACCAATTGAGCTGTATTTTCTAAATGGAATTAATGTCAATTCACCATTTATTTTTTTATGGATAATACCACTCAATAGAATTCCACAATTAGAACATTTTTTATTGGTAATTTTTCTTTTAAATTCATTTAAATCACCAATATTTACAATTTTACTTTCACCACAACTACAATTAATTACATAATTCATAAAAACCTCCTGATGGGATAATTCCCATTATAATAATATTTTATTATGTATTTTTTGTCAAGTTTTTTAAAATATCAAGAAAAGAATTGATATTGTATTAATGATTATATGAAAAGTGTTGTCTATTATTATCATCAACCATGTTGATAAGAAGGGTGGCGTTTTTTCACCATAACCGAAATTAGTTTTACCCCAACTCCAATTAACCAGTTTAATCCAGTAAACCGCAAGCCTAAACCTATCAATCAAAAAATGTGTGGAAAATATTACAAATAAAGCTAAGGTAAAACCAGTAATAAAATAAAATAATGCAGTATATAAACCAGCATGTAATAATGCAATCCATGTTTTTTTTGTTTTATTATTTGCAATCCAACTATTTTGTAACAAATAATCCCCGACCAAATGAAATAATAAACTTAAGGCTATTTTACTCATTTATCACCACCAATTAAGATATTAAAATATGCATCCCAGTCTATAGTATGTTCCAATTCAGCCCCTCCATAAACATTGTTTTTACCAACATAAAATTTAAAATTATCACTATCAAAAACAAACCAATTTCCACATAAAGTAAATTTTTTACGTTCTTTACTATTTTCAACTCTCACACCTCTTGTTTCAAAACCTTTTTTTAATAGATATGCTTCCAAATTTTTAGGCGTAAACAATACTTTTATATATGCTGTTTTAATATTAACTTTAAAACCTTTTTTTAAATTTTCAATCAATTTATTAATTTTTTTCATTTTTAAAATACCTCTCAATTAAATTATCAACAGTAATGTTTCTATATCCATCAGCACCCTTCTTTTTTAGGGATACTGCGCCTGTATTATTCCATGTAAACACCCTTAAATATCTTTTAGTGTCCTTATTCAAGATATCAATAAAACCGCTGCCACTGTCGTATTTCATATAGTAATTACCCTCGAATCCTCTTAGTTTTTTATACCCAGAATTGATTTTAGTGTTTATGTCTTTTGTTTCAACGCCTTCGACGTCAGTTAAAGCTTGAAAATCAACTCTTGAATTAATCATAAATATCATTTTATGGTCTCCTGTTACTATTCCATAATGTTCATTTAACAAGTAAGTACAACCCGTTATACCAACTTTGTTTTCATCCTTAAATAATTCACTAAATTCCATTTCTTCTGTATTGTTTCCTATTATTTTTAATAACCTCATTTTAACCCCTTTGATTTTGTTATCAATCGTTGTGTATATCTTTTAACATTATCGACTGGAAAATGTTGTTCTAAATGTTCAAAAACATAATTTACGTTTACGTCATTTGTTTTATTTTTATCATTCGGAAACATAAAGGTAAGAATAAGTACCATCACATCCAGCATTTCCTCCCATAGCATACCAGATTTTTTATTTATATCAAAAATACGATTTATCGTATTCCTTGCATCTTCATAGTAATTTACAGACACACTTAATTCAATTTTACCATCATTTTTTATAATTACATTATGGATGCCAACATCAGGTATTAATATGTTAACATCTTGTTGTTTTACTAAAATTGTATCTGTTAATATTAAATCATCATATTTAATTTTACCAACAATTGAATCAGAATCATCAATCATATCTTTTTGGAAAATAATACCTATATTCCCCATCATTGCATTAAAATTAACACATTCATCAACAAAATATATATCAGAACCATATTCAAGTGGTACGGGTGAGCCAACATCATCATTAATGTTATGTAAAATTAACACACTACCTTTATAAATTTCATTATCCGTTATTTGATAAAAGATGTTTTCCGCTGTACATTTCGGACTAATCTCAGACCAAACTTCAAAAAAATTATCACTTTCTTCGTATTCATCTTTAAAGTTTGTTTTGAACTGTCTTATTACTATCATATTTGATACCTCACAAAAAAAGATATAATAACACAATAATTTAATTTAAGAAATATTTAATGAAATCTGTTATTTTAATTAAAACTAAAATGCTAGCATAATTATCACCACCCTTTACAGTTCTGGGTTTTTTCTTTTTTATATATTCTTTTAATACTTCAACTGGAATCATTAATGAAAATTTGTGTTCACCCTTTTTTGTAAAGTTTTGCACCCAAATTTCTGATTCTGTTGTTATTATACCCGAATCTTTACCCCAAGACGAAACCTCTATTACCATATTACCAGATTTAACCCATATATCCTTTTCTGTTTTAACTTCACATTTTGTTACACCAGAAAATATATTATCTACATATTCTTCCCATTGTCGACCAAAAGCCAAATCGATATCAAATTTCTTTAAAACTTTAATGTCTTTACTATCGTTTAGCATACCCTATACCTCCTCATATGTTTCTAAAATAATACCACTGCTATATCCACCTTTTTTCTTAATTTTATTTGAATATAAATCTAAGACATCTTCGATTACCATTTCCGGATTTACCAATAAAAATAAACTAATAACATCACATGCAAATGTACTAAAATCTGTTTTTGATGTTAAATCAAGGTGTTTTATGTCATCATTTATTTTTTTCATTACTTCTTTGTTAATATCCCCTTTAAGTGGTTTAATTGTGCATTTACCACCCTTTTCAACTATCATTTGCGGAACATTGTTTCTAACTAAAAGATTATAAACCGCTATTTTATTGTTTTCCATTTCACCACCTTAAAAATTATTTTCTAATATACTGATTCATACCACTTAATGTAATTGTTTTTTTAACTTCTTTTTTGGGTTCAGCACTAATACTATTATCAATACCACCTAATTCATTATCATTTCTATCTAAAGACACTGTTTGTCTTATATAATCCACATGTGGATAAAAGAGTACTTCATTTTCATGACCCATTCTATTTTTTAATAGTTTCATACCAAGTCTTCTTAGTTTCACTAATTCACCATTTTTAAAGCCACCAATAATAACATCTGCATGGTCATTAATTGCTTTGGAATCACCAATTTCATCAAGAGATATGTCAACTGGGTTGGCTCTATTACCGGCTCTTGTTGTTTGTGCACCAGAAAATATTATTGCATCCCTATCAATTCCAATTCCACGTAATACAGCAGCTATTCCACCAATTCTTTCATATGAATTATCACCGAAAGTTGCTTTCATAATTCCTAAATAATCTATTGCAATTAAATCAGGCTTAAAACCTTTTTTAACATATAATTGTTCTAAATAAGCTTCTAATTTATATGTTGTTAGGGAAAATGGTGTAAACTGTCTTAATACTAGTCTTTCATTCGTTTTGTATTGTGTACGTACCCTATCCCTTAAATCCTTGTATGATTGTTTATCCATTTTTTTTATTTCAGCTTCAGGTACACCACTTAAAGACCAATCAAATCTAGCAGCAATTTTATTAACTGGTATTTCTAAACTAACATATAATACTTTTAATTCAGGATTACTTTTTAACATTGCAGCAGCTTCAGATATCATAACCATCGTTTTCCCTACATGTGTTCGCATCATAAAAATATTTAATGTTCCCTTTTCGTATCCACCTTGCGTTTTAGAATTTACCCAATCAATACCAGATGGATATTTATGTCCAGATTGTGTATAATAATCATACATCTCTTCCCAATTTGAATGATATTCAGTACCTAACTCTAAATTAAAATTAATTTTAGCAACTTCTTTAAATAATTCATTGATTTTAAAAACAGCATCATGAGCATTTTCTAATTTAAAATCAATTTTTTTATACAACTTACTTGCTGTTAGCATTGCGTCGTGTGTTGCTGAAACAGTTACAAATTTTTCAATCAAATGCAATACAAACTTTTCAGTTCCACTCAAAATACCTATTCTTTCATTTTTAATTTGTTCAATTAATTTATCAATATTTGCAACACTAATTGCACCATTATGTATTAATATGTTACTTAATTGTTCAAAATTTGGAAGTGATTCATAATCCTTATAAAAGTTATTAATTGCATCCCAAACCAATGATATGTTTTTAGTTTCATTCTTCACATAGCTAAGTTTTACGTTATCATATAACATTCGATACATTGTTTCACCCTTTTCAGGTGTATCCAATATGTATTTAATCAATTTGCTATAAGATAATACAGAATCTTGTATCATTTAACCCACTTTAAAAAAGTTATAATGATATATATAGCATTTCAATAATATTTAAGAAAGAATAAAAAAGGGGGCTTACACCCCCTATATTAAATTATAAATTTAATTGTTTAACTTAAGACTTTGTAGCCATAAATCCGATATCAGCTAATACCAACTTTCTATAGTAATTTTCAGCACCATAAAGGTCTGTTGCAATACCATATCTACTAGATAAAAGTTTCTTTCTACGGAAATCATTTTCACCGATTGCAGACTCAACCTCGATTGGACGGTAAGGGCAAAAGATAATTCCGTTATCCCTTTCTGTCATTCCTTTATAACCAATTAATGCACTTAACGCATCACGTTGATTATCATTAAAAATATTGAATTTTCCACCTAAAGTACCAATAAAACCTTCACCTGTTGGACTAACTTGTGCGGCTGGCTTGAAGTTCGGCATTGCTTGTATAAAGGTAGAAAATGTAGAACCACCAACAATCCAATTCGCTTCACCCTTTCTGTTACTTTTATTTATCATTTTAGCTTGATTCAATAATTCAATCCAAATGGTTTGTAACTTGGTCATTTCAGACACATGATGCGACATTTGTGTATCAACTTGAATTGTGTAAGTACCATTCAATATAGCTTTGGCTTCAATTTCAGCCAAAATTTCACCATCAGTTTCTCTTGCAAGTAAATAAGCACCATTTGTTAAAATATCATCTTCAATATCAAATCCATGTGAGGATAACATATCTTGTCTAGCATACTTAGAAAATTCTGCTGTTAACTCTCTTGCTTTCGCAGTAACAGTTTGTGAAACGGTTTTAAATCCCATTCTATTTCTTTTTACAACATTATCTTCCCAATATGTTTCACTTTGTGGACCTGTATAATTCTTAAAATAGGTATAAGCGATATCATCATTATTTAAACCTAAAGTAAAGGCATAAGTAGTACCACCTTGTGTAATTTCTACATCAGTTACAGAATCATTAATATCAGCTTTTAAAGCGGCCAAAGTTGTTGACGCAAAATCTGTTATCTTAAATAATACTCTATTACCTTCAAGATGTACTTTTAAAACCTTAACACCTTCAGAGGCAGTTGTACCACTACTACCATCATCTGTTGCAATAGTATAAACACTATTCACCAAATCATCAGTACCATCATCACCTTCACTATCCATAACAACAATTAACGAAGTTCCTTGGTCAACAATTTTACTATTAGTTCCACCAATATCTGTATCAAGAGAACCTTGAAGGTGGTATCTTAAAGCATATTGTTCACCAGTATTGGCGCTCATTGGAACAACACCAACCAGTTGTGTACTAAATAATTGAGGAACCATTCTTGTTACAAGTGGTAAAATAATTGGCGAGTGAAGAGCTGTGCTTCCGTGGCCAACAAATGCTTGCGGGTCTTCTTTCATCATCTGCTTTGTGTTTTCCACAAGAGCGTTTGTAATCCATTGCGTACGTCTATCTGTTATACCATTCTTAGCTAACAAACCGTTTACTCTTGCTTCGTCAAACTTACCCATTACTGCGAATAATTCATTCTCAGTTAATCTTTTTTTTGTTTGCATGTTACACTCCTTTAAAATGTTTTAGCGCATTCTTTAAATCTATTTATATATGTTAATACATGTCGTAATAATCATCTAAATAAGCAAGTACATTATCAACCTGTGTGGCTGGAACTAAATCAATTTGATTAGCTTCACTGGTTAACTCAACTTTACTTGTTTGTTTTGTTTCAGGTACTTCTTCAATTTTCTTTTCTTCCAAATCTTCACACATAAACCCAAAGTCCCACTCATGTCCATAGTCAACATTTTTACTGTTATCTAAAGAATTTAAATAACTCTCTTTACCATCTTCCATGAAACTATTTTTAACAAGACCAACCTCAGGGTTTAACACGGAATTAATTTCTTCATTAGTGTTTGTATTCATAAATGTTTGGGGTGTAACTAATGGGGCATTTCCTTGTACAACCGCTTCTTTAAATACATCACCATTTTCTGGAACACTCCAAAAATCCTGACTAAGCATTTTATTTTCTTTTTTCTTTTCATTGTTTTCTATTGATACATTGCGATTTTTTGTAACCAAACCACCTTCGATTTTACTTTCTAATTGATTAATTACTTCTTCAACAATTGGTATACTTAAAATGTTTTTTATAGTCTCTTCATCATCAACAAGTTTAGATTTCAGTGTTTTATACGTAATGATTTTTTCATCATCACCCTTTACTTCACTAATATCTTCATTTAAAAACTTATGGAATAAATCAATACTATCACCTCGTGTGGTTTCGGGTTTTAATTCTTTAACTTTTTTTATAAATTTAAAATAATTTTCAGAGATACCCTTGACTCCCATTTCTTTCTGTATTTCCTCACCAAAACGTACTTTATCCGACATACTACCCCTTTTAGTTCTATCAAGAACTTTTTCATTTTTTTTGATTTTTATACTTTTAACTTTCACATTACCATTTGTTTTAACTGTAACTGTTGGTTTTGTTGTTATATCATTTTTAACAATATCAGTAACACCCTTAACAGCATCTTTAACTAAATTAGTTCCACCATTATTTTTTTCCGGTTTTCTAATCTTCATGCTTAAATCGTTTAGGTTTTTTTCGGATACATTTATATTATATTTTCCGAACAGGTTTTTTATATTTGCTTTTAGACCCATATTTGCATCCCTTTTATAAATATAATTTATTTATGTTTTTTTTTAAAAGTGTTTTTTTTGATATCTATCGATTGTATATTTCTTCTATTTTTTCAGATAAAACACCTGATTTAAGTTCTTTTTTGTGATTTTCTAATTCATTTAGTTCATTTTCTGAAAAGAATTGCAATTTAAATTCATCATCACTTGTTACTATAAAATCTGATTCAATAATACCTTCTTTGATTAATTCAATTAAATCTTTAATACTTGCACCATTATCAAAATTTTCTTTAAATAAATTTAATGAAACATTATCAAATTCTTTTAAATCCTTTATTACATTTTCTTGAACTAATGTATTTAAGTCACTTATTTCATTAACCATGTTTTCTGGTAATGTAATCATATTCAGTTCTTTGATGTTTTCACCTAATTTTCTTTTAGTTATAGCGGCTTTTCTTTTTGCTGAACTTGTTTGTTTAGGCTTTTTTTTATTTTTCATTCTCAAACTTCTTTTTTTATCCGCTGCTTTTTGTGCCGCTGTTTTCTTTACTTTTCTAACCCGCCCATTTTCATCAACTTCGATTCGATAATTAGGGTCATCGCCTAACTTTTTTTTCATGGCTCTATATTTTAATGCAACTGTTTTACCATGTTTAGCTAATATACTGGCAATACTCTCATTTAAAACATCAAACCCATCCTTTTTACTTTCTTCTAAAACCTCTTTTTTCTTTTTAATTATACCTAAAATCTTATTAAAACTTTCATTAATATTTTCCCTCATAGTTCACCTTCCTAACGCTTAAAAGGGTTATTGTCATCATTATAAAATTCGTTCATATCACTTTCAATATCTGTCAATGTTTCTGTTTCATTAATTGCATTTATATTATCATTTTCAGTTCTAAATTCTGTTTTTTCACCAGAATATTTATATTGTTTAGATTTCAGTTTATATAGGTAATTTTTACCACCCGAATAAAAAGAATTATCAACTTCATCATCAACAAATATAATTTTAAAAATCTTAGTTGATGGTGTATGTATTATTAAATCACCAATTATTGGTCGTCTACCTAATACCCTCTCTATAGTATTAATGTCAATTAAAAATGTAACTTCATCATCAATTGTAACACCACCTAAATTAAAAAAATCACCACTCCCATCAAAGCTGTTATTATTTTCCATTAACATTCTAATTTTAAAAACATCTTTATATACTTTTTTCTTTAATTCACCCAGTACAAAATTTATATCTATATTGTTAATATCTAATTTTATAAACTCAACATCAACACCAAATAATGATATATATTCAGCACTTTGTATTTCATTTAAATTTTGTAATTCTAATGTATCATTATTAAATTTCATGTAAATATTTGCATTAACATCTTCTATGTTGTTAGCCGTGTTATTACCGTTTAATAAATCTTCTATAAAAGCCATTTTAAAACCTTAATTCATGTATGTTAATTTTCAATTCTTTTAGTAGTTTATCAACATCTTTTTTAAATTTCTTAGGGAAATATAATAGTGATGAATTGGCAATATCTACATACATAATATTACTACCTTTATTCCCAATATTAAATGTTACAGTTTTATTCTCTATAGATGTTGTTGCTATTTTAATATCACCATTCCGTAATAGTTTCAAAATATTTTTTAAGGATTCCCTTGAAATATCTTCCAATTTTGGCAAATATCTATATTCAATTTTCATTTCCTTTGAGTCATTTAATAAGTCTAAGCCATCATTCTCAAATCTTGTCAAGAAAAAGGTAAGTGAATCAAAATAGTTTTGAGTTGAACCGATACGATTCTTTTCATTTCTTAACTCGTATTCTTCTGTTATATCATCATTAGAATAAACTAGATATATAACACCATCATCATCAGTAATAAATGAAACATAATTAAAATTTTCCTTAATATTATATGCACCATCAGGATTAATAAACATATCAAATAATAGGTTTTCTGTTTCTAAATCTTCAATTATTTTCAAAATAATATTTTTAATTTTAGGTGTACTATATTTTTCTAAAATTTCATCTTCTGAATACAGTAAACCTCTTTCTAATACTTGCAAAAATGTATTTAATTCCATGTTCATCCTATATAAAAAAACAGGGGTTATATAACCCCTATCTTAAATATTAAAAATTATAATAATGATTTATTCTTAGCTCTTGCAAAAATACGTTCAATTGCTGTTTTATGGTCAATACCATAATCAAGATATAAGTCAGTTGCACCTTCAGTATTGTTAGTTAAATCACACACAACAATAAAAGCATCAATTCCCCTGTTATCTAATTCATTTTGTAAATATTTAGATACAATTCTTTGTAACTTATCCCTTGTTGGTGCATCATTATCTTCAGCAACAAAAGAATCAACCATTTCATCAATGTAATACATACATTCATTATGCTTAAATCGTACGTTAACACGGTTTAATGAGCTTTCTGTGTTTAACCCTGTTTTATTACCTACCTTGACGATACCAGTGTTTTTCTTGAATATCAATGGATTCACACGTCTTAAATATAACTCATTTGCATCGTCTTTACCAGGTACCCACTCAACCGATTTATAACGACTCGCAACACCTCTATTTTTACCAAACACACCTTTTTGTCTTCCATAAACATCCATTGCCTGAATGTCATTTTTTATCATCACAACATTGGATGGAATCCTAATATCTTTATCCCCATATTTGTTACTTATATTAAAAAATGTTGGCAAAGTTTCATATGCGTGTCTTGTACTAGAAATACCCCAACCACCAGCATCAAACCATGTTTCAAATGCTCCAATTATATCAGCATTTAATTGTAAAGAATAAGGTAAATTAAATTTACCAAATGTATCTAATTGTGAATCTATAACAGAAGTATTAACACCTTCATTAATGATAGCTAAATCAGCAGCGCTATATGTTCCATTTCCCGTTAAAACAAGTGGACAGGTATATTCTTCCAAACCAAATTGTTTATATGCAGTTAGAACATCATTTGCGACAATTGTACCATCAGCACCATTTTCTAATGTAACATCAATATCCAAATGGTTAACCACTTCATCAGGCAAGTTCACAAATATACTAATCAATTTAGATTGTGCAATTAACTTATCTTCAATATAGTATCTATTACCATTATCATCCCTTGCCGTAACATCTGTATTAACTGTAACAATAAACTTTTCTGATACACTACCATTTGCAACTAAAATTAATAATTCATGGTCTGCGAAAGTTCTGAAATTAACAAGTTTTTTTAATGTTATAGAACCTTCAATTGCATCTTTACCATGTATTTGGACTGTTGTTGTATTTCCCCAAATACCTGGTGTTTTAGCAAAAATGATTATATCTTGTAGATTAATATTGCTTTTTAAATTTGTTTCAAAAGTACTATCGAATGCATCATAAATTTGTTCAGCAGTTCCATAAACATTGTTTACAGATTGATAAGTAATTGGTCTTGAAATAGTTGCATTTACAATATCTTGATAATAAAACACAGTATCAAATTGTTCAAAGACATCACCAGAATCATATCTTGCTATAATACTACTATTTACACTTATAACGGGTTTCCCTGTTTCACTTTCTACATACAAAGTAACAACACCATTATCAATTGTATGTGATATATAATTACAACTTATTTTTGTTGTTATATCAACACCAACAGCAGAAGCAGGCGCACTAAAAAAATCACTAACAACATCCGTTCCAGCCGAAGGCGCTTCGATTTCAATACCTGAAACAGTACTGATTTTATCTGAGGATAATACTAAAAAATTGTTTGAATCAACACTTGCGATATCAACACCAACAGTAGTATTAATTGCACTAATTAAAGATGCTGTATCAGTAACAGTAGATAAATCAATGTCACCATCAAAATCAGTTCCATTTAATACTATACCAATAGCATCTCCACCAACACCAGTAAATAAAGAAGCATCTACATCACCTGTTATAATAGCTCTGGAATCACCATCTTCATCAATATATAATTTATCGTCACTATCTACACTTAAGGAAGCGCCATAAAATTTAAATTTAGAAGTGTTTAGTGGATTATTTGTCACATGGCTTTCAACCACATATGGAATCATACCACCATTTGTAACTTCTAAATTAGAAACACCATCAGTAATTGTAATATCAGTTAAATTCTTTACAAAAACTTTTACAGAATCAACATCATATTCTTCAACTTTAACAAGTGTTACAGCATTGCCATCTATAGCATAAGTAGTAGTACTTAACATGTTAGATAAAACAGTATTAGAAACTATTAATTCAAAAACAAATGATGGCAAACTATTTGTTATATTTTTCAATGCTGTTTTGGTTGTACCATCATTAAAGGCTCGGGAAACACTAACAATCGAATCCTGAGACATATAATCAACCACATGCCAATCTTGTATTACATTAGATTTATCACCATCACCAAAAACAGAAGTAAAATTACTATTACTAACATCAATTGGTCGACCGATAAAACCTTTTTCAAACGCCCCAGAAAAACCAACTTTTTCGTCTATCACTACCGCAGATGGTGTACTTTCGTCAGGTACTTCTGAAGAATAAACCCCAGCAATATTTAATACTTTTGCCATATCTATTTACCTCTTATTCAAATTCATTGTTAAAGTTATCTTTACTTATATCAGACAATTTTCCAAAATAGCTATTTATGGAATCCAACACATCTGTTAAACCAACTAATGGTATATATTTTTGTTTAGAATATAAAAAAGTTACAGTATATTCCGATACTGATTCTGTATCTTCACTATTATTTTCAATTTCACTAATTTCTTGTATAAAACAATCTTTTAATAACCATCCATAAACAGGGTTACTCTTAGTATCTCGTTGTACTAATTTTATATCAGCCGTCTTACCATCAAGAATTAAATCACCATTGTCATCAAAATAACTGTTCGATTCCATCCATGCTTGAAAGAATGGTTTTAAAATATGTTTCGGGTCATTGGATACTGTAATAGTGAAAGGGGAAACTTCCATACTACCAGACAAATGAACTGTATGTCCTTTCCATTTAAATGTTGTAACATTCATAGACGTGGATGGCTGATTCATGCTTTTAACTAATGTCATAGCACGAGTTAGCGAGTCTGTTGGTAATTCAATACCTAAAGCACTAGATAACCCTAAAATTTCACCAATCGAAATTTCATATTGGCCAGCCCGAAGCCCCTGTGATAAAATATTTTTATAATCTCTTGCTTTACTCATTTATTTAACTCCTTTTTTACTTTCTATAACATATTTATTATTTGAATTTTTCTACTGTATCAATCACAACATTGTAATCAGTTCGATTTAAAGTATTTTCATCAGGATTTATATATTTAAAATCAAACTTTCTTTTAACAAGGTAATTTCCTTTATCAGTTTCTTTCTTACCATTATTCAAATAAAAATAAAACATTTGTTCAATCATTCTAATAAATTTATCACGTTTACCAATACCCAAATCTTCAATTTCACTTAATTCAGCTCCATATACAAATTCTAAAATTGGCTCCATATATGAAAGTACTTTATGTAATGGTAATTTATTAGCTTTTAATATAGTTTTTTCATCATTCACAAACATAGTAAAAGATAGGTTGTATAAGTTAGCGTCTGTTTTCTTTGCACGTTTAAGAAGCATATTTACACTTAAAACATTTTCACCACTAATTGGTTCAAAATTATCATAATCACCTTCATTTGCCATAAAATTCAAACTATAAGTTTTATTAATTTCGGTAACAGGATAATCGTATTGACTTATTGTTCCATCCCTTGAATCAAAAACAAAAGGGAATCCTTTCCCAGTTTTACTTTTCCCATCTCTCCATGTACCATTCAAATCAGATAAATCACCAATTAATGTAACTATATCACTTTTATTTGTGATTTTATTTTTAACACCTTTTACCTCATCAAGTATACCATCAATAATAAAATCAGTTCCTTCTTCACCCATAGAAACGACTATTTTACTTTCTATATCAGTCACTAAATTTTCTGTTGGTGAAAATGTACTATTTCGGATATAAGGACCGATTTCGTCATAAAAGTTTTCATCCTTTTTATACCAATATTTTAATGCATTAAATATTGCAATTTTTGTTGCACCTTTATAGAGCCCTGTAATTAAACTTGAAAAACGGTAATCTCTCTTCAATGCACCTTCATGTTCAACAACAGAGTTGTTATGTCGTACAATATTATCAATAAGCATTTTAAGGAATTTCTCAAAAAACAAAGTACCTTCTTTTTGTGAAATAACGCTATTTTTAATTAAATCTTTTCTTATTCTTTGGAAGTCAAAAACATGTAAAAAATTATTATCACTTCTTATTGCTAAATCGTGTTTCTTAATGAATTTGTCGGCAAGCTTATTATTACCTGAAAATATACCATAAGATTCATCAAATGCATCTGCAGGGTGGTATTTATCTACAGTATCCATGAAGCTTGCATCAAATATTTCCACACCTTTATCATCAGATATACTGCCTAATAATATCATTATAATCTCTTGCTTTTCGTCAACATCAAAGTATAAATCACTAACTTCAATTATCATTTCAGCAAAATTAGAATCAATTAAACCTGCGTTTTTCCCCATTAAAACATATTTTGCTACATGAGGTTGGGATACTACAAAGTTACGCAAACCATTCGATAACATCTTATTACGATATTGGGATGTAAACCCAACTTTTTTATCAAGTTTATCAAAGCCATATTTTCGACCTGTTTTAATAACATCATCATAACGTAAATCAATAAATGGGTATAAACCAATACCAAATAACGCACCCATATCATTACTATTTTCGTATGCAAATTCTATATATTCCTTATAATTCTTTTCTGTTATATTTGGTAGAACATGTTTAGTTAAGAAATCACCAAATCCAATGTGACTAAAAGCAGCAAGATATGTTTTAAAATCATTAGATTTCTTCCTGAAAAATTTAAGATATGGGTATACATCATCACTCAATCTGGTGCTATCAGAAATCCTATCAAATAAATCACCTGTTTCACTATTTATCTTTCTAAAATATTTTTTGAATTTACTAAATACATGCATATCATTCCAATCCATTATTGACGAATTTTTATGAAAAAACATTTCAGCAATATTGGTTGCTTGTACAATAGTTCTCAAATCTACTAACCCATTTTTCACACCATTTAATAAGATATTAGCAAGTGATATATGTGTATCACCAAACCACCCTTTATCGTTTGCCTTATCAACAAACTTCTTGGCATTTGGTAATACATGGTAATCACCCCATTCTTGAATGCCATACGTAACTAAACGATTTAAAACAACAGCCAACTGGTTGATGTCTTTCATTAATAATTCCTTTATCTCTTCTACTTTCCTAACTTCATCGTCAAATGGGTTTTCAAACATTTGTATAAGATACCCAAAACTATATGTATCCAGAAGATGACCTTTGTTATCAACACTCTTTAATTCAACGTCATCAGCCTTTTCAGGTGTATCCAATGGTGTTGATGGTGTTGGTATTGTTGCCGGTGATGGTGCTTTGATTTCAGGCTCAGAAGGTTGGGTTACTGTTACAGGTTCAATAGGTTTAACCGGTGTTTCAAGTTCTTTGGCAATATCTTCTTCTGGTTCTACGATTCTAGGTGTTTTATCTACTAAATACCAAGCCTTCCTTTTACCACCCCATCTAAAACCAAAAGATTTGATTTTATTCTTATGTTTATAAGTGTCACCAGAAACCCACATCCAAGTTCCATCCAATTTTATTTCCAACCCATCTAAATTCTTTAATCCTTTATATGCTTCCCATTGTTTTTGGCTTAATTCATCTGTATTTAAACCACTTGCATCAATATTTGCATCTGGAACATCTGTTATCACAACTTCTTCAGTATCCTCAATTGGTGCTTCAACTTTCCAATTTTCAATATCACTTTTAAATAAAGAATTGTATATATTTGCATCTGGAAAAGAATCTTTTAATAATTTTTTTTGTGCTTTTAGTGTATTAAAAAACAAATCTGAATAAGTAATATCTCTATAAAACTTATCAATATTACTATCACCAATATTTTCCATGTGTATTTGTAAAAACTTACCAACATTTTCCACATTTTCAGGCGTCACAGAAACATCACTTAAAGATAACATAGCAAAATAATCATATACTTCATCTTGTGTTAAATAATCATTCAAATTTGTATATAATACATTTAATTCTGTCTCTGGTAATTTACCTCCCATGAATTGGAATATTTTACCCTCAATTTTTTCAAAATTATCATCTAATATTTTTTTTGGGTTAAAATCGGTAAAGAAATCATTAAATTGGTCGTAATCATCCAAATTAACCATTTCAAATAAAAATTCATTATTATGCTTCATTATCATTTCCCTCATCAATAATTTCTTTATAGTCTTTTAAAAATTCTTTTAAATAATATCTATCATTTTCCTTTAATTTAATACTTAAATCTTGCACTATACTACTACTATCATAGAAAAACTGTCTACCTTCAGGGGATTTATTAAGTCTTACATTCTCTATTTTCATTAAATTATAATTCATAATTAATACATCATTTACATATACTTTTGCTTTAACAGACAAAGGGTATTCTATTCCATGTGTACTTCTATCATCAGGATAAGAATACATTTGAAATTTACTTAATATTTTTTTTACTATTTCGATTTCTTTTGTTGTTGTTGGAATCAACCTAAAATCAAATTCAGGTTCCCTTCTCGCAATATCATTAAATTTCAAATAATCAGAATCGATTTTTGGATTTATACCTTTAAAAGATTTCAACATTTCATGTGCATCAGCCAGTTTACCAGCAACCGAACCAATGGCTTTACCAACTTTAGGTATTAAATTAAATAAATTAGATTTCGCCAATTTCTTCATTCCAATATCTTTTAATAAGTCTTCTTTTTTCATTAAAACATCAATCAAACCTTCATTTTCAGTTTTATTTTTTAATAAATTTGCAACCATCCCTATTAAACCAGCATCTTCAACACTCCAATCTAAATCGATACTATTTATAATTTCCATATCAACAGGAAAAAACAATAAAATCCTATCATAAATTTCAATTTTTGGTATAAATATTTCTTTAATAATATCTTTATTTTTGGTGTTTTTTTTGATTACTTCTTGACCACAACTTTCATAGTTAGCTTTTTTATTAGGATTCGTTTTAGTAACAAATTTAACAGCTTCAAGACCTAGTTCTTTTAAACTATCAATGCTTACTTTTTTTTCAGAAACATTTTTATAAAAAGTAAATTCAATATAAGTTCCACCATCACTAACATTCTCAGGAAATTCCAGTAACGTTTTATCTTTGATTTTTTCAGGTTGTTTTTTCGCCATACAATATAACCTTATTGCAATTAATAAAGTTATTTATGTTTTTTTTAGGGGATTGCTTTTTATTTCACAATAATAAAAAAATATATTGCAAAACTAAATTGTATGCGTTATAATGTGTACGTTGATTAACCACCTTTTTTGAGGTATAAACATGAAGATTTCAATAAAATTTAAGTTCACAATACAAATGGATGAATACTGGATAAGCAAACAATACAGAAGAGGTATCGTATCTCTTTTAAAAGATTTATTTGATTCTGCTGGAATTGATTTATTTAAAACAAACCAGAGAAAGCCGTATACGTTTTCAGTCAAATTCCCTAAATTCGATAAAACAACCAAAACCAATTTCATAACTAGTGAAAATTGGTTTTGGGTAAACTTTTCAGCTTATGATGATGCAATAGCAAAAAGTATAAAGTCTGAAATATATAAGATTAAATTTTTATCTGCCTTTGGTAAAGAAATATATGTAGATAAAGTAACTATTAAAGAACAAGATATAATTACAAAAAATGTTATTTTATTTAAAACATTTTCTCCTATTTTAGTAAAGGATGAAAATGGTAAAAGATTTTTAAATGATTTTAATAAAGATGTTTTTAAACAAAGGTTAATTACCAATATTAAAAATGGATATGAACAATTCACCACCGAAAAAGCAGGAAGGGTTGATGTATCTTTTAAAAAAGGTAATATGACTGTTGCTGAAACTTATGGTGGTGAAATAGGTTATAAAGGAATCATTAAACTTTTTGCACATTCTGATGTTTTACAATTTGTTTATGAAAGTGGAATTGGAAATAAAACAGGCCAAGGCTACGGAATGTTGGAGATATTATGAAAACTATTAAATTTATATCAAAACATCTAACCAAACTGGATTCTGATGTTAGTGGTAAATGTGCTATTTGTGGGGAAGAACATATTGGTTTCAAACTAAAAAAAGTTCTTTCAGCGAATTTTAATGATTGGAAATACATCAAAGATGGTAGTACAAAACATGTTTGTGTTGATTGCCAAAGTTGCTTGGGTTCTAAAAACTTTGATGGAAAAGCATTAAGAAATTATTCTGTTATTATTACAAAAAAAGAAATTAAAAAAATTAAAAGGTCTGACATATTAGAAGTCATTAGAAATCCATTAAAAGAATTTGTTATTATAGTTAATTTTTCTCAAAAAAAACACGCTTTTTGGGATGCAAAAATAAATAACAATAAAAGACACACATATATAGCAACAGACAAGGGAAGTTATATTTTAAATAATAAAAACTTTTTAGAACTATACAATGATTTATTTACATTGTATGAAATGAAAATAAGTAAAACTGAAATGAGGAGTGGAAAATACAATTTTATAAATTTAATGAAAAACAATAATATTTTTGATATTGATAATAAAATAAAAAAACAACGAGGTACAAACAATTTTGATTTTGCCATTTGGTTGTTACATAAGGAGGAAAAATGATTAAAGTAGATTACAATTTTACAACAACAACACCAGTTCACACAGGGGCCGACACTAATATGGGAACACTAAAGTCTTTAAGAAGACAGAAGGTTATATTAAAAAAGGCAAAGACTGAAAAAACAAAATACAACACTGAAATGAGAAGGGAAGCATTAAGAGATATTCTTTTTGCAGTTTATAGTAAAATTGATAAAGACCAAATTAAAGGAAAAAGATTAATGAAGATTTGGGATGAATTTCATTCCAAAGTTTTACAAGCTGCAACAGCATCAAATAAAATTCAGTTCTTAAACCGATTATCTCAACTTTGGGATATTAAATCGATTGATGACACCCTGATTTTACAACATTTGGACTATATGTCAGACAGTGAATTATTACAAACTGTGAGAGACGAAAGCATTTATCTTGTTTTATCTGTTAGAAAATTAAGAGATGACAAAAAGAATAAAGTAAAGAAGACAAAAAATAATCTATTTAGTAACATTGAAGAAAAAAAAGAGGTTGAAATTAAAAAATATTATGACCTTGTTCCAGCAATTTCAGGGAATTCAATTAGAGGTATTTTAAGAAGAATTTCCATGAAGGATTTTGTTGATAGGGTTGGTATAACAAAACTACCAAAAGACTTGTATCATATTCTATTTACTGGTGGAGTACTAGATAGTTCAACCCAATTTGAAAACTTAGATAGAAGAGAATCTTTTATAAAAAATAACCCACTTGTAGCCGTTTTTGGTTCTGCTATTGGAAATATGACAATTGAAGGTTTATTATCTGTTGGATGGGCTTACCCAAAATGTTTAGAGATGGGTACAAGTGATAAATCTTACTGGACTTATCTTGATACAGTTTTTCAAACAAGAAGGGATGATTCAGAAATTCAACACTTTTTGGAATTAGAACAAGGGCATCCTGGAACATCACAAATGAAATATGAATATGAGGTTTTTGCAACAGGAACACCTTTTACACATGCATTTAGATTCATGGAACTTGATGATATTACAACATCAGCTTTTTGGAGGGTATTGGAGTTATTTAAAGAAAACAGTAGTATTGGTGGAATGAAAGCAATTGGTAACTCATATATAGATTTATCAGAAATCAAAATACCAAAAAATGCAAGTAAATTATATTTGGATTATTTAGAAAAAAATAAAAAAACAATAAAAGATTTTTTCGGGAACTTATAATGTTTTATTCAGAAAAACAACTTAATTATAAAATAGATGGTGCAATTAAAACAATTAATACAGCATTGGAACAAGTAGCAAATCCATACATTGCTTGTAGTTGGGGAAAAGATAGCATTGTGATGTTATGGTTAATAAGAAAAATTGACAAGAATATCCCAGTTGTTTACATGAATTCTAATTACTCATTTCCAGATAATTATGAATTCAGAGATAGGATGTTAAAAGAATGGAATATAAAACATTATATTGAACTTCCACCCGTTTCTGATTATAAAGAAATAGTTGAAACTTTTGGTTTACCTGGTATTTCCAGAAAATCACAAGACCAAGAAAAAGTTGTTTCTAAATTAAAAAAACAATTAAGACCTGAAATTAAAGAATTTGATTCAGTGTTTTTAGGTATAAGAGCATCTGAAAGTAGGGCAAGACAAAATATGATAAGATATTCAGGTAAAATAAACACCCTAAAAAATGGAATTACAAAAATAATGCCAATTGCAGACTGGACTTTCAAAGAAATGTGGCAAATTGTAAAGGAAAATAATATACCAATGAATACCATATATTCAAAAGATAAATTTTCATCACCTGAATGGATAAGAAATTCAGGAATACTATCAACTGATGGGGCTTCGTCTGGAAAAATACAATGGATTAAATATTATTATCCAGCAATTTACAGAAAGTTATCAGTTGATTATCCGGAGGTAAAAGGGTATGTATAAGATAACATTTAAAATGGTTTCACCTGTTGTTTTAATGGATAATGTCACCTTTGATTCAATACTTGCATATTGTGTATATAGTCATTATAGAAAAATTACTGATATTAAAACATCTGGTGGAAAAGAAATTGATGAAAGCAAACAAGACATACCAGTAACAAAACATAAGGATGGTTTTTATCTTGCCAGTTGGGATATTACAACAGAAGAACACGAAAGTGTTGAAAGATGGCGGAAAAGATGGGATAACACAAATGATAGACTTGCTGATTTTAAAAAAGCAAAAAGAAAAATAGACACTGCACGAGGTAAATATAAATCATATGATATGCCAATTGTAGTAAAAAGCATTGATGAAATAAGTTTTTATTTTAAATCAAAGGAGGTGGGAAAAGTAAGTTTTTTCATAAATAACTACCTTGTTGGGATTGGTAAGAAAGTTAAAATGGGGTATGGATGGTTTTCTGGGTTTGAAATAGAAAAAGTAAAAGATAGTGATGTTTTATATTATAGACCAACACCCAAAAACTTTAAATCACCACTTAAAACGATTGATGGTTTTGGTGGAATTAAACCACCATATTGGCACAATCAACAAGACATAAAAATTCCATCACTACATTTCTAAACCAAAAAACAATTTTAATTTATTAAAAATCAAGTGAATTTTCTTTAATATATTATTTCTTTAAAATATTATATTGTGGGGATTGGATGTAATGGTTTTAATTAATATATATTAATACCAACTTAATTCAACACTTTCAGTGTTAATTTTTAAAAGATACAGTCCGTCTATACTGTATCCTGCTGAAATATTAGTAAAGTCCAGACCAACTTTATAAAGTACTTTTGCCACAGCTTGTTCTAAGTCACACACCGGAAAAGAATAACTTAGTGTTCCCATATTTTCTTCAAGCAACATATGCAGAAGTTTTTCTTCAAATTCTTCCTGCAATGAATTGAAAACCACCATCTTACTAAAATATTTATTTATATCCTCACCCCTTCTAAGGTGGGGTGTAAAGTCTTCCATGAATTCCCACATTGGTAAAACAATAATGCCTTCAAATTCTTCAGGTTTTTTTTCTTTAAAACCACCAAATTTAGCAACTTTGTTATAATTATGTGACAGAACCTCTTTACCTGCTTGCGTTAAATGTAGTTTTATTTTTCCATTTAATGAAAATTCCATTTTATTCTCCTTATTATTATTAATTATTAACAATTTCAAATTCCCCATTAAGAATATATTTAGAGAAACCAACCCTAGTATCTCTTTCAGCCCCAAATATAAATAAAAAAGTTGAAAAATTCATGTCTACATTTTCATCAACTTCACTTTGTGTTGGTAAACCTTCGTTTACCGCATCATTATTTAAATGTTTCAGTACTAGTTTCCTGCCTTCTTCTGTCAACACCATTTTTACAATTGTTTTTATATTTACCTTTGTGTTACACATACCATCCTCCTATGGGTTGTGGCTTAATTGCCATCTATCTACAATATACGGATTTTTTCGGATTTGTCAAGTGTTTTTTTTTAATTTTTTTTGAAATGTGCTTTTTTTTCTATTTAACTACTCAATTAATTTTTGGTTGTATTGTTTAATTCTATTAAGTTAATCTTAGGTATTTTAGGGTACATAAACAATATATCATAATCAATAAAGATATATTCTTTCACTGGTACTTATGTAGAATGGAATAAATTTAAACTTTTCATTATATATATCCATTATTCATTCTCCACTTTAATCAAGACAGGTTTTTGTCGTAATCTTAATGGTGTATCTGCTAACATATAAACACCATTCCATTCTACATAAGTACCAGTAGTTGTGAAAAAGAAAACACCATCACCATTACTACCATAACTACCATCTTCAGCGGGTGATGGTAAGGCAATTGCACCATGTCCACCGCTATTCCTTCTTTGTGGGTTTGTTATTTGAGAATTAACAGAGCTTACTTTACCTTCTATTGTGAAATTCGCAACAACACTACCCTTATCTATTAAATATATAAATGCAACTTTAACCCTATTATTCCAAAGCTTAGTTCTTTTGTTGATTTGGTAACGTTCTAAAGACCAATTTAATGTTACAGGTGGTTGTATCTTAAGAAGTGTACTTTGGTTTTTGGCAACCAATTCTTCTTCATCTTCAGCATATCCGTCATCACACCCCATTGTAAATAATATACTTAATAAAAGCATAATTAAAACACCAATTTTTAAACTTTTCATATGGAACTCCTATAAATTATCCATGTTAATAGATGGTAATAATCCATTTTTAAATATTTTTTTATGAACCATTTTTGATTTTGCATTGTAATCACCAATAGCACCATTTAAGCGATAACGAATGCCATCAGCAATAGAATATAATCTTATTAACTCTTCCTTATCAGCCCTATCATTTTTATCAAAAATCTTTTTAAAATCATTCAATCTTTTTTCAGCGTGTTCATGATTCTTCTTTAATACTTTAATATCTTCAGATTGCTGTTTGAAATATTCATAATTATAGATAGCCATATCACTATCAAGAACCTTTTTTGTGACTCCATAAGTAGAATCACAAGCAATATCACACCCTGTTACAAACATTAGTGCAAATAGTATTAATAACAATTTCTTTAACATTTTACCTCCATTTTTTCATTTTTTAAAATCCTATAATCCTTATCAATTTTATGATAAGAATCAAATATATTAAATTGCATTTTAAAAGCAGCAACCACCAAACCATGACGCAATGAATAGTTTACAACATATAGTTCTGATGCTGATTTATATAATCCCCTTACACTTATTTTATTACTATTTAATAATTTTTTTTGTTTTTTTGTTATTGGTATTAAACACCTTTGTTCAGTTCCATTTTCTATTGCTATTAAATAAGATAAATATTCGGAATTGTCTTTCATATTTAATTCAACAACTAAATCATGTAGTATTGTAAAATCAAATGTTTCTTGTATAAATAAATCGAATTCTTTTTCAATTTTATAATCGGTAATATCTCTTATTAAATCCATCATACCCCCTATTCATCATCTGCAAGTGAAAATCTGATGCTCCCAATTTCACCACAACCTGAACCCCAAATAGTTGGCATACCATCACCAGTATATTCAACTGTAAAATCCATGCCATTATACGTGAATTCAGTTGGGTCACTTTCACTATAGCCAACACCATCAAGATAAATTCTTGCAAACTCTTTTGGAATTGTGAAATCGAATTCTTTGACGACACCAGCAATTAAAAGGTAGAATGCTTGAAGAAAAAGCACCTCTGTTTCCTTTTCGATTCTTTTCATTTCTTTAATTATTCCTTCCATTTTACACTCCTTTATATTATATAACCACTTAACTTCACACTAACAAAACCGTTTGATTCCAATAAACAACTATCTCCAAGGTAACATATTTTTTCATCACTTAATTCAATTTTTTTTATTAAATCATCATTAATAAGACCCACATCAATAAATCTAAAAAAATCATAATAAGTTTCTATTTTCCATTCACCATATTTTTTTATAGGCTTGGATTGACTTAAATAATATTTTCCATCCGAATGTTGTGTTATGTACCTAATTAATATAAACATTAGCACCCCCAAATGTAAATCTTTTTTGTTTGCTTATTGGGATTTCAACTTCTTCAATTCGTTCAACATCAAGATAAGAATCGTAACATTCAACACATAAAGCACTCACATTGTCATAATTTAAGTCACCATCACTTGTTTTTACGATTTTCAAACTTGCCTTCACTTTACATTTTTCACAGCTACCATCAGCTCGTTTTATTACGGTATCATATATTGCTTGTAATAATGGTTTATCAAATTTTATTAACATTATTATCTCCACTCTGGTCTAGCTGGTAAACCATTTTCTTTAGCTTCTAAACAAGATTTTTTAACCATTTCTAATAATAAATCCTTTTCATATTTTTTAATTCTATCAGATATAAAAACATCATGTTCATATACACATTCTTGCATATAACTATCTTTATTAAATTTATTACCAAATTCATTTATTAATTTTTCAGTTTTATTTTCATATTTAAAACTAAAAAATAGGATTGTAAATGTAACTAGAAACAACAATATCTTCATTATAATACCTCATCAATTACTTCAAAAATAGATTTCATATATTGCCAATAAACTTCAAGGTAACTAACATATTTTTTAATAAACATGTTGTTTGTGTATTCCCTTTTATTTTCGATACCCACGAAAAGATAGTTTTTAATATAATCTGTTATTTTATCCTGCATAGATTCATATTCCAATCTACTAGGAAATATGAATCTGATATTAAAATGAATACCAATACAATTATTATTTGCATTCATTATTTTATATTTTGCAATATTTACATATTTAACATCATTTTTCTCAATATTATTGTAATCTAAATAAGTTTCAAATGGTCCAAATAACCTATCCATCAAGGAAGCATCATCAAAACCTGAATAAGACATATTTAATTTTACGTTAAATTTTAAAATAGTAGTTTTTTTTCCTATTTTCTTTGAAATGAATTTAAATTTATTTTCATATTTCATTTCACCAAAATCTTCAATTTTCTTTTTTCTTCTATATTTTTTACTAAATATATTAAATAAACCCATCTTCTTTATCCCCTTAATAAAACAGCATTTAACATTTTTCTAATTTCATTAGTATACACACCACTTACTTTAACCCAAGATATACTATCCTGATACCATTTTACTTGTTGTAATAAGCGGGATTCTGTGTATCCTTTTTTTTGTTTTAATGCTTTAAATACATAATTATTAAAATAATCTTGAAAGTTATCTATAATCACATTTAAATCCAGTTCACCAAGATGTAATATTATTAATTTCACAAAAAAGTTAACACCAATAACATTTCCTTTATTATTTTTAATTTCATCTAAATAATATACATTATACTCTATTGTTTCACTTAACTTTAAGGAAACATTTTTTACATACATCTTAAAATCTTCAAGAATACCATTTATAGTGTATTTAATGTTAGTGTGATGGAAATTTAATTGAATGTTAAAATCAATAACACTGAAATCCTTGCCTTTTTTTGTTAATTTTGGTTCATATTCTACAAAGTTTTCAAGCTCCATAGAACCAAACTTATTGATATTATGATTTTTTCTATATTCTTCATTGAATAATTTAATTAAATGTAACACGATTCCTCCTACCAAATCATACAACATTATAATAGACAATCATCACCGATTTGTCAAGCTTTTTTTAATATTTCTATAAAAGGAATAATTATTTAAATTAAATAAAATATAATTATAATACCCTGTTAATACATATATTGGTGTTACAATTACAGCAATAATTAACCCCATAATCACCAATAGCAACCCGTTTACTACATTTCCCATATTTACACCACCTTAAACGTAAAAATGCGACTATCTGCTAATTGTCTGTTTTGTGATGACTTATAAATATTAGCAAATAGTCGCAAATATGACTATAATCGACACCCACTTTATTATTCGTTAAAAACTCGATGCCACCAAAAAATCATGATTTAATTAAGGAAAATAAAATGTGTATATGGTGTTGACTTTAACATACTTATTCTTATTACCCCAAAAGTGAACCAACATGAAATTAAATATTACCAAGCCATACTTACCATTCCGGTCTGTAATCAGTACCGGTGTAATTTTAATTATACGAGATAACATTCTAATAAGTAAATCAATCAACCACATCATATTTTTAATATACCTTTTTTTTATTATTTAATAAAGTTTTCAATTAACTAAACCCCTACAAATTTATTACAACAATCATTTTCACCATCAACCTGTTTTTTGGTAACACTACAATAACCTTTTTTGTAGAACCTACATTGTTTACATTTATTCACAGTTTTAATTAACATATTTTTTTACCATCCTTATATTTATTATTAAACATTAATAAACCGTTTTTATCCCAGCCAGCAACATTACCATCTAAAACACCTTTTTTATAAAAAGAAACTCTATATTTATTACCATTTTCATACCACTCAGTACACATTCCATTAAATAACCCATTTTTAAAATTATATTCTCTTTTTTTATTACCATTTTTATATTTTAAAACATGTTTTCCTGTAAAAGGTGTCTTAGAAACTGGGTAATATATACCATTTTTATTTATTAAATTATTAAATTCCATATTGCTCACCAATTATAGTTGAAAAATCAAATGTGAACTGTACTTTACCATTTAATTTATAATAAGTATATTCACTTGTAAATTTACCATCATTATAATGTGCTTTAATTTTTTTATCACCCTTTTTATACCATTCTCTATATTTCCCTTGTAATAATCCACGATAATATTTTTTACGTATTGCCATGTTCCCATTTCGATACCATTTATAGAATTTACCATGTTTTATACCATCTTCATAAGTCACCATTCTTTTTAATGTTCTTCCATCTTCCCAGTATTCAACAACAGTTCCAGTAAAAATTCCATTACAATCATACACAGAACCATCCACTATTTCAATCACATCTTTTGTTGTATCTATTTCATCACCATAAACATAATCAATATAACTTTTTACACTTCCATCCTTATACCACTCTAATTGTTTGCCATGATTTTTATAATAACAAATTTGCGTTGGGTCATAGTCTTCTCTAATAATAACATCATCCAAATAGTGGTGATGTGTTCGGTAATCTATACTATTACGTTCTGTGTCTTCCCAGCATTTATAATTTAAATATTTTAAATACCCATCTTTCCATATTACATGCGAGTCTAAACCACCATCTTCATAATATTTTTTATATTCAACTAAATCACCATACTTATATTCACTCTCTGAACTAAGAGAATCAACCTTATACCACCACTTATTAAAACCATGTTCTTTTCCATTTTTATATTTTATTTCATTAATTTTCAAACCATTTTCATCAACGATACTTTTTTTACCATGTTTTTTTCCATCTTCATAACTTGTTGTAATTAACCATTTTTTATCTTCATAAAAATATGTATATTTACCATCTAATACTTTAAACTCAACATTATCATTTTTAGGAAAATATGTTAAAACACAACTAAATCTTGGTGTAGAAAAATACTGTGATACTTCACCATTATCACGTGTTTTTTCCCATCCAAAAATAGTGTTTTCCCAATCGGATGTCATTAAAGATTCTTTTAACTTCTTGTTTATTCGTCTTTTTATTTTTAAACGTGTCATAACACCACCTATTTTTTTTCGTCACCATTTTCATACCAATATGTGTAATCCCCTTGACGGCAACCATTTACGTAATTAGATTCACATCGTTTCTTTCCATCCATGTAATATTCTATATATTTACCATGTTCTTTTCCATTTACATAATCACGTTCCCTTTCTTTATTACCATCTTCATCCCACCAAGTTACTTTACCACATATTTTACCATTCACATAATTAACAAACCTTCGTTTCTTACCGTTTTCATGCCACCAAATTTCTTTACCATGTTTTTTACCATTTTTATGATTTATTTCAAATTCTTTTTTATGATTTTCATAGTATTCTATTTTTAAACCATGTTTAAGACCATCTTTATAGTTTATTTCCCATGCCTTATCACCATTATCATACCAAAAAACCTCTTTACCATCTTTTTCCCCATCCTTAAAATCTATTTCCCATTGTTTATCTCCATATTCACTGTAATAAACCTCTTTACCATCTTTTTTTCCATCTTTGTAGTTTTCTTCTGATATTACTTTACCATCTTCCCCGTAATAAATCTCTTTACCATGTTTTTTTCCATCTTTATAATTAATTTCAATTTTTTTATTGCCATTACTATAATTATCAACATAAACACCTGTATATGGTACATTATTTTTAAGATACATCTGCATCACCTCTTATAATAATTTTTAATCTATCATTGTTGATTCCTTGAACTATATTTAAATCAATAACTTTTTCCATTTTATTATCATCACCCATTACACCCCCTTTTATATCAATTTAATGCGCTCATATTCAATTAGATTGTTAGTTAAATATATTAAATCCGAATAGATTTTAATTAACTTTTTAGAATCTGTTTCACCATTAACCTTTTCTTTTAATTCTTTTATTCGCCGTTTTCTATTATTAATTCTACCATCAATTGTATTTAAATCTTCATTTTCCATTTTGGTTAACCTCACCGACCGTATAAAACCTACTATTACCAAATGTCACTTTATAACCATCACCAAGACGATATAACTCACTCTTAACCACCACACCATTGACTTTAACACCATTATTATATAACATACGACTTAATTCAGCCTGTGAAGTAACTTTTAAAATATCAATCAAAAATTCCTTAAGTGTTATCTTTTTATTTTCACTCAATATTTCCTGAAAAGTTTTTTTTGAATTCGGTTTTTTTCTATAATGATTAATTATAATATTCTCTTTTCTTTCTTGCTGTATTGCAATTTTCTTATGTCTATATATTTCTTTCAAACCCATGTCAAGCTTTTTATAGTTATTAGCATAATGCATTATTTCTTCATAGTAATAATTTTCTTTGAATTCGGAAATTCTTTTACTTATTTTTCTTACATCACCCTCTATTTCCCTTAATGAATTTAATATCATTTCTAATTCCATAAAACTATATAAATAATCATTCATTCTTAACTGTTTTACTGTTGTTTTTCTAATATCAATCATTGTGGAAATACTATCAATTAATCCTTCCATGCCTTTTACTTCATTTTCTATTGAATTTGGTGTTATTATTATCTGTTTAAATCTATGTAAAAGTTCATTTCTTTGTATATTAAATTTTTTAAGTATTCTTTTTAACCTCAAATCATTTTTGAATTTATCCTCAATGCCATTTTTATACCCAGTTATTTCTTTCAACTTTTCAATATTATACATACACATATTAATTAAATCAGTGGAATTGTATTTTTTATTACTAAATATGTTTTCCGCTAAGTTTCTTATTAAAAACACATATGTCATCCAGTCATCACTGCTTTTTGTTCTTGATTTATATACTTTTTCTATCAAAGACATTTTATCTTTTAATGAATTATACCTGTGATATAATTGGAAATAAAAATCATTTTGAATAATGAAATAAACCTCTTTTTTTAAGTTTGAATACCCATCCATATCACCATTACAGATATCACAAACCCACTTACTTAATTCAAATGGGTATTTATGTTTTTGTATTTCGAGAATAAGCTGTTTTATTAAATTCTTCCAGAATGGTGAACCATTTTTTTTGGTTGCCATAATACCCAATACACGGTTTGTTATAAGATTTTGTCCTTGCTTGATGTGTATTTCTTTACTAAACATTTAGATACTCCATGATTTACACCAAAATTGGTATATGTTATTATAATATAATTTAATTATTTTAGGAATTTTCTTTTAATATTTCCTGAAAAGTTTTTTTTGTGTTTTTATTTTTTCTGTAATATTGAATGATTATTTTTTCCTTTTTAACTTCTTCTTTTGCAATTTTTTTAATTTGATATAATTTATTAATAATTCTATTATAATATTTAATAGTTTTAATTTGTTTAATAAAAACATCATAGTCGAATTCTTTTTTAAAACGCTCAAAACTAAGCATTGATGTTTGAATGGCTTTTAATTTGTTTTCCAATGTTTTAGTACCACGTATTATGTGATTCCTTACACCTCTAATTAATGTAATTTCATTACTTAATAAATCAATTATAGTATGAAAAATACCACCAACATCATTAAATAATTCATACACGTTTTCTTTGGGTAAATCTATTTTTTTTAATAAGTGTAATACATCATTTCGGCCTTTATTAGCAGATTTTAAAGCACCTCTATTTTGATGGAAATAATCCCCAATATTACTATTAAAACCATCAAATAAATTGTGGTAATCATCTGTAAAATATAGTTCATAATCAACACCAGAAGTAGTGAAACCATTATAAATCCCTTCAGCCAACCGTGTATATATTTTAAATAAACTATAAGTTGATGAATAAATCATACTTGAATTAGATATTGACGAAATATGGCTTACTAAATCAATCTTTTCTTTTAATTCAAGTTCTTTATATTTTAAATTAAAAAAGAAACTATTTTTTATTTCTGATATTATTTTATCTGTTTCATATTTATCTAAAGACATTACCCATTTACTACAATCATAAGTGTATTTATGTTCAACGATTATATCCATCAAATCTAATAAATATGTTCGCCAATTATTTACACCACTTTCTTTGATTTCTTCTATTGCATTAATTTCATTCCAAAACATTTTTTTAAATGCTTCAATTTCTAAATCTTTCTCACTTCTCTTTACATTACACATTTTATCCCCTATCTACATATACCAAAATTGGCACATATAGATTTTAGCATACATATTTAAATAGTGCAATATTTTTTTTATTATGTGTTTTTTTTAAGATATCATAGTAGAAGATAATTTTTCAATAAATCCGTTTACGTCTTCCTGATTAATTACTTTTAATTCTTTTACATCCTTATAATCAATTTCCTGATTTGAAAACAATATAGTATTCTTAAAATCATGTAAATATTCAATGTAAGACACGAAAGCATCAAAAACGGTTACTGCATCACTTCTTAACGTTTCAGGCTTTAGAATGGATTCCAAGCTGTATTTTTCAATCATTTCAGCCATGCCATACAAAATAAAAGTATCATTATATTTAAAAACTGAATTATCACTTAAATCAAATAAATAATCAAACCCTGTTTGTGAAGCTATCACACCATCAAACCAATTTTCACTTGTGTAAAACTCCATGAAATCAGTATCGAAATTGTTTGTTATGTCTTTAATAAAATCATCCATTTTTATTTTATAAAATAACACAAGATTATCTAACATTTCATTTATTTTGTATTTTAATATATAAGTATTTTTTTGTGTAAATGGTGTGATTGCATTATAAATAATATCCAACAATGTAAAACTATCACTAGATACCCATTTCCAAAATTTATTATTAGAATCACTTGCGTCTGGTGTATTCCCTGTGTTACTATCTTGTAAACTAAAAAAGATGTTATCGCCATCAGAAATTATATCATTTTCTGAATAAGTTGTTCCTGCATTATATATATTAAATTGGTATATAAAATCATTCAATGTTGTGTTCTTATAATTAGCTTTAATAAATGTTAAGATATTCATTTTTGTATCACCAGATTCAAATGCAGCAAACAATAAATTTAAATCTTTTTGTATATTTATATTATCATAATTATCATTTTTAGATGTCAAAAAGTTTTCAAACATTGTTTCATTTGTTATTACATCATGATTATAATATTCTTTTATATCAGTTACATCAAAGATAGGAACTAACCCACCATTATATAAATTCTCTATATCATATTTATTTTTATATTCAAACCTTGCAGAATTAATTAAAAAGGGTATATATTCAAAAGAACCATCAACACTATCAGTATTAACTTGTGTTGTTATTGCTGTTATTTCATCATCAGTTAAAATATCATTTTTATTATACAAAGATTGATTTAATTTACTTAATTCGATTTTTTCATTTTGTGTGTTAAAAAATGGTAATTTAAATAAATATGTGCCAATTTCAAACATTTTATCATAATAATTTTCTTTATAAGAACATCTTAAGAATAAATCAATGGCTGGTTCATACCAATCTTCAGTATATACTTTACTAAAATTCACAATATTTTCAATATAACTAAAATGTGGTAATTCGATTTTATTAGTATAACTAGTAGTATCAATATATTCTATTGTTTCATCAAAATATAAGCTGGAATATAATTTTTCTTTTAACCCTTTAAAATATCCACCTAAGAAAAGAAATTGTTCTAGTAAATATATGATATCATAACTCCAATTAATATGTAATATATTTGGTAAATAAATATCTGGTGTATTATATGTGTCATAACCTAATAAAGATGCAATTTCCTTATCACTTTCTGTTTGCAAATAACCAAAAGAATATGGTGTTGTAGAATCATTAAAGTATTTCGTAGTATCCAGTTTTAAATCTGTCAATGTTGCATACGTTAAATTAACGCCTGTAACGTCTAATTGGTATACTGTATAATCTGTGTCATAATTTAAAATTTCGGTTGCTGGAGCAAGGTTTAAGGCTACTTTTTTAACAAAAAGAACGTTTAGTATAGATACGGATGGGATAGAATATATCAACAATTCTGATTTATTTGGTAACTTCTCTGTTGTAGATACACTAATTATATAATTATCATCACCTAAATCATGTATTGTTTCTATTGTTAAGTTAAAATTAATCGTTTTATATGTTAAAACTAAAACATCTGTTACGGCAAGAATTAAAGAAGTGTTAATTTTAAAAGCATATAAATTATTATTTATGGTAAAGTGATGGTTATCACCTAATCCAAAATTGTAGCCAATCTCATTAATTGTATAATTACTTGTTGGGATTGGGAAAATGTTTTGATAAATAGTAGCCAATAAAGAATTATTGTTTGTGTTGGAAATAATATCACTAAAATTTGCGAATATAGTATTATAATCAGTAACACCCAACCCATCTTTAAATTTATGATATATTGTACTTAAATAAATTGTATTAAGTAAATTATATAACTTTTTATTTTTTAACATTTTTTTTACCCTATTAACTATATATAATATATTTATTTGATTGTTTTTTTTAGATATGGTTACAATTATATTTGATTTTGTAAAATTTCCATAGGATATTCATCAAAAATTTCTCCTTTTAATTCTCTTCCATTCTTTTTTTTACTTCTTCTAACTCCATCAGCACCCCATGTACCCCATTGTTTAAAGAAAAATGCTACATCTTGTTTTTTGCATTGATTCTTTATATTTATTACCCATTCTTCTTTCATTGAACGAGCTTTAACACCACTTTCTCCACCAACAATTACCCAATGAATACCAGATAAATCTAACACTCCTAAATCCTCTAATAGTGGTTCTATTGATAGAAATTTTATTCTAGCATTAATATTTCTTAAATAATCAATTCTTGACTTTACGGATTTATCTTCAACTGTAACACCCAACCAAATATTATCAGATAATTCTTTATCCTTCAGATAGTCATTCATAATCTTTTCTCTTTTGGTTAACAGCTGATAAGTATGTTGAGGAGTATCTTTAATTATTTTAAAAATTTCATCTAAATATGAATAAGGCATCTCTTCATGAAAAATATCACTCATAGAATTCACAAAAAATTTAGTAGGTTTTTTTACATTTAAAGGCTGAGTAAGCCTTTCTTTCATTAATGTAAATTTAAAATTATTTTCATAACCTTTTATATTCATTGCTTTTAAACGATGTGCCATTGCTTTTGCATAACAATTTTTACATCCAGAACTAATTTGAGAACAACCAACAGAAGGATTCCAAGTTGCTTCAGTCCATTCTATTTTAGTTTTTTTCATGATTCCTCCATTTGAATTTTATACTATTTAGAAATGAAATGTTTACAAGGTGTGTCAATCCTTTCCATTTCTAAAAATCTATTATTAATTACCCTGTTTTTTCTTTCCCTTCCGCAATAAAATATGTTTGAACCATCACGAAAAACAACCATTCTAATATATTTGCATTGTTTACATTTTTTATCATACACAATATTAAGCATTTCTTTCATTATCATATTACCCAACTATTTAACAATAAACAATTCTATTTTCACTATTGTTTTGGATTAGTTTATCAAACAGTTTCACAACACAGTTTGCATCAAAAATACTATTTAAACTAGCCTTTACTAAAAAAAGAAAGTGTGTGTTATCTTCATCAAAATTACTACCAAATATCTTTTCTAAATCTACTGTATTATTTATAATAATATCTTTTGCCCTATCATGCAAGACTTTGTTTGCATTTAGAACACAAAAACCTTCCTTGAAATATGTATCATAATAATATTTCGCTATTTCTTCTTCATTCATAAGTTCTTTACTTGCTTTATTAACTACTTCTATTAATTCATTACCCATTATCTTACCCCTTAATCCAAATAATATACAGTTTTTTTTGGACGCTTTCTTTCAATTCTCAAATCCCCAATATGTTCAATAGCTTCATTATCCGTTGAAAATACCTTGGGTTTATAGTGGAAATCGTAACCATATACTTTAGTATAATCTTTAATATACACCCAAAAGAATAGTAAAAATCTTTCCTGAATCATCCATTTATCTATGCTACCTTTGCTTTCGCAAATTAATTTGAATTTACCCATTATATCAAAAAAAACAATGTCATTTCTTCACAATCAGTGATAAAATGTATTCGTCTATAAGCATCCTGAGAATAATACCCATCTGCATCTAAAGAAAAACCGGCAGCTTTTAAATACAAGTCTGCTTTATGTTCAGATAGGCTAAATTCAAAATTATCTATTTTTCTGTCAATTATTTTTTTTAATGCTTTTAAAAATAAATGATAAATTCTTTCTTCTATTTTATCCATTTCCTTAGTTATTTTATCCATTGTATTATCCTTGTAAATGTTTATTCACTGCGAAAATTATAGTTACTATTAATAATAAAATTGGAAAAGATAGGAATTTAAGCTCCCAGTAATTACCCATATTGTCACGCATCATTTTATCGAAGTTATTACTTTTTTTGCTTTTTTTTCTTGGAGCATTTCCATCACCATCTTTTTTGATTAATTTCATTATATCACCTATTATATTTATGCCAATTTATCATTAAAAACATCTTGTAAAGCATCGTTAATTTTTGTATGTAATACCTTATTTTCTAATATAGTACCATTTAATTGTTTAGCAAAAACTTCTGTATAAGCAGCAATAGATTCTCTAATAAGACGGAAATCTTTTTCTAAAGAATCAATACCAACCTTAATACACACACCTATGTATAGAAACCCATTTTCTTTAAAAAAAGCATTTTTTTGCCATTTTTCATTTGATGGTGTACGGTAAATATCGTCTATCCTAATATCACATTCTAATTCATTAAATTTATTTTCATATAATTCTTGAGATTCAACATTAGTTGTATCTAACACAGTTTGTTGGATATTATATCTAATTGTATTGGGTGAATATACACCCATCGTAAAATAAATATCCAACTTCTTAACACCATTTACAGTATCAACATAAGTGTTTGTAATACACCATTTTGTTTTTTCGTTTGGTATTTTTTGAATTTCTTTTTTTTCACCAAACAACCTACTTAAAAAATTACCTCTTTTCATTATCTTACCTCTTTACAAAATTTATCTGGAATAATCCAATAACCATTAACTGTAAATTTATTCATTTCTAGTAAACGTTTTCTTATTTTTAAACGTGCTACTCTCCATCTTCCATCATCATAAGTTATTTTATACTTTCTTCTACTTAGTGTTGCAACTGTTACATGTCCACCATCATCAACTAAAAAATCATCTCCATAAAATATCATTTCGCCTAATTTTATATCCATTTTATTTTTATTGAACCTCTCAACATCGCATTCAGAAGTACCCTTAATTATTTTCATGTTTTCATGAAAATCATTATAATCTAATGTTTCCAACCACTCTTTTAAACCTTCAAAATCAATAACTCTTTTCATTTTATTCCCCTCTATTATTACAAACAATTTCATTTAAAAATACATTAATTGTATGCCCTTCAATACCTAACCCATTAACCCTATTAATTATGTCATACCCATTATATGCAACATTATGTTCTATTTCTTCTTTAATTTCATTAAGCAATGTATCAGTTACAATCATATCAGGCTTTATTTTATTAATTTCTAAAACCATATCATCCAATTCAGAAGATGGGTATAAATGTATTATTTCACAACCTGTATGTTCGTCCATTACATCAAGAAAGTCTTCAAATTCTCTTTTTAAAGCATTGATAAATACTAATTTTTTATGTTTCATTTTATTCTCATTCATAATCATTAACAAAATTTTCTTCAAAAAGCTTAACGACATTTTTCGTATCAACTTTCTTTTTCATCAATTTTTCAACTTTTTTCACTACATCTTTCATTTCAATAATATCAACTAATTGTTCACCTAAATCATCTAATATTTCATATTTTAAATCGGATTCAATATCTACATCACTTAGTTCATGACAACCCCACGTTATATAACGTTTTGCTAATGCCATGTCACTGGGTATCACCACCTTTTTAAGTAATTCTGATACATTAATCACTTTATCAACTTTACTAGTGTTCATCCCATTATGTTCAAGAAAAATATCACCAAAAATATCCATGAAATTTTCATTATTAAGTTGGATTGTTACACCATCATTTTTTTTAAGTGTGTGTGTACCTGTTTTTGATTCTTCAATTCCATAAAATTTAGCAAGTTCTAATGCTCTCTCATTGATTGCCTTTATATTCTCTTTATTCATCATATTCTCTTTCTACATTTTTATTAAATAATTCAAGTACCTTTTTTGTATCTATCTTGGATTTAATAAATGATTCAACCTCTTTTATAACCTCTGGTATATCATTGAAATCACTAAAAAATTCATCCATCAAACTATCTTCTATATCCTCGATGTGTATATTATCGAAACCAATATCTATATAAATTTGTGCAAACTCCATTTCTGTTGGTATTTTAACCCTATTAAGTAATTCATATAAATCAATTGTTTTTTTAGGTCTTACCATGGTTGAATTAACTAAAGATTTAACTTCTTTAAGTTTAATATCCTTTTCAACATTTTCTATAAAAGAATCCATTTCATCTAAAACATTTATTAGAAAATGTTGTTTTCCACGAACCAAAACTTCAGTTGCATCTTTATTTTTATATTTACCACAAATCAAATCATTAGTGTCATTCAGAAAAATTGAACTATATGCTTCTAAATTTATTATTATGTGATTTTCCTTAACAAAATAATAAAAACCTTGTAGTAGTTCTGATATTGCTTTAATTTCAACTGCATTATCAAAATCACTTCTATCAAAAAGTATTTTAGTTTTCCCATCTTTTAATCCAACCAAATCGGTGTTATGATTGATTTTTATAATTCTATATGTATCTATTCTAACACCTTTGTGAAATATTGGTTTAATTATATTCATTTTATCTCCTATTATGCATTTTTATTAAATAATTCCACTATTTTAGAATTAAGTAATAATTCAATAAAAACATTTGATTCACTACCAAACTTAAATTTAATGTAATCAGCCATAGATTGACTATAGCCGAAATCAATATATGTGTTTCTTAAATGTCTCTCAAATCTATCTATATCAAATACATATACACCTGTTTCATGAGTTTCTTCAACATCTAAAAAAATATCGTTAAGACCAAATATTTCTTTAAATTTCATAAAAATATCTAATAATGTTAAACATCCATCCCCAATTATAAAACCACATGGGTTTGACTTATTTTTAATTTGGGTTTCATATTTGTCTATAACCTTAAGGTGTAACTCACAATTTCTTGGTAATGTGTATGCACTATGGTCATTCCAATCTCTACCAACTAATTTTAATTCAAAAAAACTATTCGGGTGAAGCCATTGACCCAAGTCTTTAATGTCTTTCATAACACGGCTGTGTTCCTTATTGAATTTATTCGATATTTCAATACTGGTTACATAACCCTTTTGCCCTTTTGTCATACACCCTCACTTAAAAAAAACTGGAATATCAATCTGATTATCCAATAAAACATTATACTATTTTTAAGAAGTTTTTACAAGAATTAAATTGTGAAAATTTAGTTATTAATCAGTTCCAGATAAGATATCATTTTATTTCTTAATATTGTGAAAACATCATCAGAATTTAAATCAATTTTGGGTATAACCCTTTTAATTAAATAACTTTCAACATCAACATATATATCCGATAACTTTTCATCATGCTGCCTTACCATTTCCCTTATTGATATAGAAGTTCTTTTATCATTAAAATGTTTTCTAGCATTTCTTTTACTGGTCATACCCAATATGTTTTTATTCAATTCATTCATTAACCACTGATAGATTGACACATCCCTACCATATAAGCGACCAACACATTTATCCATTTGATGGGTAATTAAAGTATCAGTCATCATTTTAGTTAAATCTATAGTTGTCTGGTACTTTTCAATATTTGAAATATATTCCGCCATTTTTCTAAAGGCTGATATATACCATTCTTTAATTTCCATAACATCTTTACCTGTGAAACCCATAGCCAACATCATGAAACCATCAAATGATAGAATATACATATTAAGTGATTTATTCTGTTTTGTCAAGTACTTAGAGCGCTCAAAATTGATGTTGCCAAATTCCGTACTAACCTTTTTTAAAATGTTTTTAATATCTCTAATAACATTCTTATGCTCTTTATTGAATTTTTCAGCTATCGCCAAACTGGTTGTGGTAGATTGCATTCGTTCCATTATTTCAGAAATATCTAAACCTTTAAGTCTTGGTTTTGATGGCTTCAACGTTGTTCTGGAACTAGTTGTTTCTTTTGTCATATTTACCTCACATATAAAGCAGATAACCAAATCAATTACCCTTAAGAGATAATATCATTTTTCATAACATATTGCAAATTCTACATTAATATAATAAAAAAGAGATTTACTGTGTGTGGTTTTACCGTAGATGGAAAAACCACCTATGGTAAAACCGTCTATGGGATAATTTTAATAATATTTATTTCTACTTTATTATTCATATAATTAATAACTAAATTAATATTTATTTCACCTAAATAATATGTTCGATTTTGATAAAAACCATCAAACCCACTTGTATTATATTCAATATTATTCTTATATAATATTTCTTCTACTTGTATATGTATAGGGGTTTTACTAAAATTATTAACCTTTTTTATCAATTTTGATATATCTAATGCAGTATGTAATTTAAATTTATTAATTATCTCACTCATTTATTCCACCTAAAAAAATTACATTATTATATCATTATCCATATAATTTATAAAATAGTATATTCTCCATTGATGGTTTTACCGTGGGTGGTTTTTCCACCTATGGTAAAACCATTTACAGAAAACCTACCAACCATAAATAAGTTTAACTTTTTTAGAAATATTTATTTTTTTCTTGATTAAATAAGTAAAATCTGTTATTTTGTTTCTATTATTGGTTGCACGGGATGTTATCCTGTGATATTGAAGCTCTTTAAGGGTGTGTGAACATACAAAGAAATGCAACCAACACACATACCCTTAATACCCATATTGTGGTGATATGGGATGCAAATTAAGACATAACATGTAAACAAGCTTAAACCCTCTATTATAAAGGTTTTGTTTGAATGTAACTTCCCCATAAAAGTTACAATTTTACTGTTTGGTGAACATAAGCAACTTACCTATAAACAGTAGAATAAAACAGGATGAAGTGATTACGTTTAAATATTTTATACCCGTGTAGTGTGAAAGATGCGTGACATATTGTATACATGGCAATATGACTTGGTTATACAAGACTCTGTATTCATAGCTACACCATACCAAGATAAAATAAGCAATTATTTTTCCACGTAATCTTCAATAATATTTTTTAAGATGAATTCTTTAAATCGTTAGATATATGTTTAAAAAATATGAAATTTCTTTCCCTCAATTAATTAAAACTACCATAACTGGTTAAAGTTACATTTATGTATCTACCAGAAAGGGGGGTATAAAGAACCGTCCAGTATTACTATAATAGTATATATAAATACTACTATATAGTATCATTGTATAATATTATTATAAGTATTACTTAAATATCACTTTTAAATAAACTAATTTAAAAAAATAATAAATTTATATATATAAAAAAAGTTAATAAATTAAAAAACAATAAAAAATAAAATAAAATTATTATTATTAAGATATTTCAAAAATAAAGATGTACTCAATCGTCCATCTTATATTTTCATAATATCTATAGAAAGTATATTACTTTTAGTTTTACTTATAATATTATTATATATAATATATATAGTAATTAGGAGTTAAAAAAATGGAAAAATTAAAAAAAGAATTAATAAAAAAACTAAAAAGAAATAAATTTAAAATATCAATAATTGAAAATATAAATTTTGGAATACAAATTAAAGCATTATATAAAAATAAAAAATATACATTTAGAATATTTAAATCTAAAAAAAAAGGAATACATATTGATTATTCATTAATAAATGATAAAAAAATAATTAATATGTTTAAAAATAACAAGAAAATGGAACTTAAAAATATTATTAATAATACTACTTATAAGTATGATAAAAATGAAATTGGATTTGGATTTTATGAAAATAAATCTAAAAGTATGTTAATATTATCTTCTGTTTATTTACATAATAAAGATATTTTAGAAAAAATTGATTTGAATGGAATTAGTAAAACATATGATAATAGATTATTAATGAGTTTTTATATTTATATAATAACAAATACTCAATATAAATTAAATATTTTTGAAAGTAAAAGATTAGAAAAATTAAGAGATAGATTTGATAATAAAATTGATTTTAATAACTTTTATATTCAGGAAATAGTTAAAAGACAAGATTACACATTTAATAAAAATAATATAAACACTGATGAATTTATTATATCTGAAACAGGTTTACATACTAAAATTTCAAAGATATTTTCAAAGACTGTTTATAAATTATATAGATATTAAAAATCAATTGACAAACTCTTTAAAATCCATATAATTTAAATGATGGGTAATTAAACCTATATTAATGGAGGATTATATGAGTGATATGATAATAGAAAAAAAAATAAATACAATTGATGAACTACAAAAATTTATAGAATCAATTATGAAATATAAAGTAATTAATTTTAATGATGGATTTACAACTGTTGTAGTACATGGTGGTAATCCATTGGGTCCATATGCTTTCCAAAATGATTACATAATATTGTATTTAAAAAATGCTGATTATATAATTATGCATATAAAAACTGAATTATTTGATAATAAAAACTTAACATTAAACCTAAATACTTCAAATTCTGATTGTAAAATGACATTCACTACTTCCACTAAATTTATTAATAATAGAAAAATATTAGAAAAAATGAAAAGAATTGAAAATGATGTACTGATAAATATTGCTAATTCTATAACAAAAGATTTTATGGATGGTGAAACAGCAAGCATACCAACTAATAGTCGATATATGGTACATGAAGCAATTAGCAATGAATTTAATACAGATTTTATTGCTAATGAAATTACTGATGTGTATTTTTGTTATAAAAATCATATGCCTAAATTCTTACAACCTGATGACATTTTAAAATATCTAAATTCGTTATATAAAGATGTTACTGTTAATTACCACACTGATTATAGTAAAATGGAAAGAATATTTTATTTTGAGAAATAAACCTTGACAAATCCAAAAAAAACCAATATACTGTAGATAGATGATAATTAAGCCATCGTTTACATGAGGTTCAAATGACTACTAATAAATATATCTCAAATGAAATAGTGAAATACTGGGATGAAACATATGAATCTTTTAATGGTATGGAAGTTATCGCACCAACAACATATAGGTCGGAACTTAAAACTACAATTTGGGATTTTTTTAATAATTTATCATCAACTGATGGTATGGAACAAATGCATATTGACATTTTATTAAAAAATGGTAATTATTTAAGTTTTTATTTTGATGACATTTCAGATGTTGTTGATAATGATAATTATTCAATAACTTTTCATCATGATGGTGAAACATATAATACAACTAAATTATCAACACAAGCTGTATTATGTGCTGATGTTTATGGTTTATTATTGAAAAGAAGTTTATTCACCAAAAAAGAAATAGATTCATTAAAAAAAAGATACCAACATTAAAAAAATCCGTAGGGGAATCAAGTGGGTAATTTTTATAGAAATACAGACGGAAAGGACTTTGTAATCAGAGACGGAAAGGTTTATATTTCACCTAAAAAATTCAATTCTAATATAGATTCCACTGCTACAAGTGGAATTAAATCATTTTGGTTCAATGAGCCAATGTTATTATCACCTTTTAG